CAACTGGGCTATTCGCATGGCGCCTCCCGGTGGTTCCACTCGCTCACATATCAGCGGGTGGACCACTGGCGCCAATGGTTTCACATTCTAAAAAATAGCTGCGAGTCCTAAGACTTGCAGCACAAACAAAGGAGAAAGCATGCAAGCAAACATGACAATGCCACGGCCTCGCTGTGACTACAAAACACTGGAAATGCTACATCAAGTCGAAGCTGCCATCCGAATCTTGGAGGCAGAAGGCGATTTGAAGAGCATGATCCTGGCCATGGCTGAGAAGGAAGAGCTTCTCAAGCAAGCGCTTCAGGAATCCATGGATTGGGCTCGACGCAACACTCCCATCAGTGTCTGATGTTCGAAATTCTATTCGGATGGTTCTTTGACCTCATCGATTCCATCTTCGGCGAAAAATAACCAAACCACAACACAGAAAGTGAGCAACAGCATGAAGCTGAACATCATCCAAAAGACTGGCAAAGTAACCGGCAAGTTGGTGTCTGCAACCAAGGCAGCACCTACAAAGACCAAGAATGGTCTTTCTTCCGCAAAGAACCAGTTCAAGAGTGGTTTCAACTCCGGCGTCTCGTCCGGTAGCTGACCATACAGAAACCTGGAGTTGGGTCTATATCAGGCCCTTCTCCAGGTTTCTAAAAACAACAAAAATCATATAGTCCCTTTAGAAAAACACTGTAAGTAAACTTAGAAAAAGGAAACATTAACACTATGAGTATCTTTACTGATTTCAACATTGATTTCGATTTGTTCTCTGCCGTGGCCGATACGCCCGACATGTTCGAATCAACTGGCAAGACCGTCACGCTTCGTGCTGGTCGCGAAATGTCGTTCAAGGGCAGCATCAATGGCATCGAAGTGCCTGCTTCTGCTGTCCTTCACGACGCCAAGTTGACCCGCATGACTCTGCTCAAGCAGATCAGCCCGAACACTGGCAAGGAATACTTCCTGGTCACTGGCATCATGCGTCCTGTGTCTATGGACCTATTTGTCACGTTGGACGGCGAAAAGATGAATCTTATCGATGTCCTCACGGCTGCAATCAACGAGAAGTCCATGAACAAGATCACCCGTGATCAGTTCTTGGATACCGCTCGCAAGATTGGCTTGAACCTGACGGACGGCATGCCGTACTTCTTCCAGCAATTCGGTGCTAGCATCGATGGCTGGACGAAGGCTCGCGAGGCTTTCGTAGCTGCAGGCGCCAAGGATGTCATCGGCTCGATGAACAACCGTGGTCGTATCGAAGCTGCGTATCAGCACAGCGATGGCGTTCCGGTCACAGCCTTCGAGGTTGGCAGCGTGAATCGTGACAAGTCCCGCACCAAGCAGGGTTTCTTGAACCTGATTGATGCAACTGTCGCCAACTTTGAGCGTGTTGTTCAGCTTCGTAAGGAGAGCAAGCTTCTCCGAGTGAAGGTGGACACTACTACCGGTTGGAGCCAGGAAAAGCAGCAGAAGGCTCGTGAGCACGCTGATCTGCTCGCAGCCATGTCCCGTCAGTGGGTGTCGAACTGGTCTGGTGCGCAACAGCGTATCGTTGTCCAGCCAAACGGCAAGCAGGAAACCCAGAATGTTTGGGATCCGGTGAACGCACCTTGCGGTCGTTTCACTATGGTCGTGGATGGTTCGCCGGTCGAAGTCGACTTGTGGACCAACTCGGCTCGTGCCAACACGTCGAACACCACCATTGGTGATTCCGACAACGGCGCCGATCCCGACCCCTTCTGACCCCCAGTTAGACGAGTTTGTCCGTTCTCGCCAAAAACGGACACCCAAGGGGCTAATGGTTACAAGTATTTGGCTAAAAGCATATTACAGACGATTAATTTCTAATCAAAGTCTGTATATTATGGACACCGTGTCATAGTGCAAGGCCATTTCAGAGAGGTTCGATTCCTCTAAGCTCCACTCATAATAAAAAAATATTTCTTAATAGTTCATACAAAACAGAAAGAGGTACAGTCATGCCCAAGTTCATCCTGATGACCCCGGTGGAGTGCGAGCTCAACACCCACGAGGCGCTGTTCGGACCCACCAACGCCAACATGATCCCCATGATCAAGGTCACCCGCGAGGTGTTCGGCTCCGGACTCAAGGAGTCCAAGGAGTTCGTGGAGAACATGGTCGCCCAGGCCGACAAGATGTTCTCGCTCACCGAGCTGAAGGAAATCAACGACAAGTTGAAGTACTTCAAGCGAGACGACATCTTGACGGTGTTGCACCACGTGCGCAAGGTCGACAATGACCGTCGCCACAGACTGGGCTTGGAACCCCACTGAATCAAATTCACCTACGGAATAGGAGACATCTAATGGAATTTCATCTTTGTGAAACAGAACCCTGCCGGCACAAGTGCGAAAAAGAAGGATGTGACTATCATATCCTGTACCATGACGAACCGTACTGTTTCACACACAGTCCGGATTCGGGCTCATCATTCAGCAACTACGATTCAAGAAACGGAGGATGGCAGTGACCACTGACATCAGAATGGCCACCATCAACACTCCCAGGTGTTGGCAATGTGGCAAAACAGGCGAACTACAGATCTCTTCGGACATCTACTTCGCCGGCATCAAAAAGTGGGAACAAGGCGCCCTCATTCAGGATGCCTTTCCCTCACTCAATGCAGAACAACGCGAACAAATCATGACTGGCATTCATCCCGAATGCTGGAAAAAGATGTTCGCCAAATGACATATACACGCAACAAATGACATATACACGCGAGAGGAGTATATGGGTGCCTTATGGTATCTGTATACTCCTCTCTATGTATGTAATAAAAAATATCTTATTAGACTTTTGGGGGGGACCCGGCGAAGCCGGGGGGGACCCATATGATAAGATATTATAAGCGCAGTAGCTATGGCTATTTGTGTAAAAAAAATAACAAATAGACCTATAGCTGCAAGCGGGATTTTTATGATTTGGGTGATCGTAGAAAAAGACAAAGAAAGCACAGTCGTACACGGACCGTTCCATTCCCAATATGGAGCATCCGTATACAAGACAAAGCTTGAGTCTTTCTCGCCGGCGCCCAAATATGAAATCCAATACCTTATCCCAGAAAAAAACCTACGAAGATAGGTTGCATTTCTATAGAGAGATGATATACTGGATGCCCGGAAGGAAAATCCAATACACATCTCGAAGGAGTACACAACAAGATGCCTAGACAGCATCAATCAAAATCCATGAAACAAGTCTTCAAAGAACTTGAAAGACTTGGATTCAATGTGATACATAAGAAGTCCGGGTCCTACAGTATCTACCCTCCCTCCACGATACAAGGACCAATGTACACAACTCACGGAACAGAATCCGCACTGCACCCCATGAGACGAGACTTCAAGAGACTCTATAATGTCGAGTTGACCGTGTAGGATTTTCCTACCAACTGGAGAGTCACGGTAGGGTTCAGGTGGTGTCCCTACCGTGGCCTCTAGCATTTTTGTTTCACAAACGAAAAAAACGAGACCTCTCGTGGGGGAACCCATACATAACGTCAGAATATATCATTCTGCACATCAGGATATCATATTATTATTATCCTTATACTTTTGTATATACAATAAAGAGAAGATAAGTATCTTATTGGTTATCTTTACTTTGGATATTCTGTCTTCATTTTGTTTTGCCGGCGATTTTCTATCGCAACAGGCATACTCCCCCCTCTCTTACACCCACACCCCTATCCCTCTAACCCTACACAACCACACCTATGACCTACACAAACACACTCACCCTACAACAGATCACCGATATGATGACCAGCATCAGCAATTCTCTCTACCAGATCTCCAAGAATACCACCAATATTCGACACAAAGATATGGTAAAAAGATTGTATTATGATGCCGTCGAACTAGACCATCACATCGGTTACACAATCCTAGCCATCAAACCCACCTCTCAAGAAGGAGCTAAATAAAATGCTATTCTTTATCTCTTCAATCGTAATCGGTATCATTGCTTCAGCATTATACGGATACATTAAATCATCAATCTAATAAACTCACACTCTAAGGAGAAGTCATGTCACAAAACAATATGATTAACTTTATTACCCTTACAGACCTTGACGCAGACAAGGTCGAAGTTAATCCAGCATTCATCACTATGATGCGCCGAGACACCTATGAACCTGAGGAAGGCATTGAAATGCCTATGACTATGGTTTATCTCTCAACTGGAGTCCGAGTCTACGCCATGGAAACCCCTGAGCAGATTGTACAGCTTCAGATGGACGGTATTCAGAACCTGATGAAATCTGTTCTGAAATCCAATATGTCTATCTGGGAAAACATGGATTCAGAATTAGACATCCCAAGTTTACTTGAAGGAGATGAAGATCAATGACTAATAATTACAAAACTAGCAGACTTGGCAAAAACTTTCTCCGTACACAAGAGGGTACTAGAAAAATCACTATGGGTCCCACTCTTAAACTATCTACTGGCGACATGCTTGAACAACTAAGTATATCTTACAAAATGTCCATTAGTGCAATTGTTTCCATAATAATTGAGTCAGCTTCGCAAAATTTTCCTCATCTTATTGATGAAGTAAATAAAATTAATCAAGAAATTGATGAATTGGATAAAGCCAATCTTGTAATTGAAAAATTACAAAATACAAAAAATTCACTTTTACAAGAATCCGTTAAGGACATAACCTTTAGATTATGATTACCAAAAATCAATTTACCCATCTTGAAGGAGACGAAGACCAATGATCACTCAAGAACAAGAACAATTCAAAGCACTTATGATTAAAGTTACTCTTTGGGCCCAAACCAACGTACCAGATGAATACTCTTATAACTCCCGTGCAGTATATTGGCGTTCTGCCCTACAAGCTGGAATCATCTCTCAAGAAGAATACAGCTTAGGGCAAACTCATTATGCCCACTTATGGACATACGTCGGAGACTAATCATGCTGGAATTCTTCAATACAGCATCATTCATTATCCTCATATATCTCATTATTCGCATCTCGTTCAAAGGCTTTTTCAAGTAAAGGACTAAATATGCCCTTATGCACCATGTGCCAGAAAGATACCCCCAATGAATTTGGGTATCATAACACCGGCATTCAGCCCATTGGCGGACTACACATCTCCATCCATACAGGCTACGGCATGATGACAGACCCCATGGACGAAGCGTCCTGTGACGCTTTAGACTCCATCTGTCTATGCCACGACTGCTCTATCAGATTTATCGATATGTTCCCGCAGGAATTTAAAGACAACTTCTTTGCCGGCGGACACCCGATATCAGTCTGCAAAGAGCAGTCCACCAGCCATATGGATGGCTGCCAATATTCTTGGTGACAACATGCCTAAAGACAATCTAACCATCCTTCAGCGTGTCCATCGCAACAACGCTATGGTTCAAGAACATATTTCTGGGAGATCTATTATCAAAATTTCCCGAAAATATGGTCTAACATACGAGCGTACACGCTCAATTATTAAGGAGCATTCTATGCGACAATATTTTGTGATCGACATCCAAGACGACTTCGTCCTATATCGTGGAACTCTTCAGGACTGTGAAAAAGTACTAGAAGAGAATTACGCAGGACTAATGGTCGTCGGATACCGGGATCTCACTCCCGGTATGATCAAAAGTTTGGAACTCCTCAAACTTAACCAAAATCCCCCAACATGACCACACAACACCAATCACATATCTGGATAAACATGGACAACAAACGTCGCTGTATCATCTGCGACATTTCCTGGCATCCTGCCAGAGATAAGTCCCAATGTTTATCCAACCATATCCCCACCTCTACACCACTAAAGGACATCAAAAATGTCAACTACAACTAATGTACATCTCCCCGTCCAAAACCCAATCATCAAATCCCAATTTCAGGTTTACACTGCCCCAAGTGAATTCACAACTATCTCTATAAACTGCGCTGATAACACTATCACTTACTTCTTCCAAGACAAAGTCCAGCTTCTAGACTTTACCAAGTCTTTGGCTGACATTGTGGAGAAGTCAATCAAATACCTTTCCAACACTGAAACTCCAGAAAATTCTGAAGAATCCCCCTTCTAAATTTTCTGCAAATCTGGTATAATATACCGGTTGCTTCCGTAGCTCAGCTGGATAGAGCAATGGACTTCTAATCCATCGGTCGTACGTTCGAATCGTACCGGGAGCGCTCGAAGAAACTGTATATACAAAAATCTGGCGTCTTATACGCCAACACAAACTTAAACAACATCATTGTAAACATTATAAATAGGAGATAATCATGTCTCATCTTTCAGAAGCATTTAAAAACTGTTATCTCGTTCACTATTACATCAACCCTGATAAGACGATGCAAGTCGTCAAAGCTTTCACTCTCGTGGAACTTTCCAACGACTTCAACGGTAAATTTCTTGGAGCAAAGGGCTCTTCCCGATACGGAATTAGGTTCACCAAGAACGCCACTCACATTGGCGTCTTTGATCTTTCCGATCCCGAAAACCCCATCAAGCTGACTGCTATGCCTTTCGAAGACATCGAAGTAATGGGAGTTAAGCTTGTCAAGTCCCGAGATGCTTACATCATCATTCGTCGTGGAGACAAGAACTATAAGTTCACAATCTCCGAGCACGAAACTAAGCAAGCTCAGAAGAAAGCCCTCTTGTCTACTACCAAGAAGCAAGACCCTCAAACACTCAAAGTAAACCAGTCCCTGAAGAATTTCAAGAACAAGAAAGCCACTTCATGAACATCACCCTAAACATCCCAAACACCAGCACCAAGATCACCATCGAAGGAACACAGGCTGAACTGCAGAGCATTGTTACCATGCTTCTGCAAATCTCTCAGCCTATTTCCTTGTCACTCCCTACTGTTACCAGCAAGGAAGCACCTGCTTCTAGCATTGCTTCTGCCATTGAAGGCGAAGTTTACAACGCTCGTCTCTTCATTGCAAGCCTTTACGTCTACAAGTCCAACCTTAACAGCGCTCACGGACGAACCCGTTATGCTGCCGAAATGCTTGTCGACGGAAAGCCTCACAGTATTTCACAAATCACCAAGACTTCCAAGTCCAGCTATGCTAGCATCATTAATATGATTAAATTTCTCTCTAGCGCTGGCGCTGTCATTACGGTTGACGACCGTTCTCCCAACCCTGTCAACCATACTTACACCTTGGTGTCTGTCCCCAACAAGAAGTATCGACCGCGCAAGCGTTCTTACTCTCCCAAAGCTATCAACCCCCTTGCCAAGACTCCCGCTGACGTGAATGCATCTACCATTCTCAGCGGTAAGAAGGCTTGACATAACAGATGTCGGTTGGTCTCTGTGAGCGTTCTCCACTGCCCCCCAGCGAGAATGCTCATGATCTAAGTTTAGCCTCCTTTTACGAAGATCATTTTGCTTCTCATTAAGCAAGCAGGGACCAACCGGCAGCTCTGGTTCATACAAACATGTGAATCAGAAAGGTTCTTATGGTAAACGATATGACCCTCATGGAATCAGAATCTACTTTCTATGATTCCATTTCTCAGATTGCTGATAAAGCATCTTTGCTTCAACAGTATTCTCATCTTCTGAATTTCACATCTGACACTGACGCAGCTGTTAACTTTAGGAAGACATTTTACTCTCTACTTAACATCATGAATGACATGAACTTAAAGACCGCCGAACTTTTTCGAGTTCTTTGTGAGTGTCATGACAGTGAATACAAATGACAAAATTTGTTGAGTGCTCAGATTTATATATGTTCAACCTCTAACATACATATAAATATATAATTTGTAATCAACATATATAAATATCGCAACAAATTTGATAAACTTTATAATTACACTTGCAATTTTATACAACCTTATATACCTACTTAAGGAGTATTTATGTCCAAGCAGCAAGTTATTGAAGAGTATATCAATACAATTGTTGGAGCGACTGTCACAACTAATGCACTTGTGCAGGCTACAAAGTGCAGTCTTCCAACTGTGTTGTCATATATCAAGAATAACCCTTCTCGCTTCGAGAAGGTTAAGCGTGGAACCTACACTGTCCGCGCTGCTGTGACATCCAACACAATAACACCAAACACAACCCAGCACGACTGGTAATAATCTAATATATTCAGTACTATTTGTGCTATCGTCTCAAAAAAGACGAAGCGCAGGAGTGGCTGTGCATAAGCGGGCGGAACCCTTATGCCACTCCTTTCTACTGATTTGTACATAAGGAAGCAACATGACTGATTACTTTAGCACTAAAGCATTCAGAGAAGACTTTACCAATTTGCTAAAGTCTTTAGTGTTGATCTCTAAGAGAATTGAAGACCTCACTGCTGAAATCAGTGAAGTTAATGATATTCTCCGTACAAATCTTAACAAGGAGAACTCCACTGAAAACGTTGTTACACCACCTAATCCATGATATAATAACACATGCCCTAACGGGCACGGGATACTAATTCCCACATGTAACAAGGATACTTGTGAAATGAGGAAAAACTTACCGCTGCCAATTAGCTAGGCATGTAGACCTTGTTTCGCAACCTGCGATATACGGTCCTCGGAAGTTCCGAGAACCGCTTACCGAAAGGAGCGAACCATGGATATTCGGTTCAAACACATATATCAATACATATCACAGTATAGATTAGGATTTGCTTGTCTCATGGCAGTCCTGTTAACTGCTGTTACGCTGGTCTCTTTTTCTTCAGACAAAGGTTCCAGCGAAACCCTAACTTCAGTTTCAACAGTCCCTGCCACAACCACAACAAATCCGCCTATACAAACAACAACCATCCCACCACAAACAACGACTACACTTCCAGATTTATCTGGCGTAGATTTCGTTGCATTGGCCAGAGCAACATACGGCAAGTGTGGTGAATACCACGATCTTGCCATTAAAGTTGGCTGGCCTGAAGAGGAATGGCCTCGTCTTCAGCAAGTAATGTGGCGTGAGTCACGTTGCACAACTGAAGCATGGAATGGACACGATGCTGGTTTAACCCAGATTAATCAGATCCATTCAGAGTGGCTTTCCGACATGGGATGGACCCACCCCAACGATATGTTTAACCCAGAGTATAATCTAACATTTGCTCTCCGCCTGTGGCAAACCTCAGGATGGAAGCCCTGGAGATTTTCTGGAACAACATGGGGTGATTGATTATGACTAACAACAAATTAGTGGTAATCATTTCCGCATTGATATTATCTACCGGAATTTTATTTACATCAAACCAATCCACATCTGCTTACTCTCCAGCAAATTCAAATCCTCCGATTGACTTTTCTCAAGTAAATTGGACTGAATTAGGCAGACTTATTTATGGAAAATGTGGCGAATATCACGACCTTGCTATTCAGGCAGGATGGCCAGAATCTCAATGGCCAACCCTTAGTAAAGTAATGTATCGTGAATCTCGCTGTAATACCTTTTCCTTCAATAAGTCTGATCCCAATGGAGGTAGTCGTGGTCTCATCCAAATAAATGGATATTGGTGCAGAAAGAATAAGTACAACCCTAACGGTTGGCTGCAACAAAAATCCATATTAAACAACTGTGAAGATCTGTTTGATCCATACACCAATCTGCGTGCAGGATGGGCAATGTGGCAATACAGTCAAGAACGTAACGGTTGTGGATGGCGACCATGGTCAACAAGATGTAAATAGTAATCCACAGTTCAAACAAAAGACGAGGATAGCCCTCTCACTGAGGGGGATGTCCTCGTCTTTTTCTATATCCAAAAAAACACCACTTATGATCGGAGATCAATGTTCGCATTTATGATGATGCTCGCAATCGCTTCAGCGGTTGTGGAGCTTACCTTTGCATCCAAGTTTCCCGCTTGGCGCAGAGCAGCAAAGAAGAACAAAGCTGTCAACCTTGCAATCTCTATTTCTTTGTCATTTGTCTTGGGTATAATGTTCGGTGCAGCTGGCCTTATTGCCATGTCTGCAGCAATCATTTCTACTGTCATCGCAGTTCCTGGTTATGCCGTATTGGAATGGGCTTATGATTCTCCAGAAGCCCAAGCCAAAGGCGGTAACCTTATCAAGTATTACTCTGACAAAACCAAGACTGTCACCAAAGATACTCTTCATCTTATCTACAAGATTTTAAGAATCATCACTTTCCCTATTTGGGCTTCTCGTTCTATCCTTGAGAAGCTTCGCATTTATATGGAAAAGTATCGTGCTTTTAAAGCTCGCCATCTTTCCCGTAACCAAGCATAGTATTTATTTGTTCATACAAAATACAAGACACTACATTTAAGGGGCTATTATGGAAGAAATCTACACACCTAAGCTGCGTCTTCAGTCCGAATATAACGGTCCTCTCCGTGGAGGGGAACGTTATCGTTTCGGCTTCTATGACGCTGGAGTCCTTCGTCAAGTAGTTGATCACATTTCTGAAGCTACAGGAACCCCTTGTGGATACAAGGTTCATACTCTTCCCATTCCTACAAATGAGAAGCAGTTTGACTACGCTGTATCTCTCATCCACAACCCTAAGGTTCAGTATGCCCTTGTTGACAAGAACAAACTTGTCTTTGTCACCTTGGACAACCATACTGGTTGGATGAGCGCTATCAATGAACTTGGTTACAACGTTCATGCCGGCGACAAGACTAACAAGCGATTGAAGTCCTTTCATCGCCCCACTTTGCTCAACGCTCACTTCGATACTCTTAACATTCGTTATGTTGAGTCTACCGAATATTGTCGCTACGATTTCCAAGATCCCAACGCCGAAAACGGTGTTGCTTCTTGGCTGTCTAAGCCTGAGACCGTTGCGCGACTTCTAGATGGTGGCTTTGTTATCAGCCGTCGAATTATCCAGGAATCGGTTAAGAACATTCCGTTCCACCTTTCCATGGATAAGATGGAAGATCATGATTATTATTATGATCCTCGTGTTTACCAGCAGATGGTAAACGATCTTCTCAATTCGACTGCTGTTAATGCTCGACTCATTTTCGCTGACGGAATTCTCAAGGGTAATGCATTTATTGCAGACTTGCCCGAAGGAATTGACGTCATTACCTCACGCGAGAACATCAAGAAGGAAGTTACCTACGACAATGGTTATCGGTTCCTCGCAGAACCGCAAGGACCTAAGTCTCGGGTAATTACAGATGACCAAACGGTCATCAACCTTCCTAAATTGTTCCGCAAGAGTGACATGGAAATGTGGCTTGCAGAGGAGTACAAGAAGCTGTTTGCTCAAGCTACCAGCGGAAACCTCCTTACCAACTGGAAGTACATCTATCAACGCAAGTGGCAGGACCCCAAGAAGGCCGAGTCTAACGTTGATTTAGCAGAAGAGCATGAAGCTCGAGCCCGTATGGCCTATGTAGGCTATCGTTGGACTGCTGCTGGATTTAAGGTTACTCAATCTCCTTGGTTGTTCGAAACCGTTGCTATTAGTCACGCAAAGCCGTTGGAATCTAAGATTGTTATTCCTTGTTCAGTATATGAGCAGATCATTCCCGAAAGCCTTGCTCGCATGGCTGGTTATGATATGATCGTTGAAGAAGAAACAATCGTTCGTTGCAACGAACTTGGTTGTCACGTCGTTAATGACCTTGATTGGCTCGAAATGTATGAGAGCCATGGTGGCATGGATGAGGATGATTTCTTCAAACTCTTCTACCGTACCATGCAAGGTGGTGAATTTGACGGAGAGAAAGTCGTCGTAGCTACTCGTTCACCGAACGGCTATGGCGAGTACACCATCTTCCGCTATGTCGAAGGCTCTTGGGCTCCGACATGGCATAAGGCTGATGGCACTCCCGTCATGTTCCCCGAAGTTAACGGTCGTGGCTGGCCCACTCGCTTGTCTAGTTCGATCTTTGCGAACAAGATCCAGTATACTGGATTGCCTTCCGAAGCAGCGCCTAAGATCAAGCGCACTGGACCATACACCCAAGATGATGTCATTCGTGATATCAAGATTGCTATGGCTGGTGGCAACGTCGGTGGATTCGTCAATGCCTCAATGGCCCATTCCATGGTCATTGGTAAGCATCGACCTGTCCAATTGTGCACTTTGGAAACTGCAATCGATAAGTGCATCAACCCCGACAATGCCGCAGACGTCCTCGCTATTGATCGTGAAGCCGAACAGATGATGCGTGAAGTCATCAAATCCGGCAAACCGATTGACGAGGACTTCTGGTACAAGCGTGGAATGAAGCGATTCCTCAAGCGTGGTGAAACCGTTGAGCTTTATCAAGGTAAGATCTCGCAGCTTAATGCGTTATGTGACGTTTACTTCAAGCGTTATGTCAACAGCATTCGTGATTGGTCTCAGAAGAACGCACGTCCTGATGAGATGATTCACAAGCTTGGTAATCGTCTTCGCCATCATGCTTATCCAGTTTTGCGTCAGTTCAGAATGAATCTGTACAATACCAATTCCACAGAGGTAACAAAGAGCTCTGGAGCAATCCAGCGCTCTTCGTGGGAACATTTGTATTCCAATATTGTTGACAAGATCAATTCATATGAGCGAATTCTCGACTCGTATGACTTTGTTATTGCTCTCTATTCGGAATCCATCAAGAATCCCACCTCTACTGGTAAGATCACTGATCAGGTTGTGATGAACCGATTCGTCTTTCCGTATCTTGAAGAAGCTCTTCAATACTATGGAATGGCGTCTTCTGTTCGTCGCGAGCTTGTCAAAGATCGCATGACTATTGTCACGGACATCAAGAAGAGCTGGCTCTGGAAGAATGCCGAAGGCATCGAAGTCGAATACACTGATCCGCTTGAATTCCAACAGATTCACGCAGAACAGTCTCCTATCGTCTTCGTCAGCCCCAAGCCTGTTTCCACAAAGCTGGAAAAGTCGCTGTACTAAGCGACATTGTCCATACAAAAGTGTGGAGGGACTCGCCCTATCGGGTCCCTCCACACTTTTCTCAATCTTATTTAAAAAATAAACAATAGACCTTAGGACCTAAATCATGGAACAATATATTAAGACAATTTCTTTGCAAAATCAAAACCTTATTATTGATTATCTTAATCAAAATATTTTACCTCATATGATTATTAATCCCAAAGGTTCCGCTAAAGGTCGTCGTCAGTTGTGGATACAAACTGCTCCTCCTCTTAACTCTAGCGCTCAATGGCACGTTGGATACGAAGATGAGCGTATTATGAATTACGTTCGTTCTATTGCACCTGAAGGATTTACTCCTGAAGCAGTCCTTGTAACTAAAGGTGGTAATATCAAGCGTCATCGTGATGCGCGTTACGCCGATTACCAAGGAATGTCCATTAACCTTGGTAAAGTTACATGGTATTATGAGCGTTCTAATGACCAATATTTTTGGCAGCCAAATCTATACGAGTCTGTCCCTCCGGCTCGTTATGATTTGACCGGCGGTGAAGTATTCATGTTTAACACTAAAAATCCTCATTGGGTAGAGAATGCTCATCCAGAACGATGGGGAATTAATGTTTGGCAGATCTCTAAAAATACTCGTGATGAATACGAGCAATTTATGCAAGATCGCGCCAATGGAAATCTCACAGAAGAACAGCTCGACTATAAAGTAGCAGGATATTAAAATGGACATTAATGGATATATTCCAAATAACTTCGATGAAGATAAAATGAATGCATTTAAGATGCTATATCTTTATCGTCGCAAGCAAGAGATTTTTCGTCAACTCTTGCTTGAAGTTGATCTTACTGATCCAGATGATTTTCGCAAGAAACAACCTATTATTAGGTCTTTCGAATATCTTCAACAGGAATGTGGAATGACCGACGAAGATCTTTCTCATGCTCTAGGCATTGGCCTTTGGCTTGACGAATATGATGAGATGATTAACATGAACGATCAGCAGCGTCAAAATTATATTGATGAACTTGATAAAGACATCGAAATTCCTGATGAACTTTATGATGATCTTAAAGAACTTCATGAAGGCATTAATGAAATCATTACTCGTAAACAGCAAGAACGAAAAACCTTCAATCAAATTTTACATGAAAATTTTAACAATCAAGAAGAATGGCCAAACGGCTAGTGGCCGTACCCGTAATAGAATTAATGAAACAGGTCCCGATTTTGAATTCATTGAAAATTCAAATCGTCCGGGATCTATTCTTCTCAGAAGCCTTAAAACAAACTGGTTTGGATGGCTTCCTTTGAACGAAATAATTATTGAAAAACGAAAGGATATTTCGTGAGTATCGATTCTTCGATATCTATATATTTACCTCTTATTTTCTCTGACAACAAATACACATATGCTATTCCTGTTGCTCAGAAAAAGAAAGGTATTTTTCACAAACTTGGTAAAGCTCTAGGAAAGTCTGTAGCCTTCTTTCGCAAAGACGAAACAAAAGCAGCTTCCATGATTAGCTATTGGGCAGTAGAAACTGTCCTTTTTGCTGTCATCATGTTAACAGCTCCTACTCCTCTTGTTTTCTTCTCCGCTCTATTTCTTTATCTTTATGGAACCTACGCACTTTTTAGTGCTGCTATGGTTCTTTTATAGGAAAAGTATGACATACGATCTTGAAAAAATTAAACAAGAATGTTCCATCATTGATGAAGAAATTAATATTCTTCAGAATGTTTTAATGGAAGTTACATCTCGTAATGCAAAATATCATCCTATGATAACATTCTTTAAAAATGAAAATACTCGTCAAGTAGCTGTTACTCCAGCTCCTCAACAGTCTTTTCCTGACACTCTTTCTAAAATTGCTGAAGCACTGTATCTTTACCCCTGTTTAGATTCAAGTTGTGCTATCATTTCTTTAGATTCAATCATTCAAAATTCTGAAAATCAAACTCTTGATTGTCTACAGATTTTTGTTGTTTCTGAATATCAAGGTCACATCATTCAGCTCCCCTACATCAAAAATGATGATAATACTATTACATGGTGCACTGATCAGTTTGAAACTGAAAATCTTCTTTCTACAAACTATGAAGGTGCAACCAGAGATATGATTAATCTCTTTTTTATGTTTACCCACTTAGACTCTTCTGCCTATACAGTGCACGAGTGCCTATCCTATCTTAGCTATTCTGGAGCATCTCTCCAGATATTTGATTCCCTAAAGATTGCATATTATAGTGCAGTCTATGAATAATATAGAAAATAAACATGAAAGACAAAAATATTAAATACATTGCTGTAACTAATTGCAGCGCAAACAAATATCAGACTCCTCATGTGGTAAAATCACATGTTGTTTTAGATGAAGAGTTTGAAGAAAAAATTAAGCGTCTGATGGACTCTGAATATTATTTAACAGAATTAGAATATAGTTGAACCGGAAGGGGGGCAACATGTTGCAGCTTAGACCATACCAGCAAGAAGCACTAGAATCTATTGTTTCTTTTGCTAATAAGGGAACAGTCCGTCAACTTGTTGTCCTCCCAACCGGTGCAGGCAAAACCGTCATCTTTTCCCACCTTCCACAGTTTAAACAAAACAGCCTCCCTATGCTAGTTCTTGCTCATAGAGAAGAACTACTGCACCAGGCTAAAGATAAAATATCATGGTCTAATCCTGATATTTCTATTGAAATTGAACAAGGTGAAAATTACGCAGGTTATGCCGACGTTGTTGTAGCTAGTGTTCCCACTCTTGGAAGATCTCAATCAACACGCATAGAAAAATATCCTAAAGATTATTTTAAGTCTATTGTCATTGACGAAGCTCATCATGCAGCAGCTCCGTCTTATCGACGTATTATAGATTATTTTTCTACAGAATTTATTCTTGGTGTTACTGCAACTCCTCAGCGCAGCGACAGTGTTAGACTTACAGACGTCTTTCAAGAAATAGTTTATTATAAAACTATTCAAGATTTAATTGAAGACGGATACCTATCACCTTTGGTAGGATATAGAATTAAAACCGATACAGATATTTCAGGAGTGCAAACAAATGACGGAGACTACGTTCAATCACAACTTCAAGATGCTATTGATAATCCTAGCCGTAACGCTACCATTGTTGCTGCTTACAATGATTTGGTCCCTAATGCGAAAGCCATTGTTTTCGCTGCCGGAGTCAAACACGCAAACAACTTGGCCCTATCCTTTGGGCAAGCGCAAATAGCTACAGAGGTAATTCTAGGTGATACTGACTCAGATGCTCGTAGAGATATTCTGGCGCGTTTTGCTAGCGGTCAAACACGTGTGCTCATCAACGTTGGAGTACTTACGGAAGGATTCGACGAACCTTCCGTAGAAGCAATTTTACTTGCTAGACCTACGCGCTCTACATTATTGTATACTCAAATTGTAGGCCGAGGCACTCGGCTATATGAAGGGAAGCCCCATTGTACTATTTTGGATTTTGCCGACACCACAAAGGGTCGCAAACCTATTGGCCTACCTTCTCTTCTAGGTCTACCTCCAGAGTTCGATTTACAAGGCCAATCCTTAACAGACGTAGCAAAGAAATATAGAGAACTTGAAGACTATTGTCCAGGTGAAGCTGTTAGAGTATTGCAACCAGAAGACATAGAATTAGCTTATAAGCGTATTAATCTTTTCATGCCGCCTCCACCAAACGAATTTGTTCAACAATATTCTCGTTTTGTGTGGGCCGAGGTTGCAGAAAACGATTACCATCTTGGTATTGATAATAATAATTCTCTTAGAATTTATGTTGATACTCTTGGAAGATGGACTGTTGAACATAGGCTCCGTAATTCTGAAGGATTAAAAGCAACTTTTCTTGGACATCCTGAAGATATGCGAGACGCCTTTGTTCGTAGCGACAAATGGATAATGAAAAGATTTGATACAAAGCTTATTGATTCCGATGCAGCTTGGAGATCTGATGGTCCAACTGACGCACAGAAAAAGCTTCTTAAAAGAATTGGTGTTCCTGTCACATCTGATATGACTAAGGGAACTGCTAGCCAAATTATTTCTAAATATTATGAAGCTAATCCTCGTCCAGCATGGTTGGATAACAAAATTAAATATTCACGATCTAAGTGGTAATCTGATATAATGGAATACATGTCAAGGTTTACAAACTATTATTCTCGTCAAGTAAATAATCCTTATACTGATTATCTTTTCATTCAAGATACACTCAGTAATAACGATATTTCTTTTTTATCAGCTACTGCTAAGATTGCTACAACTTCTCAATATCGTTTTCGTATTGCAGCTATGGTTGTTAAGTCGGGTAGAGTATTGGGTGCTGATGTAAACATGCCAAAGATTTCACCTAGCACCCCTCCAAACAGAGTGAGCACACATGCCGAAATTCGGGTTCTTAAAAACACACGTAACGTACGAGGAGCAACTCTCTATGTTGCTCGTCTACGTTCAAAAGATATTCCTGCTTTAGCTAGACCATGTTCTTGGTGTATGCAAGAAATAGCTGAAGCCGGAATATCTAGAGTTGTTTTTACAACAAACGATAATATTGGTTCATCATTCTACACTGATATGATTACCTGGAAAGATGAACCTCACACTCATGACTCATGAAGAATACTGGCAATCATATTTATCTCGTGTTGATTCTATAACTTTACGTCAACAATTACATATCCATAATAAATCTATTCTTGACTTATTGTCAAGATTTAATCCTGATTTTCCTATGTCTCTAGATATAGGTCCAGGTTGGATTTATATTATTTCTGATTTAAACGAGCAAATATCATATATTGATCCTCATTATAAGATCGCTCAAATAAAACAGAAATTTGGAACTTTGAGATATTATATAGATTTATCTTTTCATAAAGATGATTATGTTCCTTCTCATATTGTTCGCATACTTATTGCAAACGCTGAAAATTTATCTTCACATACTTGTGAACAATGTGGAGAACCAGGTAGATTAACTTCTTCCTATTGGCGCAAAACACTCTGTGATTCTTGTGCCGTATAATCTACCTCACCCAATCATATCTCCAGAATCTTATGATAGTTCTGGTAAGATAAAGTCTTTACATATATCTCCATCAATAAAATATGTACCAAATGTTATACACGACACTTATCAAAATGCTCTTTCATATGTTTTCCCTTCAGAGAAAATAAAAATTATACATCCCCATCCAGATTTTTTGATATGCTTTGATCCTCTATTGCAGTATTCTATATTTTATGCTAATCATGTTGCGACTCAATTATTGAGATATTCTTTCTCTACTTATTTTGGCGCAACAGTTACTGATGCTGTTTATGGAGATGTTTTAATTTTTGGTTCTTATAACTATAAAGCCCAAATGCATGATGATAATTTTCATTCTGTTCCATATCATATAGTTGAACAGGTTACAAAAATATATGAAAATTCCAGACAATATTCCAAGGACATTTAATAAGATCAGACAATGTTCTGATTGTTCATTAAAAAGTAAGGAAGTCTATTATTCTAACAGATTTAAAAAAAGTCTTTGCTTAGATTGTTTAACTAGTAATCTTCTTGCCCAAATACGCCAAGGCAAGGATATCGATTAGTACATTCAAAGACAAGAGAGGGGGTAACAAACAAAACAACAATAAGGAAAAATATCATGTCACTTGCAGTAATCATTGGTTCAGAAGTTGAGGATATCACTAATATTCAAAACACTATTGAACTTCTAAAATTTACAAAGAACATTGTTTCCGACAGTGTTCTCTCAATGCCTAACGATAATAATATTGATTCAGAAAAGTTGGATAATATTATTACTTGGTATACTGGCATTCACAATCTTCTTACTGATCCTAATTCATTCCCTACTTATCAGGAATGATTTAAGGGTTTCAAGGGTCTCGGGCCTGTAGCCCAACGGCAGAGGCAGAGGACTTAAAATCCTTCCAGTGTGGGTTCGAAACCCACCAGGCCCACAGGGCAGCGGAGTTCTACTCCTTTCTGGCTCCGCTGCCCGCCCTGCCCCTTTAGCTCAGTTGGTAGAGCAGTGGACTTTTAATCCATTGGTCGCAGGTTCGAGCCCTGCAGGGGGCACTATGAACAAAAAGGAATTTATCAATTTACCTGAAGATGAGCAGAATAAGCTCATCGAAGAAGCTTTTAATTATTTATGTCAAACCGGTGTTGTTCCATATGGAATACAAACTGGTGACGATGACACTTGGGATAACTATGACCCAGCTGTCCAACTAGCAACTGAATGGTATGAAAATGAATAGTTCTACAGTCAAACAAATAACAGATCTTGTTGATAAAGCAATCAATGAAATTTCTGGTAGAAAACTTATTTCTACTGATGAAATGACAGACCTACTTTTAGACATTCGTTTGCATATCATGCTTGACCAAGAATCTTCAAAGGAGCTAACTGTATGAAAGTTAAAGTAAACTTAGATCTTGTTATGCATATTCCTGGAGAATTCCAGGACGATCATGATGCTGTTAAGCTCATTAATCGAGTCCTTCGTGACCAGCTTTATGTTGGTGTAGAATTTGACGATGACGATATGGATGATGTTCTTCCTATTGAAGAACTTGATATTAGAATGTACAAAGTAATAACAGGAAAAATTCAAAATGCCTGATTCCATTTTTGTAATCACTCAGCAAGAACAAGAGCAAATTACCAACATCCGTGTTATGGTAGATACAATTTCTCAAGCTCTTGATAATTTATCTCCTCAGATTCGTGAACACATTAAATATGATATTGAAGTATTTAAAAATGAATCTGAGTATCTTACAGATATGCTCGCCTCAATGCAATAAATGTTATTAAAAATTCATACTGTTCTTTTGCAGATTAATCTTATGCAGAGACATGGAATCTGTATTTCATGGGACGATAGCTCAGTTGGTTAGAGCATGGGACTCATAATCCCCGGGTCGCGGGTTCAATTCCTGCTCGTCCCACTGGATGCTATTATGATATCAAAAAAAATAAGAGCGCAAGTAAACACAACTACTATTGCACGGTTGAGCCTACTACGGGGCGCTCGCATCATAATGGCATCCTTAACTTTGGAAATATTCGATGCCACACCCACATGAGATTTTCTTTTTTATAAAGACTAATCAAGAGTTGTGGAAATGCAGTCTACAATATTTCCCTGCTATTGCAAAATGCGTAAATCCTGTTAAATATATGAAGAAGCCTAGGGCGAAAGTAATATTTATAATAGAACTGCAGCGTTCTTGCAATAGCTAAACTTTAGGAGATTATATGTCACTTGCCAAATTTAGAAAAGTATTTAAAGGCAATAAGAAGCCAAACCCCCCTTCACCGAAGGTTTCTCCCGAAAATACTGACGATAAACAAAACAATAACAAATAGTCTCCTAGCCGGATTAGCTCAGTGGTAGAGCAACCGCCTTGTAAGCGGTAGGTCCTCAGTTCAATCCTGAGATCCGGCTCTAGACAGTAGCCAACATCTACTTACTGGATGAGTGGGAACGACAAAATCGTGTATAATGTTGGTGGACACATATCCTCCGCACGACTACTGTCTTTATCTTGAAAGGATAAAACAAAATGAAAAGAATTATTATTGGAACAATTACTGTTCTCGCCCTTGCTGCATGTGGTGGAACAAAAACTGTCTATGTAACAGACACCGAAGTACCCAATAGCCCCGAAAAAACTACCACGGTTGTCAAGACAACTGACGCACCCATTGCAACTCCTGCTCCTGAACCTGTCTACACAGAAGAAGACGAGTTTATCTACGACATCGAGAGCAACTATTCGGGAACTATCTATGTTGGTCGTGACCAAATGATTGAGACTGGTCGAGTGGTTTGTCAATCTCTGCTTGATGGAATGACGGGACAAGAGGTTGTATGGGCTATTGAAAACGCTGGTGGAGACCTTGAGTTTGTTCAGTTGGTGGCTTTGTCCGCAGTGGCAAACTTCTGCCCCAGTCAAGCTTATAAGTTCAACGGACTCTGATGAAACGAGTTCTCTCGATTCTTCTCCTCGCTGGTTGCTCGTCGGGGGCAATCAGCGAGGAGGGAACCACTCTAAACAATACATCAACATCTAGCAATTTTGTTAATACTCTTCCTTATGAAGACATTACCTATACTCCTGTAGAGTATGCTTTTTTTGATGACGCAGAATATTATTATTCTATTAATCCTAGTCCCGAACAAAAGATTATAATGCTTGAAACTGGTTATCTTTTGTGTCAATTAATGGACGAAGGAATGACAGATAAAGATATTGTAGAAAGAATCAATGAAGCTGGCACAGATGCTCATCAACGACGAATTGATTTTTCCATCGCCATAGCTGCTACTACAACTCTGTGTCGTTCTCATATAGCAAACGCAGAATATATTTCTCTTAACTTTCCCCTTTAAAGGATAAGGAATTGAAAAAGTATCTTTTTATTATATTTCCATTGTTCTTTGCCACTGTTGTTACAACAATGGCTCTTTTATTTTTAACCTCTATTGACTCTGTCAATTCATCTACTACTACTACCAGCCTTACCCCTCTTAACACTTTAACTAACTCTGCTCCGACTACTACTGCAGTTCCTTCTTTGGAAGATCTACCTGTTGGCATATCCGGAGAAGAACTGCAAGTCTATTTCCTTGCAAAAACTAAGCAGATATATGGTAGCTCTTTCACTCCATTATCTGATCAAGATATTGTAGGTTACGGCCTCTTATGGTGCGATGCCATTAATCTTGGTATGAAATCATCAGATATTGAAGAACGTATTAATGAAGGCGCAGTTGATAACGACGACGCTGCTCTTCAGCGTGCAATTGTTTCATCAGCTATTTTATACTTTTGTCCGAATGTAGATATCTAAAGGATAATTATATGAATACTCTATTGGATATCTTCCACGCATTTTCTGATTGCTATACTAAAACAGATGGATGGGATAGTCCCGCTTCCGTTTGGTTTTGGAATGACGATCAATCTGAATGGCAGTGTGTTGAAGACTCTTATGGAGATCCATATGATTTAATTCCAACGCTTGTCGTCCATGGCTACCATGGTAAAGCTATGTATGTAGTCCATGGATGGGCAGCGCCTTATGAGGAGCCTGATAAGTATACCGGTGAGTATACTCGTCCTTCTCAGCATCCTGAAAAAATGCGAGTTCGTTCTTTCACTTATCTTAATGGTGAAAGTATTCTAAATTCATATCAGATTATGGGCCAACCCATTGAAGAAGTTCAGATGAATCCCGAAGGTGCTATTGTCGATAGCATCGTTCTCGCCATTTATAAAATGAAAAATTATTTAGCTAACCAGGAAGTTCATAGTGAACAAAGTTGATTCTATTTTAAATAAAATTCTTTACGCTGTTGCTTTTATATTTTTTCTTATAGCAGCTATTATACTTTTAACTGGCTGCGCTGTCACACAAAACGAATCAAGTACTACAGTAAAGCCCATGCGTCCCACTAATGTTACCGTGGTTATTACTCCTCCACAAATTATTCCATCTCTTACTGGAACTATAAACAATGATTATATTAAAACTGTTGAGTTCTTTTATCAAGGAACTCCATCAGTTTCTGATCAGGTTGTTATGGAATTTGGTGAGCAGTGGTGTGATTTACTAATTGACGGCATGCAACCTGACGATGTTATCAATAGAATCCATGAAGGTGCTATTGATAACGACGATGCCCATATGCACTTTTCAATTGTAAATGCTGCTATATTAGAGCTTTGCCCTAGTCAATCTCATAAGTCTGAAGAGATCGCACTTAGATCTTTTCTTCCTGAGGAATAATAATGATTATTCATTTAACTAATTCTCACTCTAAGCTTAATTTCTAATGGAAAATTTTATCCAATCTACACCCTACAAAAGAACTATTGCATGGCTTGTTCAATACATCCAAAACAATCCTTCTGCTGACTTGCATTTTCGCACTATTATCTCTATACTAAAAGAAGAGAAAAACCATTATGTTAAATGTGTTCTTCTCGACAATAGGTATTTATATGGTTCATTTTTAGCTCACGCTAAAGAAAGTATTTCTCAATGATTGTTATTACTGACGCACCTAATCATCCATCTATCGTTTCTCATCGTAAACCAGGTTATCTATTTTTAATGGATAATTCCATTGTTAAATTTGATGAGCTTCTATATTTTGATGATAACGCAGAATGGCCTGACGAAGAAGCACCTTTTTATTATTATTGGAATAAAGAGGAAAACTTCCGTTGTGGAGTTTCTGTTTCTAATGTTAAATATATCTATTTCAAAGACGACCGAATATCCCAGGCTAGCATTTAAAACATTTGCTAGCCCTCGTCGTCTACTGGTTAGGACAAGACTCTTATAAAGTCTCAAAGGTGGTTCGATTCCACCCGGGGGTACCATGGATCCACTTCAATATTTTGATGAGGAGTATTCTTCATTTAACAAATCTATAAACACAGTTCTTTCAATTCTCATGCAATCTCATGACATTTATGGAAAGATACAGAGCATACAAAAAAGAATCAAAGCTGTCGATAAAAATAACAAGCTATCTGTTGATGAAGTCTCTCATTTTCTAGACGAGCTATCCGTTTTATCATCTTTATCTTCTGAGCTTTTATCTTCTTTAGAAAAAATTAAATCTTCAATAGTTTTTAGATCGGAACTTAATGACTTCTAATCCTGGTTCTCCTGTTACTTCTCGTAGGGGCTCCCCCAAAAACGTTGCCAATATTTATGAATGTTTTGATGATTTGACTTCTCAATGGAGAGACAAGGCTTTGTGTAGAAATAGTTCTCTTACTATGGAGGACTTCTTTTCCATCAACAGTGATAGAAAATCTGCTTCTTCTGCTGTTAAAGCAATTGGCATGTGCACAGCTTGCCCTGTTCAAGTTGACTGTCTTTACGAAGCAATGAAATATAATTACGATGGCGTTTGGGGTGGCACGATATATCGCCAGCGTTTATATTTCATCAGACAGTATCTTGATAACGATCTTCTTAATCTTACCATTGAAAAAGCTAAACAGTTTGTTCAAATGGCCAGAGTTGAAAACTTTAGACTTCTTAATCCTAAGCGCAGATACTACAGAAAGGCTGCAAAGAAAGATGAATCACCCTCAGAATGATGATGATCTTTTTGATTATGATCCAGAAACAGATACTGAAGATACCTCTTCTGTTTCACTCCAATCTGAAGCTTACGCTCCATCATCTTCCAATAGAAATAAAAATGTAGAAGATTTTATTTCTTCTGCTAAGAAATTTGTAGATGAAATTTCTTTAGATAATAATTCTCCTATTGACGAACAAAAGGTAAAGCTTGCTGCTAGCTTCCATGAGGCTACTGCAGCTTATTATCAAAAGATTCAGGCTCCTTCTTACATGAAATCTATCTCCATTGTTCTCAATACTTTAACCAATGGAGACTTTTCTAAAATTCAAATGTTCAATCATAAAGAAGCTCTTATACTTCAAAGACTTCGTTATCTTTCAATGATGAACAAAATTTTTTCTAGTACTGATCCTGACGAAAATGTTCTCAAAGAACTTTTTGATATTCTTAAAATGGAATATTCTTTTGATCATGTTAAAACATTCTATCTTTCCAGTGTCAACATTTCACTCTTTTGCTTAAATGTTGACAGACTAATTTACAAGCATTTGGGCGAAAAGCTTAACCTTCCTATTAATCAAGATTTGATTGATGATACTTACATTACTGATCCAGATAAGTTTTTGGTTCAACTTAACGAATCTGTTTCAGATGAACACCTATCTACTATGTATGCTAATGCATTTATTGATATGGCAAACGATGGTCTTCTCAAAGACATTGCCGATTTCTACAATATTCCCTTCAACCTTGTGGTCAATAAATGAACAAGATAAAATCTTTTTTTCGTAAGATACCAAAAATCACATGGACTATAGCTAGCGCATCTGCTGTAGCTGCAATCAACTACTCTATAGTTCATAGTTCTTTTGTTTTCTTTGCCATACTAGTTCTTTTTGCTCATGAGATATCTCACTATTTTATGGCCAGAAAACTTGGCTCTAAAGCATCATTGCCTATTTTTATTCCATTTCCATTATTTGCTGTAGCATTTGTTAAGGCTCCTGGTTTATCCAATGAGTCAAAAATAAAAGTTGCTCTTTCGGGTCCTATCGTAGGATTCTTAACCGCTTTTACTTTGTTCCTTTTAAATATTATTTTTAACTTCACCAATACACTAGGTCTCGGTATATTAGCTCTTAGTGAACTTTTCCTAAATTTTGTAGGAACTGATGGCGCAAAATACCGATCCGCAAAAAGGAATATTGCATTATGCACCTCTTAATACTTCCAGTTGTTTTACTTGGCCTCAGCGCTAAAGTTATTAATAATAGATTAAAGAACAAAACCCCAGAAAAACAGATTGATATTATACTAGCCAGTTTTTTCACGACAGTAACACCACAACACTTTGGGGAATTTAATGAAGACATCAAAGATGAAATTGAAACGTCAACACGAAAGAGAGAAAATTCGTACTAAAATATCTGATCTTCTAGAAGACTCTTATTTTGATGTCCAAGGTCTTACTCCTGGAACAGCTTCTTCTATAGATGAACAATATCTAGCTAGGGTTCTTACAAAGCTAGCGATAGGTTCAGCTACAGTATGGTGGTCTATCCTAGAAGTCAAAGATTTTATAGTTCTTCGTAAACTTACTAAGGGAGTCAAACGTGACGTATCCTGATAAATTTTCTCCATCCTCTAAAATTGGTATGGACAATTTTAACTTTTCATTTTCCATGGCCGGTAAAGCTAGCAATGAAATACAAGAATCTTACGATGCCATCACAGATAGAATTACAGCTATTGTAGAATCTGAAAAGTTCTACATATCTGGTATTCCTGTTCTCAAGAATATTCTTATGCTTGGCGGAAATAAGAATGATCTCAAAAAACTTTCCAAAGCCCTATCTCGTCTTGCTGATCTCGTTGAAATTCACGAAACTTTAGAAGGCAAGCTTAGCCTAATCAAAGTCATTAATGATGACCCGCATTGGTTTGCTTGGGCTTTTGGTGATTTCTCCAAAGACGTTGACGAAAGTATCGACAGCATCTTCAAAGAAATAGAAGAATAAACTATATCTAAGGATTTAACAATGAGCAACGTTCAATACTCTTTCATTAACACTGAAGAGGGAAATCTTACTTTCCGTTCTTCAGTTAATTCTTTTGGTTTAGATCATGTCACTGATAAAGATCTGACTTCTTTTTACACTTCTTTTTCTAACTATTCCTACATTGATACTGGTCTCATGCCTGTTGATGGCTCAGGTTTGTTAGCTCTTCGTTCTGCTGGCAATCACACTCAAATTGTTTATCAACACAAACCCGGAATGTATTACATTAACTGGGGACAATACGAAGGTGACAAAAATGCCACAAAATATTATGTTGCTCAACCATACAGAATAGTTATTGCCGATCTTATGGACGGCAATATTTATGGTGCTAGAACGTTTTATTCCCCAGTTCCCATCACATATCCTCATGCTCCCTTGTATCATGTTAATCTTCCAAACATCAACTGCAAAGGCTATCGTGGCAATGGTGTTGGTTGGATTTGTTTGTATCACAACGAAGATATATCCAAGTATCCTTTCGGTGAAAAGCTAGCAAAAGTTCTTGATCGTTGCTCTGGAACAGAAGCTTATAACGATCAGAATATGAGCGAAACTGATGGCCCTCGATTTTACCGCGAGAATAGTAAAGAGTTGCATCTTCACGATCCTATAGCATGGCAAAACTATTCTGATAAAAATGGATACGAATGGACTTTAGATCCTAATATTTGGATTCCAGTTTTAGTTAAAGATCGCGACCATCAAGATAAGCATTATTCCAATGGTCAGCCATTAACTTTGGCAGATGCCATCTCCGGCAACTATCAAGCATATTATACTGATACAACAATCCCTAAGCCTGTTAATCAAATACTTCGTTCCGACTACACACTTCCTGCGGCAAAAGTATTTGATTGGTTTAAAATGGCTTACAATTCTTCTACTACTCAGCCTCCTGTTATCAATGTTATTGAAAATTCTGAAAACGTTAAACTAAACCAGAGTACTGCTGCACCTGTTTTCGTTGATGAAGAAGAAGATTCAGAAAACTGTTGGAGCTGTGAAGACTGTGAAGAATATTTCACAACAGACATATGTCCTAATTCTTCTGCTCATTCACCTTTCATATGCGATTCTTGTTTTGAAGGTTATGTTTTAGCCATAAATACTAACGAATATCATCACCCTGAAGGTGGCAGTGTTCTTTGGTTGTCTCTTTCTGATGTGTGGATTTATCTACCATCTGAGCCTGGTGTATCATATAAATATTGTGGAGAGTGTGATAATGGTATTTATTATACCCATCCCGAATTTGATACCTTTATCATGAGCGAAAAATATTCTGGCATATGTCAATCCTGCCAAAATGCAGATGATGCACAAGATAATGAATCACCTTTCTAATTTAAAAAACATAAATATACAAATAACTGGAAATATTAATATTTAGGAGAAATAATGTCCGATCAACAGACTCTTCCTCTCGAAGAAAATGAGGAAGAATATCTTACACTAGAAGACCTTAATCCACTTTGGATTACATCTGATGGTCTTCCTACTTTCGTAGCAGATAGATCTGATATCTGCGAATGCATCGAATCTTTTGGTTTTAATATATATTATATTATTGCCAACGAGGAAAAAGAAATTAAACCCACAAACACCCCCTCCTCTAATACAGGCACTGTTACTTACAATAACAACAACAAGACTGCCACTGTTGCTCCTCCCCCTGTTATTGTTAAGTCTTCTCAAATTTATAGAGTTGTCAACAATTTTGTTGGTCGCACAGTAACTATTGCTCGTCCAGAACTAGGCTCTGACTTCATTAGTGTCGAAGAAGAAGCTATCTATGATATGCCACCAATTCCCTATATTCTTATAGATAAGCTTGATCAATTCTTTAGGCTTGTAGAGGCTCAGCACGGCACTGAGTCTATCGTCATGTTGACCTTTGATCAGAATAAAGAAGGTTCTGATGGATGGGGAATTCTCGTTCCTGACCAAACCAATACTTCTGTTCATTGCAACTATGATCCAGATAGCATCGCTCAGATTAAGCCTGACAATGTTCTAATTGTTGGATCTGTTCACAGTCATCCCGGAATGAGCGCCTACGCTTCGGGAACTGATCACGCTGATCAAGCTGACTTTGACGGAATTCATATTACCTTTGGTTGGCAGAAGTCTGTTAACAACGGTGCTACTCAGTATTATATCGAAATGCAGATGGCAGGTAAAGCTTACAAGCTTGATCCCGAAGATGTATTTGAAGGATACACACTTGATAAAGCTCCCGATGCTGAAGTTGTAGGGTGGACTGATAAAGTAAAAAAAGTCAGCCCCCCCAATATGGGGGGTACTCGCACGGATCTTCATGGACAGGTACTGCCCCAGCCCCAGGCGCGTACTCAAACTACTACAGCGGCTGGACGCACTAATACTCAATTAATTGGTTTCATAAATTATTCTACTCATATATTAGATATGATAGAAGAGGCTATAGGATATGAAAATCAAGTCGTTCTTGTTTGCGAAGCAAACCCTTCTAGCGAAAAAGGCAAGTTTAGCTGCCCATCCTGTTTTGCGTATGTCCCTATTAATTCTATCTATGTTGACCACTGTTGCGCTCTTTGTGACGTTCCCTTATGTGAACCGGACACGCCAGTAGACCAAGTAGTTTATAACATGTCTGAGTACTGTCGAGACAGAAATATCTCTGAGGATGCAGCACTTTACATGCTTACCAAAGACATAGAAAACAACTTTATGCTTCTTAGACTTACCCCAGATCTAATAAGCTCTTATTTGCAGGACCAATGGTTAGATAAAGATCTACCCACTAATGATGAGCAACTTACTCTTTGCTGCTCTCAGAAAAAAGAAGATTGTTATTGCGCCATTCAAGTAACATCTTTAGACGCATTTGATTTTGATAATTTTATGGGTAAATATGATGTTTACTCAAAAGATTCTGATTGCTACAAGTGCGAACATTATTATACTGCAATTTGTCCTAGGTATTCTTCCAGAATTGTCAATTACATATCTTCACCTAAAGACAAAGAACCGGAACACTATGCTGACACCATAACTTCTGATGGATGCACAATTTATTCAGAATATATTTATGAAAGAGATACTTATGAATCCTACTGATAGCAAGCGTTTTATTCTTGTTGGAGCTGGAGGCATCGGCACTTGGCTTGCCGCTGGCCTTGTTCGTCTTCTTGAATGGAAGTTTCCTAATTCTGCTCTCATTATTGTAGATGGTGACACATATGAAGAGAAGAATAAAGAACGTCAAGACTTTACTAAACTTGGCAACAAAGCTGTAGTTAAAGCTACTGAGCTAGTTCCTCAGTTCCCAAAAACTACTATTATCCCTGTTGCAAAGTGGGTTGTAGATGACAACTTTTCTGGTGTTGCAGACGAAGAAAGTCCCAAAATTAAAGCAAGTGATCTCATTCGAGAAAACGATGTTGTCTTTGCAGTTGTAGATAATTTTGCTGCAAGAAAGATTTTATTTGACGCTGCAGCAAAACTTAATAATATTGATGTGTTTACAGGCGGTAATGACGACGCCTTGTTTGGTTCTATCTATCATTATCAGAAGCGTGACGGCGTAGAGATTACTTCTCACCCTGCTGAATTCCATCCAGAATATCATAATCCTCCGGACAAGAATCCTGGTGAACTCAGCTGCCAACAGCGTTCTGAAATTGAAGGTGGAACACAGCTTCTTGCCACTAACATGGCGGTTGCATCTTTCATTCTAGGTAGAGTTCAGAAAACAATAGTGTCCAACCAGAGTCCAGAAGAGACAGAGATCTTCTTCGATTTGGGCATAGGCAAATCTGAACCCTACAATAGAATGCATTCAGCCCTAAATGAAACAGTTACCGTATAATATAAATAGGAGATAACAAAATGGAAACCTCAAGCAACAGCGGAGCTCAGCCAAATCGTCCCACCGGAATGGCTAATATCCGCTATGGTGTTTACAACCAGCCCAGCAACATTGCTGGTAAGTCAATCAAGGAAATCCGCGAGCAGTTCAGCAAGATTTGGGGTATCCCAAGCGATGCTGTCGCCTACTGTGGCAAGGATAAGCTTGACGAGAACGCGGTAGTCCAGCCTGGCCAGAACGTCGAGTTCCATCGTCGTGCTGGCGAGAAGGGCTGATTACCCATCTACGAACAGCTGTTTTATAACGCTGTTCGGCGGGGGGAGGGTTACTCTTTATGAGTGCCCTCCCCCCACTCACTATATTTTTTAGAAAGCCTACAACTAGTATTACGGTGATACGACAATGTTCGACAAAATTAAACTCGGATATCCTAACCTTTGGATTCAGTCTTCTGATCCTTCAAGAGTTACTGATATCATTACATCTACTATATCTCGCAACTTTTATTCTATAGATTTTGTTAACGGCTTTTCTAAGTTTGTTGATGGACAATGGAAACCTGTGCTTGTACCAAATCCTGCTTTTCCTGATATGAGTACTGAGTCTCACACAACTACATTTGATCCCCAAGTAGCCTTACATTATCTTATGACAGATAAGTCCATTACTCGTTCTACTTATATTGTCAATATTCCTTCTTCCCCCGCTGAGGCCATTTCACCTTATTCTTCTGTACTTTCTCATTTCAAATCTCTTTATCGTACAGCGTTTTGGTCTGACGATATTGCTGCAATGCCTCTGCAGTTTATATTTGTTTCTGCTCTCGAATGCCCAGAAGACTTTGCCCATCTTTTTACAATCTTAGAAGATTCTTATCCAACTCCTCAAGAACTTTCTACGATTGTTACCCATATCAATGAAGCAGCTCATGACCGTCTTTTACCTGATACTTCAATAAAAGATGTCGTGAACGCTGGCATTGGTCTCTCTGAATCTCAATTTATTGACCTTTGCTTGATGTCTGTCGTCAATCATTCTAAGATTGATCCCAAATATATTTATGACGTCAAGATGGCCAATATAAAGAAGAATGGTATTCTTGAAATAGTTAAGCCTGCAATATCTTTTGCTGATATTGGTGGCCTTGATAATATTAAAGATATCATTCGCCGTACCTCTGTGTTGCGCAAAGATCAGCAACGCACCGCCTCCTTTGGTGTTACTCCAATTAGAAGACTTCTTATGGTTGGAGTACCGGGCACTGGCAAATCGGCCATCTGTCAAGCAACTGCTAAAGAACTCGATCTTGATCTTGCCAGAACCGGCATTAGTCAAGTGATGAATTCTTTCATTGGTCAATCAGAGGCCAATATGCGTTCTGTCTTCAAGCAAATTAAAGCTATGTCTCCTCTATGTGTTTGGATTGACGAGTTTGGTCGTGACCTTTCCGGTGGATCCAGCTCTTCTCATGTAGATGGTGGCACTACTGATCGTGTCCATGGCGAGTTTCTTACCGGCTTGCAAGAACTTCCAGAGGACACCTTCTTGTTGTGTGCCGCAAACTCTCTTGATTCCTTGAGACCAGAGATGCTTCGTGCTGATCGCTTTGACAAAATTATGTTTGTTGGTCTACCTTCTTTTGAAGAGCGCAAACACATCTTCCAAATACATCTTTCCAAGATTGATACTGATCATTCTTATGATTATGATTCTCTTGCTCAAGCCACCCAGTATATGACTGGTGCAGAGATAGTTTCTCTTATCAGAGAAACAAAGTTTTATGTTGTTTCCGAATCCCTAAGACCCATTGAAACTAATGATATTCTTACTTATGCTCCAAAAATGAAGAATATCATATGGATGAAACACAATGAAACAGTTGTCTCAATGTACAAGTATGCCTTAGAGCAGTGGGATTGGGCATCCACAGAGCAGATGAATGATGCTATAATAATGCTTTCGAAAACATCACCCCAAAAACAGCCAGCCTCAGTAACATGGAAATAAAAAGGAGAAAAAATGACTGATAACGCTTACAGTAATGTGGAAGATTTTCTATCTTCTCTTGACGAAGACGGCTCTCCTACTGATACTTTGAAGAATTCTGATAATAAAGAATTTCATCAAGAACTTTATAAAAAGTGGTTTAGATCTAAGACTCAATCAGGATTTTTAGCTATTCGTCCTTGGCATCAAGCTTTGAAGATGAAGATTGATATTGGCAAGACTTCTCCTGAGGGTAAGCTTATTAGCAGTACTGCTGTTTTTGTTGATGCAATAGATTTCTCCGCTTATTTAAAGTCTATTGCCACCGGAAATGCTGTAACTAATTATCCTCAAAACGAAAAGATGGGCGTTCCTACAAACGAAGGTTTTGTTTCTTACGGCGGAGCCGTTATCGACGGTAAGCCTATATCTAGAATATTTAAAGCACACTATTGGCAGTCCAGTGAGTCATACGACAGTACCGCTTTTGTTTGGAAATGCGGTCACTTTGCTGCCCGCAAATCTGACAGTGGAGCTTTTATTCCAGATATGAAGTCTCCTTTATCTGTTGATCAGATTAAGGTAACTCGTCAAGATATTTGTTCCATTTCATATCTTATGGACTTATCTTTAGTTTCTTATGTCACTAACAATCAGGATTGGTATGAAATATGACAGATAGCAACGAATACCTAGATAAAACAACCGCAGAGTTTCTTACAAAATTTTTTCAAGATATTATAAACGGTCTAGCAGCTCAGGTTGAAGACCGTCTTAAAAACCTTGAAACATCTCTCGAAGCCATAGAGAAACAAGTCGCCACACTTGTTCTTAGCTATGGTGAGCAAGCAGTTTTTACTGAAGCCTTAGTTGGTCAGATTGCTTTTGCTACCGATGAGGCTCGTAGAGCTTTCCATGAAACTTTGCAGCAATCGCGCAAACAAATGCTAGAGGTAATGCAGAATGCATCAAAAGGAATCTTGGCTGACGAAAATCCGAGAGTTGCCTCAGCCGTTAACAACTTGGCTTCAGAAAAGCTATCTGATACAAACGCCTGATTCTTCTTGCGTTTTATTTGTAGATAACTATTCTAATACTATATTAAAAAATATAACTTATCTTAGCCAAATATATCCTTTGGCTAAGTCTTTCTATCCCACAATCACGTCCTTGCACGTAGCTTCAACTACTCTTCAAGAGTTCATAAAAACTGGTAAAGTTGAACTATATTCCATAGAGGTAAACTCATGACCATGATACAACGCTTTAATGATTCAACTCATCTTTTCAATTATGTTGAATCATCTTTATCTTCCGGTAATCCCATAAAGCTTAATGAAGACAATGTTCAACTTTATGCTGAGACCTATTCCCTTCATTCATCTATTATTAATGAAGTATCTCAGTCTCCATACCCTTTTTATCTTTATACTTGTTCTAAAACTTCTTACAGAAAAAACGTTCATCCTCATCTTCCCAACGTTCTTTACAAAAGATTTTATAACAACTTAAAGATATTTAATATTATCCGTGAAGCTTCTGGATCAATAGTTCTCATACATTTTATACCATTTACCGAAGAACTATTTGATTCAATCAACAACGGTTCTAATATAGATAATATTAAAATACTTAATCAGATCATGGATAACTTTTCCAATGTGTCTGCCGATAATCAATATTACATTGATTACATTAAATCATTAGAGTCAAAATGCTTTGAACTTGAGCAGCAAAACGCTGATCTTCTTTCTCAAATTCAAAACTCTAAACTTATAACTTGGTACTGATATTTATGTCTGAAGATCATCCTGTTTCCGAAAATTATCCTTCAGAAGGCTTCACATCAGAAAGCCTCGAAAAATATAATAAACTTATTTCTTCTTACATAAAAAAATCTGTTACCCAAAACAGTATTGATGAGTTAAAGAAGATTTTAACTTCTAATCCTTTTGTTTTTGAATCTGTTAACGTTGACATACAACAGCTTTCAGAACCTGAAAAACTATTTTCTTTACCCGAATATACTTATCCTCAAAAGGCAAATATTACCATGTCTGAATATCCAGTTGTTCCTGTTTCCTCCAATGTATACAAAACAACAATACAGCCTTTTGTTTCTCCCGAAGGCACACCTCTTGATCTTAATCTTTTTATTAATCACGATCCTTCTTTGCCTCCAAATGTTATCGTTATAGATTATGTCAATTCAGGTGAGCTCTTCTGTAACATGTCTTACGTTCACATCAACCACGCTCTACCTACTTTAAGTAAATTGTATCGTAGTTATTTAAATGCAGGTGATTTTATTAATCCCACCCTTCCAATAGGATACACTTCAGTTAAATTATCTTATGCTGTCACCTGCAAGTCTCCCACAAATCCTGACTCAATAGCTTGGTCTTTTCCTCTAGAGAAGTTCTTTAATTATAATCCCACTCCTAAAGATCTTCCTATCTGTGAATATTACACTCATCAATCTATTGACAATTCCGTACCTGTTGTAATTTCTTCTCATTACAAATACGCTAATGTTGTTAGCGGCATGCATTCATGTTCTCATCCTGTTCTATCTCAATCTTCTTCTCAATGTTTTAACTTTAATTCTCTTTCATCCTGCCCTTCTTACTCTCCTCTAAAAACTGAACTTTTATCTAATAAAATTTCTTCAGATCATTCTTCTTCTGAAATAGATTTTTCTTTGACATATTCGTTAACCTGTTCAGGCAAGCACATGTTTGCTATAACAAATAATACCATTAATGAAGATGTTAATGTCTTAGTCTATCCTTATTCGTACTCTTATGACCAGTGTCTTACCGAAGCTACCACTGTATATCATGAGTATATCAATCCGTATCTTTCTAACTTTCATACTGTTTCAGAAAATGAAAAGAGTAACATTTCTGATTCAACAAAAGATTTGGAAAAAGAAAGCTATATTAACTCTCTCTTAGTAGGTTAAAATGTATTTAGATTCTCAATACTCCCATGTCGATCACAGCATTATTAATTCAGACTCTCTTTCATCTTATCAGATAGAGTACTCCGATGGATTTGGAGAAAGTTCTATACTTTCTCGTTACGCTTTTTCTTCCGCATCTTCTGTTGCCAAATGGGATAATCGTTACACTCCAAAAGATTTTTTTTCATACAATTCCGGTCCTTATGACTTCGATGCCGTAGACAAAATCTTTTCTAGTGTTCCTGAACAACTAAATATAGATTCTGTTTCAGGCTACTGTTATTCCACTCCTCATTTTATTGAGGCAAAAGCTGTTCTTTCTGCTTCAATATCTATGGAAAAATTTTCTGAAAACTATTCTAAATCTTTACAGTCTGTTTGTCCTACTTCTTCTTATCCTATTGCTACTAGATATGTTTCTTCTGATGGAACTATTTTTGTTGAGCGTCCACCTTTTCAAGCCACTGTAGACTATAAACCATCTGGTGCAAGTAGCTACAGGAAAAAGCTTCCACCTATAACAATATGGATACCTTGGACTATTTACTCTTTTAATCCACTTTATCCTGGTTCAAGTTCTTACATGTATTTTTCTCACAAGTCTTTGACTTCAATGTCAGATAACTATTATCCGACTTTTCTTCCCAATACCTATCAAGATGGAAGAATATGTTATTCAAATAGCTTAAATGATCTCCCCTTAGATCAAAGCAATCTAACTCCTGCTTCTATGTATTCTTATATGATCAACGAGTTCTTTGCTGGATCTTGGAATTCAGATCTTATGAATCCTTGGTCACATCTCTATAGTTCAATTCTTTGTTCTTTGCTAAATAAAGAAAAATCTTCAGAAATATTTTCAACTATTCCTCATTTGCATAAGTTGTTTTTTCCTGACTCTGAAACAATTGAAAAGTCCGGATTAAATAAAATTACTAAAATCTATAATGTATACAAAAACTACGGTGCTAAAAAATTCTTTAGTTATCTTGGTCACGAATATTTTCATTACGCTTTCTTATCTATCATTTCTACATTTTCTCTTACTGAAGTTCTAGCTTGTCAAGAGGAATATGATATCATTGCTAAAGATTTATCCGCCAAAGCTAAAAATTCAATATACTTTATTAATGATTTCAATCATCTCTCCGCTTATACTTATACATTTAAGCAAATTTCTACCAAACAACTCTCTTCTTCTTACACTTTAAACTCTAATTATATTCGTGGAATTATTAACAAATCTTGTGCTGATAATATGATTTTCTCCGAATATACTTCTTTTAGTAAAAATATTATTTTTGCTAATTCTCCTGCTCATAGCAATCCTATGACTCACTTTAGAAATCTTTTAAGATACTCTAAAGGCTTAGACATAAACGAAGCTGTTTTAAATTCTCAAAATTATCCCACTATCATTTATAACTACCCCGATAGCGCTATATATTTTGCTACCTCTGAAATGACCCCTCATCAAATGTATTTGGAAATGTTGAAAGCTTATACAGATAATAATTATTTTCTCCCACTTTCATCCACTTCCTCTTATCAAATAATTTCTCAGGATGAATATGTCAAACTTTAATTATATTTCATCATCTCATAACTATTCAAACATAAAACATCCTCATTACGAAGATGTAATATCTATTTTAGATTCTAGAAATGGCTTAAACGTTAATGGTTCTGAAACGACAATTTCAAAAGATTTAATTAATCCTATTATTAAACATCTTCAAACTGCTTTTACCAAAGGCACTATTCACTCTGATACTGGAATTGTTCCTCCCGGACTAATTCATGTTGATAATAAACTTGTAATTTTTGAACGTCCTCCTACTTATCATAATATTCAAGTAATACCAGCTGTGGTTGACAATATAGATTATGATAATTCTAAAAACTACATATACAGACTTCCAATGCCTTGGACTGTTTATCTAGTTTCTTATTCTGTATATAATGATGTTCATTATCCTAATCAGATAACCATGTATTTTATGTCGCATTCACTTCAAGGTGTAGATTTTTCTTCCGCTCAAGTGTATTTGCCACCACTTCTTAACTTCTATAATAATGCTACTCTGTGTAATCCCATGTTTGACAGCATGGATGAGATTACACGATATGAGAACAATGTTTCGGGAATAATCAACGCTGCGTATAATTGGATTTGGAATTCTGGTTCCAATCTTGATTTAACAATGAATATTCCTGAATGTTTGTTCCAGATCCATAAAAATCCTAATTTTTCCACTAATCCTTTTTATGATCTTCCTGGTCCTATAAATCCTCTAACTTTTTACATTGACTTTTCTTATATACAGAATGCTTTCTCAAACTGGGAGAAGATATCTATAAATGATATCTCTTCTATTCCTTGGCCTAATCCTTGTATTTCTGAAAGAGTTCATTCCGAAATACAGCTCATAGGCACAGAAAAGCTTTTGGATTATTTTGATTATTATGGTATTGATCCAGATGACGTTCGTGTTTCTTCCCAGGAACAAGAAGAAACTGGCAATTTATACAATTATAGTGAAACAAAATACTATAAATATCTTCGAAAACTTCAGTCTCCTCCCTTGACTTTTAGTGAGGCTGTCCAAAGATTTATAGATAATTCTCATACAAATTTTGACGTTTCTATATCTTTTGATAAAGCTGTGTCTGATGTTTTTCTGAATCTTTCTTCTCTCATTTGACTTGAATTATTTCCTATTTTTTGCTACTATATATTTATATAAACATAAATAAAGGTAGAAAAAACTTGACTAAAATAAACACTTCAGAACCAATCTTTACAAGATCTGAGGTTGCTCAAATTCTCAATGTTACAACTCTTACCGTTTCTAACAGAGAGAAAAATAAAAAGTATCCTCCTCCTCGTAGAGATTTAAACAATTATAGAATTTATACTCTTAACGATATATTCAATCTTCAGCTAATAACCTATAATCATGTTGATCCTAAGCCTATCATATCCATACTTTATGATAAAGGCTATAATGATATAAAAGCTTTAGGCCAAATGATTGACAATGCCCTTTCGAAAAGAGTTAAATAATGGAGCAAAACGAAGATCAAAAATATTCTCTGATAGACGAACAGTCTGACTATGTTCCTACTGATATAATTATGGATCTTAAATCTGGTATTTACAATTTATTTGTTTCCATGATCAATCATAATATAATGGAACATGGTCCAGAAAAAGCTGTAGCAATATCAGTTAATTATCTCAAACAGATTGTCGATCACTTTGAGAAAGCAATACAAACCAATGAACAGGAGAAACCATGATAGACCCCAACAACTTAATTAATATTACAGGAGGTCTGGTCGCAGATCCAGAACTCGTTAACGGAAAAATACTCAAGATCAGAATAGGCGTCGATTACTCCGGTTCAGATAAAGATACCGATAACAATTCCGGTTACTTTGATGTAGTTTACTACTTGAAGGATAATTCTGGATTTGTTAGCAAGAATGCCTCTTTTGTTGGCACTCAGCTTGATCAGTCCAAGCTCAAGAAGGGTTCTACAATTTCTATTGTAGGCAGACTTGTTCAAGAGCGTTGGAAGCAGGACGATCAAGCTCGTTCCAGAATCGTGATAGTTGCTGAGCATCTCACCTACTCTGGTAGATCTGCTAAGACTTCTTCCGATTCTACACCGAAGGCTTCCGCTCCTCAGTCTAGCGCTTCTATTCCTTCGAGCTTCTGATGGAAGATTTCGATGAGCTAGATCTTCAAAAGCTTATCGAAAGTGCGTTAGCCCAAAAGCCGAATCAGCATCCATTTGGTAGCTCAGAGGCATATCTAGGACTTGCCGAAACAGACATATTATCTACAATATATTCTCGTTTAGAGAATAGAATGAGTATATCTGAAATAACTCAATTATTTCATGATATTCGTGTAGATATTTTGTCTAGAAAAATTTCTACAAATATTAAAGACTTACATACTGTCACTAAAAATTGTAGAAAATGCAAGATTGATACTGTCCCTGAGCTGCCAAAATGGAATGTTGAAAATCCAGATGTTGCTATAGTTGTTGACTCACCTTCTATATCTCCTGAGGCGATAACGTTAATGGTTAACGCTTTTAAAGAGTCTGGATTTTCTTCAGATCAACTTTGCTTAACTTACGTAAATAGATGCCCAGTAAGAAGAAAGTATGAAGAACAAGAAATAATTAACTGTTCTCCATATCTTCATTTAGAGCTTCAATTGTTAAATCCTAAGTTGATCTTATGTCTCGGCTCTACGCCAGCTTCTGTTCTTTTTGGCTCTCAAATAAAAATTAAAGAGTCAAGAGGAAATATTATGTGGCTAGGATACTGGCCAATACTTGTTACATATTCTCCAATGTATATACTAAAGTCTGGTGGAAATACACCGGAACACTTTTCTATTGACATAAAACAAGCTTATGATTTTATACATAAGCGGTAAGGTAAGCTATGACCGACATATGGAGTACATCTCAAGTATCTGATCTAACAGATACTGAACTTAAATCTTTTCAAGAAATAGTTTTGCGTGACGTAAAAAATAAACCTTGTACCTCTGAAGAAAAAACTATACTTCTTAATAATCTTGATCTTTGGCTTTTTTGTCTCCGTAACCTTCGTAGAGAACTAGAACTTCAGCTTACTCAGTTCAAAGCAAATACTAAAGCTGAAGTTAAAAATATGCGTGACAACTATGCTTCCCAAGATCAAATTGAAGAGTATATCATTGAAGAGAATCAGTGGCGAAATAACGCTATAAAATTTCTTACAGCCATCGAACGTAAAACTTTATATGTAAAACTTATTATTTCATCAGAGTAAAACTATGACAGATCCTCTCATTAGAACATTGCATACCGTGCATCTTGTTGAATCTGATATAGATGAAGAGGATTCGTACGTTTATCTTCAGCACAATTATCTAAACAATTATTTGTACTACAGATATAGTGCTCCAGATATATATACTTTTGATGAACTTGATAAAATGTCTTCTGAATTTTGTTTATTTTTTGGCAAAGTTCAAGACAAATCTGGTCAATATTTACTTTCACCAATACCCCTTTTTACTTTTCGTTATATAATGTTGGAAGATGGTTCACCTTCTCCCTACTACGCTGTTAGAAAAAAGGAAGGTTATGTTGTTGAAGGTTTTTCTTGGTCTAATGGTTTAGCTTATCAAGTTCGTCAGGATGTCAAAGTAATTAATGGCGAATACGTTTCTCCGTTTGAAATATATCAAAGAGTTTTATATGTTGATCACACAACTAAAACTTTGCACAATTACCCATAGGATTTTAAGTGACTATTTATACTCATCAAACTAAAGATAGTTCTTTTATAAAATCAGTTGGCTGGAGCTCTGTTGCTATGACATTAGTCATAGAGTTCAAGAGCGGTTCTGTTTGGGCTTATCACAGAGTTCCTCAAAACGTTTATAACTCTCTTATTACTTCTCAGTCCATGGGTAATTATTTCAATATATCTATAAGAGATATTTATTCTTGCGAAAGACTATCTTTTGCATCTGAGAATCATGGGCCGGTGAACATTGAGCAAGAAGCGAAAAAACAAGAACAAATCTAAATATCATCACCCTCATCTTCCCTCTTTAAACTTTAGTGATTCTGATCAAATTCACGATATAGCAGTGTCTGTTTTTGGCACAACTCATTATATAAATTATGAATCTTTGACAAAAACCTACTAACTTGATGCTATAATGTATTCCTGTAGCTATATTAGCCTAGGAGATTAATATGTCAAAGAGAGTTGAAATATCGCAGTCTCCTGCGAATGAAGCCATTCCTCTTGAACAGGTAAAAGAAATTGAACAGGTAAAAGAAAAAAAGATAAAATCTTTTACTAAAAAAGACAATACAAAACCACTAGTAAAAAATGCTCCTGTATATTATATTATTTGGAGAGACGCTTTTTCTGAAACTGATGAGTGGCACGATAGTTCCTCCATAGAAAGAGAAGATTATCTCTGCCATACGATTGGATACCTTATTTCTGATAATGGAAAATCTAATTATTACACAATAGCTTCTACTATTACTGAAGATGATTATTTTTGCATGGTCATAAACATACCCAAGGCCATGGTAATATCAAAGGAAAAGATATCGTTTTCTCGTTAGTTAAAGGATTCTTATGGAGGAAGAACTTACTTGCACTTCTTGCTCTTCCACTTGGAAAAGAACAAAACTCCGTGGAAGAAAACCACTGCTATGCCCTAAATGCTCTTCTTTAGAGAGTACATCTATAAAAATATCTGAACCTCAAGTTCAACAATCTGAACCCAAGGTACTTAATTCGGAAATTTCCGATTTATCTGTTTCTAAAGTTCATCGTCAGCTTCATCCTAGATCTTCTGATTATTTGGATCTCCGCGAATCCACTAAGAAGGGTTCTAAATGGCAATGTCCAGGATGCAATGCTACTCTTGTAATGTATTTACCTTTAAATGCTGTCCCTACTCATCGTTGCACACCTAATACTGTTAGTGTTAAAACCATGCAGAGAATTGAATAGTCACAAAGGATAAAATGTTTAAAAACTTTTCGTCAAAATTTAAATTATTTTTAACCAGATTGATGAAAAGTATTAAAGAGTTTCAATCTCTACTTAAGCTTATGGAAACTCTTGCTTCCATAATTATGATTTATCTTACTCGTAAAAAAATTTCTTTTTCATAAACTTATTCTAATATTATTGAGGACTAATGACAGAAATTAATATCGACATTGCCGTTAGTCCCTCTAACGGCAAAGACATAAGACTAGGCGATATTCGCGCCTGGATTAATATGGTTGACAAGTTTAACTTGCCAGATGATTATCCAGTCTACGAATGCTCACTATACCTTATGCTCCCCGTGCCGCAGCAAAACATATCTCGTATCGAATGCATGGAATGCTCTCCTAAGCAAAACAATCATGACGTACTTATCGTAGCTCATGACTGTGTTAATCCATACAATAGTTTAGCTGAAGCATACGATCAAGCATTGTGAAATCTTTCCGAGATAGCTCAGTTGGCAGAGCAGCTGACTGTTAATCAGCGGGTCGCAGGTTCGAGCCCTGCTCTCGGAGCACAACATTGGAGGTAATTATGGGAATGGATGTTTATGGCAAAAAGCCAAAAACAGAAGTCGGAGCTTATTTTCGTAATAACGTTTGGTATTGGCATCCTTTATGGGAGTACTGTGTTCACGTTCTTCCCGATGTAGCCGGAAAAGTCGAAAATGCTCATAGTAATGATGGTGATGGTCTTGGTTTTGTTGATTCTCGCAAACTTGCTTTTGCTTTACGTAAATCAATAGATTCAGGCGCTGCTCAAAAATATATAGATGAACGTCAAGAGTATATAGATAATCTTCCTACTCAAACATGTTTTTGTACTGGCGTTTCTCTTTTTGAATCTTATGATTTTGCGGGAGAAATACCATTTCCCAAGTCTGAAACTAAAGCACCGAAACCCGAATGTCATCAGTGCAAAGGTACCGGTCAAGCTCCTAATTTCGAATCTTCTTACTTTCTTACTTTAGATAATATATCTAATTTTTCACAATTTTTATTTGATTGTGGAGGTTTTCAAATATGTTAACTAAACCTGTTTGCCCTCGTTGTTTGGGGTTTATTCCAAGTAATGCTTTTGCTGGAGAATATCCAGGAGCCATATCTCGTATAGATAATAAAACTGAAATTTGTTCCGATTGTGGCCAAGAGGAAGCTATCACTGCTTTAATTGATACAGACCAGTGGCCTATAGTTCAATATGAACATCCGGCCACACAAATGGCTACAGAACGTTGGAAAACTAGATTTTTAATGGAGGTTACTCCTGATGACTGAAAATAGCGCCCAAAAGTTTTACTCCTTTGCTTTTATTTCAGCGATTATTCTGCTAGTATCTACTGTTACTATTCGCCTGATCGCTACCGCTAAGGAGTACTAATGGATCATCTCGCAATGAAAACAGCCATGGTTAATGCTCTCTCACATAAGGTTTCTATTTTGGAAGAAAATAATAAAAACTATTTTATACAAATAGAAGACTCTAATATTATAATGAATGCTCTTGCTGCTGCTCTGCATATTTGGCTGAATTCACATGACAATGATCTTTTCGTTTCACAAGGTGACATAGCTTACTCTCGTGAAGTTCTTAAAATTTACACTAGATATACTAACGATTTGTCGACAGTTGATAAAGTTGCAGATCTTCACAATCAAATAATTAATCTAGTCAGTAGGTATAACGATTGAATAATATAGTCCACTATAAAGGAGAATTGATGTTCCGTGAACCAATTGATGAGCCAGAGTACATCAACCCGATAATTCCAGCTGAAGATCAGTCTGCAATAATCTCTTCTTTGATCAGTGATATTCAAGACTGTGAAAATGACTTTCATGCTCTAAAAGAAATGTTTGACAGCATGCGAGCTGACCGTAATTTATGGAAAGAAGTCGCAGAAAATCTCGCTACACAACTTGGCAAAAAAGAATATGCAGATGCAGAGTATGAAACTTGCAAAGAAGTAGCTCAAGGAGTAGCCTGGTGAGTGAGTCTCATGCTATTATTCAAGATCTTCAAGTTTCTCTTTCTCGCGCTCAACAAGATTTAAAGTATTGGGAAAGAGAATCTAGTCGCTGGCAACAAGTAGCCGAGAGATATTTTACTATGTGGTATGAAGATCTTCATGACGCTCCTATAACTCAAGAAGTTATCGATCACGAAATGTCTTTAATATATAAAGAAATATTTGAGGATAACTAATTGGCTTATAGTAAATATCCTTCAAAGTACGATAAACCACAACCTATACCTCCAGACTTCTTAGTTAAAAAATGGCAAAGAATAGGTGTTCTTGGATCTCAACTAGCTATGGCAATAGAGGGTGGCGCACCTCAAGAAGAGATACATAAGCTCGCAAAACAATATAATACTTTATACGCAGAGGCCATCAAATCATAATATGACTGAAACATATTTAACATGTGTTTATTGCGGTAAACCAAATATTCATCCAGAACGCCTTTTTAGATATTGCACGTCCGATGCCTGCACTAAAGATGGCAAAGCAATGGTCTTCCCCAAGTATCCAACGACTGCTATTATTGATAATGCAGCTGAAGTTATGGAAACAAATTCTATTCTTTCTCAAGCTTTAGAAGATGCTCTTCAAACCATAGAGCAGCAAAAACAAGATATTGAAAAATATAAAAATACTATTGTTGATTTAATATCTCATCGCAGAAAAGCTTTAGATGCAGAAATTGAAGTAGCTCGTTGGGATCTTTTGCGCATGTTGATTAAACATCATCAAGAGCTTGAGCAAGGAATTGATCTTGGTGATAATCATAATGGCTATGATTATAGTGATATATATAAACAAGCTTATGGTACGTTAACCCATAACTTAACTAAGCTTGGAATTGAGCGCATTGGTGAATTAGGCGAAGAAGTTTCTGTTTATCACTATTACCATGACTCTTGGTCTCCTCATGGTGCTCCAGCAAAAGTTGTTCGCCAAGGCTATTATTCTTCAAAAGCTGATATCGTTATTGAAAAAGCGCTTGTTATTGGAGATCAAGATGTGGCCCCTTGGAAAAAAGATTAGGAGATTATAATGAGTTTTTTTGCTGGATTCTTTTTCGGTACAACAATAGTGCTTGCTAATATTTTTGTTATCAAGCATTTTTTGGGCAAAGATGATTTTTGGAGCAATAAGAAATGAACGCATTTAGACAGGCTGAAAAGGATGCTGCAGCTCGTGCAAATGACAGAATTCGCCAAGAAAGCATTGCTTATCATTCCACAACAGCTCCCTTAAATCAGGTTAATGACAACCTTAAGGAAATCAAAATAATACTTAATGAAATTCTTGATCTTCTTAAAAAGAGAGTTTAATTACATTATTGTTTAAACAAAAATCTGAACAAACCAATTTACAAGGAGAAAATAATGCCTGTTCGTCCTAGTCTTGAAACTCAGATAGAAGCAAACCCTCGTAAGTTTGCTATTGCCGAGCCTACAAAGCTTCTCACCAGAATTAAAGGTGAGCCTCCCATGAATAGTGGTAAAGGTCGCCGTCGCAACCCGGTAATCACCAATATATATAATGAGCTTATCACTAATCGTAATCAGTGGTTCCATGTGAACATACCTGTTACGTCAAAAGAACAGCTTTCCTCCTTGCGTGTATCTCTTTATACCCGCGCCAAAAAAGACAACTTGACCCTTTCAACAGCTTCTCTTTACAATGAGAATACAAAGATGTTTGATCTTTGGGTCATGCTTGGCTGATCGCATGTTTGTCATTACTATCTTTCTTGAATCTCTAATTTAGGGAAGATATATGACTAAATATGTAATAAGCATTACAAGGACACTCGTTGTAGAAGCGGAAACGCCGGAGGAGGCTACAACGATGTCCTTGTATGCGACAATGTACCCTGAGTATCTTGATGGTATTCATCCACTTTATTATAATTTAAAGGTTTTGCTAAACCAAGATGAACTTAGTGAAAAATTTGAGAGTTGGCCAGAGAGTTCGGGCAATTCAAATAAATGATCCATATACTCGTATCAAATCTGGCGAATGCGGTACAATACATTTTATTGATGACCTAGAAACAATTCATGTTAACTGGGATTCTGGATCTATATTGGGAATTATTCCCGAAATTGACGAGTTTGAAATAATTCCCTATCAAAGTCAAACACTGTGATATAATGTTACTATCTTTATGTAAAGGATGGTATTATGATCGCTCAGCAAGCACCCAATTTGTTTAGTATGTTTTTAACATTTTTTGCTATTCTTTTTACATCTGGAATACTTATAAAAATATTATCCTCTGTCTTTAAAGAAGATATTAATAATGACCAGAAAATGGACTAAACATGACCTTTTTCTTTTCCGCACTCAAAAATTACGTGCAAAAACTATTCCGGATCTCAAAAAAGAATTAAATAAAAAAACCTGTAGAGGACCTATAACTAATGACTAATCTAGACGATTACTTCTTAGAAGGATTTGATTGTGCAGATTGTCAAGAAAATACTTTCATCAAAAACGAATACTATATGCTTCACGATAAAATATGGTGTTCTGTAGCTTCAAAGTTTGAAATGCTTTGTGTTAGCTGCTTTGAAAAACGTTTAGGTCGACCTCTTTTCCGTGAAGACTTTGTAGATATGCCAATCAATTTTGGTTGCATTTTCTCCCAATCTAAACTTTTATTTTCTAGAATTAACACTAAAAACAACATTAAAGGAATTGAACAGAATGTTTGATGTTATAATTGGTTTCTTTCTAGCAGCAATGATGATACTTATTCCATATTTAATTATGTCCAAAGAATAAACTTTTATTATTCATACAAAAAAGCATTATAATTACATATATATATTTTTAAAAAAAAATAGACCTAAGATCGGGGCCCCAATGGGAATGTATGATTCAATATACGTAGAATATAATCTTCCAGAAATAACCTTGGAAAATAAAAAAGTATCATTTTCCCCTGGTCATGAGTTTCAGACAAAAGACCTGCACTGTATGCTAGACAGTTATTTGATAGCTGATTCTGGAAGACTTTTATATAAAGAATTTAGCTGGCTAGACAAGCAAACAATTGAGCTATCTTCGTATAAAGACGCTAATTTTCATGGATTTTTGAATTTTTATACAACATATAGGGATGGCGATATCGTTCACTATATAGATTTTATAGGAAAGTTTACCGACGGAAATGTCGTTACTATAGATTATAGTATAAGTTAATTTTACTTAAGGAGAAAGACAAATGCCTGGTTTTGGAAATAGCAGATTATCAAGAGCTGGAATGAGAATGTTAGGGGCATTTCAAGACACTATGTCACCTGGAGGTCGCGGAGGAAGCGCTATTAACGACTTTTTAGGTCAAACAGCAGCTCAGTCCAGGAAAATGCCAAGAACACCCATGAGCCCCAATACAATGATGACAAGAACTCCACGTGGTCGAGGTGGGATGTTTGGATCCACTACAACCTATGACAATCCAAGCTTCTTAAGAACAGATACTAAAAGAGGTCTTTTTGGGATGGGTGGTCGCAGTAGTTCCCTACAAATTCGTAGACCCCCTATGGACTGAAATCCCTATATAGGGTAAATTTGGAAAAAAATTTTGAGGCCCGTTTTCATTTTTGAAAAAAGTTTAGTTTTGGAAAAGGAATAAAATGAACCAAGGTACACTATACTGCTCAGATCCGTACGCTACTAGCGCTGAGGAATACTATGATATTGACTGCTCAGAAATGGTCACACCAGTAGAAAATTTAACACAAAAAATTAATAGAGCTGTTGAACGTTTTGTTCAAGAGCACTCTCAAAAAAAATAACTTATATACCAAATTTTTTATCTATATCGCTAGAATATCTAGCTGATATCTCAGCAACATACTTTTGTATGAGATCATTCTTTTGACGCTGCGCTGTGGCTGGACTAGTATATTGTTTGTACAATAGTTTCTTAATATGATAAAAATTAGTGGCTAGAAAAGTTCTCACGACTAATTCGTAGTCATCGGCAATTTCATAATCTGGATTATGCCCACCCAACTGATGATATACGTTAGCTCTCCATGCCCTAACGTGGTTGGGAGCAGAAACAATATGCTTCATGGTGGTTGGATTTATTTCCGGAGAAGACATAACCCAAACGCCATACTCTTGAGACCAGTACTCTGAACCATAGCCAAAAGCCCAACCTTTAGGATAAATACCCGATTGACCATCGGGCAGTATTTCGCACCAGTCCGAGTAAACAAAGCCAACCTCAGGATTTGCCCGGAACGCCTCGTAAATCTCTGTCAGAGCGTCTGGAGTTAGCTCATCGTCATGATCTAGCTCAACTAATATTGAGCCCTCTGAGAGCATGAATCCACGTCTTTTATTGCGACCTATATTTCCAGAATGAACATGACTTTTGTGCATCTGGATTTTGTATCTTTCATCAGAAGCAAAACCATAGACTTGATGCCAAACGTTGTCGTTGGTTGAGTCATCTATAATGACCCACTCCCAATCCTTAAATGTTTGCCCCTTTAGAGAAGCCCATGTGCGGGCAAGCACATTTTTATCTGTGTTATACGTAGGTGTTATTATTGAAATCATACAAAGTGTTTAATTATCGCTGCACTAGCTAAGGCGACCCATAATAGATTAAAGATAATAATTGTTGGAAGGGTTTTTTTAGTAGAAGACCATATTAAACTTAGGCTTGACGCAATGGCGAAAATATACAACCACCACCACTGTTTGCCAAATAATAAGCCAGGAAATATAATAGCTATTTTTGTAGCAAAACCCCAAGCCTCAACAGAGTTAGGTTTATTCCAATAGGATTTATTGGACATTTCTTTTACTGCGTCTATAACTTTAGAAAAAAATATTTTAATATTATCTACCATCACTATTTACCTTTGGGCTATTAAGTAAGTATTTTAGAACCTTTTTTTGATGTTGAATGCAGTTGCCTAATATTTCTTTTCTATATTCTTGACCATTTATTATTGACCAATGATCTGGTTCAATAAAATGAAAAAAAATCATTTCAACTTCGTTGTTCGCTGGATCAGGAAATTTATTTCTCCAATGATACTGATCTTCCCCATAATAGCACACTGCTTGATTCGGCTCTAATTTAAACTCAATATCGTTTACATAAATGGGCCACTGCGTTTTGTATGAAATGCATAAATCAATAGTATATGTGCAGGCATTATCATCTATGTGGTGAGGCAAATTTGCCCGGTGACCTCTATAAACAGCGTACAAACAATATGATGGAACTAATGTTTCTGAGTTAAATATTTTTCTAGCAAGGCTGGTAAGTTTTTCTTTTTCTTTTTGAAATAATTTTTCATCAGAAATAGTGAATCTACCCATGGTGCGATCATAGTTTAAGTTTGAGTTATTTTTTTCTAATTCAATATCATACTTAAGACTATTAAAATCTTCTTCAGATAATACATTATCTAACACAAATGGGTCTGGTCTAACTGTCAATAGTCTACCAGTAAAATAATCGTATACGGTTTTACTTGTCATTTTTTGGCATTTTCGTAGAAGATAATACAATTTCTTTTTCCTCTTGTGCATCAAGAGACTCAACTATATCATTAGCTTGTGTTTGTATAAAGGTTGATATGATCCACTTGTCATTTGATATTGGAAGACATCCTTGATGCGGGTATGTCCAATGTGTTGGAAATAAACATATCGAACCAGCTTTTGCTGGAACTCTCAACTCATGCTCCCTAAAGTATGTTTCCCCACCCATTTCAACATCGTTTAGATATATTATAGCAGCAAGAATTCTGTCTCTGGTATAAGTCTTATCACCCATACCACCATCTATATGCTCTCTGTAGTATCCAACACCTTTTTTGTATTCTTGCACTCTAAATCCTGTATCAGATATATCATTCCATTCCCATAGCCACCTAAACTGCTCCCTATACTTAGCAATGCAGAGAAATAGTTTTTCAACAATATGGACTTCACATGCATCCAATTTATCAGTTGGAATATTTTGACAAACCATCGCTTGATGTGACCAGTTTATATCCATGCTACTTTTAATAGATGGCATTAGCCCACTAATGGTTGGGCCTGGTGAAGCGACTTGACTATAATATTTTTTTAACTCACTTAAAGTTAAATCACATATTTCTTTATCAACAATATTGTCTGCAACCATTATTGCAGAAGCTGTGCCAGCTGGCCAATAGAAACTAGCTTGATCCATATCAATCCTTATTATCAGGAACCTATCAATTTTTCATATGCATTTAAAACTTGCTTTAAACGTTTTTCAGTAATAGTTTTCCAAGAGTCTCCCATTACTTCATTTCCGGAAAAAACTGGTGTCCATGTAAATTTACCATCAACCATCTCCAATTCCTCTGGATCTATTCCCACCATTATAGCAGCTGAATATATTTCTAGTTCTAATTTTTTACGAGCACTTAACTTAAGTGCCATTTTTTCATTGTCAGATAATATGAAGTCCATTTCAACTCCTATTTTTATTAAAAATTTTATTTAATAGTTTTTTCTTTTCAGAAACAATAGATTCATCTATTTCTCTTTGAAGTTTTTTATATTTACTTTTTTGTCTTTTTGGGGAAAAAGGCCCACCGAAACCCCTATATCTCAATAGGTTATATGCAGACTCATCTCCCCAAATAGCCTCTAAAGACTTTGTTCTTTTAAATGGAATTACGTGCCACATTGGTCTACCGATTTCTAATTCAAATGGTTGATCTGTTAAGATATTAATAACCATGTGGGCATTATGATAGTAATCAGTATTCACTACGGCTGGTAGCATTGTGTAGTTTGGGTTAGGATCCCATAATGGTGGCAAGAATAGGCTTGACCATCCTGGTGCTGTTTTAGTTAGCCATGGATTTATTATTTTTACATAATTAGCTTTTTCAATTTTTCTAACTTTTGTTACCGGACATTCTCCCGTTTGTCCATAGTTAAAGCTTTCTATACCAAAATTTCCAATATCATTAGATAGATCAAATTGCGCTTCCCACGACTTATAATCAACTGATGGCCTAAACATTGCCTTAGCCCACAAAGGGATCGTAAATCCTGTAGCAAGATAATCCGATGTGCCAGAACATCTCTTCAGGCTGCCCTCGCTTCCACTTAATTCTTTCCACCAATCTGGCCAATTACCAAGATTGACATAAGGTCTACAATCATCATCCATCAATTGCATGATTTGAGGAGAAAGAAATACTTGACCTTCTTTTATTTTTGGAATGTCATTGAATACTTTTGGACTAACTATTTTTAATTTTTCTGAGTTCTTCACCATGATCCACCAATTTATGAGATAAAAATTCTTTAGCTATATTTTTTATATTTTCAATTCCAGATGATCTAGCACCGTAAGCATCCAATTGCATTGATGCAATATCTGATTTTAGCACACCTTGCCCCTGAGCAACATGCCATAAATGTGGTGCGCCAAATAATTCATATCCTGTAGATGGCACATCGTGCGTTTCCGGACAACGTATACTCCACAACTCAATAAGATGCTGTAACAATTCTGGTTTTTCTGCTGACTGTTGAGCTCTCCACATTTCTGTATCTGATCTATCTGAAATATAATGCAGAGAAATCATACATAGAATATTATTCATAATAGAATCCATTATTCTATGATATTCTTTTATCCCATATGTTCTATTCTCAGAGAAGGTTGGAAGATATGAGCATAGAACTCTTGCTTGTTGAATTGTTGTAGAAATTGAAGTAGCCTCTAATGGTTCAACAAATCCCGCAGCAAGTCCGACAGCAATACAGTTATTCTTCCATGTTTCTTTAAAATATCCAGAAGTAAAATCTATAACTTTTGCTGGAGTAACTTCAAATTCATGAATTTCAGAAGCCTCTTTGATAGCTTGTTCGGTTGAACAAAAATCAGAAGAAAATACATAACCATTTCCTCTACGGCTTAACGTTGGTATCTCCCACATCCAACCATTTTTTAGCGCTCGTGCTCTAGTATATGGACGTATTCTTCCTGATGGATCAGCTTCTGTAGGAAAGGCTATTGCCTTATCGCACGGTAAATATTTTCTATACGGAATAAATGTTTGGTCGGCAATTTTGCTTAAAACCTGCCTATGAAATCCAGTTGCATCGACGAAAAAATCTGCAGATATATTTTGATTATTTTCTTTAGTAAGTACACTTTCAATGTATCCATTTTCTGATACAAAAACATCAATTACATCATCGTCTATAAAAATAATTCCTTTTTCTTTAGACAATTTAATTAGATACTCATTTAACTTAAATGTATCAAAATGATATTGATTAGATCCATAATGTGTTTTTTCACCAAGATCAATAATTTTATCTTCTACTATTCCGCGCCAAGAATAGGTGTTTGTTAACAATCTATTGTTCTCTAGCGCAGTTGCGTATCCGGCCCAAAAGCTACCAAAATGAACCCCAGTGCCACCAACGCTATGAAAATAATCAGGAGTATGATTTGTCCAATTTTCATATCTAATTCCATACTTATGGGTAATGTCTACATTTTTAATCATATCATGAGGATGAATGCCGATGATATCTTGAAATATGCGCCAATGCTCAGTTGAGCCTTCTCCTACTCCAATAATACCACGTTTACTGGAAGATATATTGATTACACTATAATCTTTAAAATAAGATTTAATAATTAATCCAGTTACAAGCCCAGCTGTTCCTGAACCTACTACTATAATTTTTTTTTGATTCATCTTTTAATAACCAACGTAAATCCTGTTAGAATTGGAATGTGGAAAGTGTACATGTCTTCACGCTCAGTTAATGACATTAGGTATTGAGTCCAGGCATGCCCAGTGCCTCTTTGATAGACTTTGTGAAAATCATTAACATTCCATAAACACATTAAGCCATTTGGGGCTACTTTTGCCCAAAGATTGTCTACTAAAGACAGATCGTGACTAAATATTTCAAAGTCTATAAAAATAAGATCATAAAACTTATCTAACGAAGAAGTTTCAATATCCTGCATTAGGATGACATTGCTGCTATCGATAGACTCATTCAAATATTTTTCTAAATAATCTAGGTGCACTGTATTTATATAGTCAATATTTGGAACAATTTTTTTTATCTCCGCCATAACTAGATGGCATATTGTCCCACACAAAGCTGTATTTGGATTTTTTAACCTAGTTACAAACTCAGCTAAAGATCTAACAAATAACTCAGCATCTAGTCCAGAGCTGTTGTCGTGACATAAATTTCCCAATACCGCAGAGTGCCAGTTCAGCTGCTGAGACATACCTCTTGCATCGTTACTTCTATCTACCCCAGTCTGTATTTCGCTATCAAGAACATTTAAAAAAGATTGTCTTAAATCATCGTGCGATAGCTCAAAACTTTTGGTTTTTGAATAAATATTAGATATTTCTGGATTAGCATAATTTTCAGACATTTTCTAATCTCCATTTTAATACGGTATACATATACCAAAGTCTTCTAAGACTCTGCTGTAAGCTAAGCAATTCTGCGTCATTGTAGTTATTTTGGCCATATACATCTACGCACATCTGCAATAATGTATTTATATTATAAGAAGAAATCACATCAGTTTCTCCACCAATAAAAATTATTATTTCACACAGTTTACTTTGTACATATTCAAAATCTTTTTGCAGATTATATCCCATTATTTCCTCAATCATCTAAACCATGTAACTAATGAATATTTAGTTGTACCATCAACTTCACCTACTGGTTCTGCGATGTGAGCGTATGGAAAGTTGGATGGAAAAAGAATAACACTTCCAGCTTTTGGCTTAATTGAAATATTAAACTTAGGAAATACTAAATTGCCTCCAGTATAATCATCATTCAAAAAGGCAACTAAACTTAACGTTCTTGCGTTCATTGGAGCATGATCGTGATGAATGCCATATTCCGCTCCTGCAGAATATTTTAACACCCTATATCCTTCGTCGGCATCTAGGTCTAGCTCAAAATAATTTCTATAGTCCCATACTATGGGGTCCACTTTCTCCCACATAGAGATCCATTCAGCGGCAAGTGGCTTTACTCGCTCTATTTGAATATCTTTGCTATTAATTGGCTCTAGCTCACAACTTAGAGATGTTCTAATATCAGAAACTTGACCAGTGCCAACAGTAGATCTTTGCCAAGACAAATATCCCCATGATTCACTGCATTCTTCTTCTAGAAGAATTATAAATTTTTGTGCGTCAAAAACATTTTCATATTCAACTACACACGTAGCGTGTTCTTTAAATTTCATAAATTATTCTAATCCTGATTTTACTTGTTCCATTTTTTCAATAATAGATGTTAAATTTACATACTGTTCTCTTAAATAAGAGAACTTTTCAGCTATATCAATAGCTGCATCAAAAGTATTAACATCTAATGTGTCTGGGTCAATTTCTGCGTCGATTAAAAGTGTCCATAGTTGTTCTTTTAATGAAGATATTCTTGCTTCAACAATTTGAAGTTTTCTTTCTGAACTAATTGAATTAAAAAATGACATTTTTTCTCCTTAAGTTTGTACAATTATATCATATTATTTTTAGATATCTAGTATCTTAGAATAATTAGAATGTCCTAGTTGATTAGCAGCATTTCCGGCGTTTCTTGTAACGACAATTATACCACCGGTACTCCCTGTTGCACCAGTATTACCCGGATTTGCTGTACCTCCAGACCCACCAGTATAATTTGCATTTGTTGCAGTGTGAGTTGGAGCTGCTGTTCTATTGCTGGTAACTGCTCCGGAGCTGTGGTTTACTGTGGCAGCCGTGTGTGTGTGGTCACCTGCATTGTGGCTGCCTGCAGTTATGGTTGCATTAGGACTTGGCCCAGTACTTCCAGCTCCATGAGGGTGGCTTCCACTTGTATGCGGATTGCTTCCATTATGACCCAAAACCAATGCTGAGTGAGGTATGCCTTTTGCTCCACCATATGAATGCGGATTAGATGCACCATGGGGAGTTTCTGCCGTATGATGATGGCCATGACCAGGATGAGTTACAGCGTGGGCGTTGTGTGACGTTGGATTAGGCCCAGATCCATGCCCACCCACCCCGTGTGGATAGGGATGATTTCCGGCATTATGATTGCCAGCGTGATGACCATGTCCAGGATTGTGATGATGAGCGCCATGATTACAATCACAAGAATGAGATCCATTATGGTTTGATGTCGCATGCCCAAAAATGTGAACTGGAGTATGCGTATGTGAACCATGGCTATGATGCGCAGCGTTTGAATTCGCTTGATGAGGCGAAGGCCTGCTTCCATTAGCTGGATGATGATGATGACCGTTACCGGAGTTATGATTCGTCCCACCATTATGTGCTAATACGTAAATTACATAAGGAGGACTATTGCTAAAATTGCTGCCACTATTATGATTAGTACCATGTGAAGCATGTGCGTGATTGTTAGTTGCAGGATGATGCCCAGCATTGACTACTCCTGTTGCATTTGTTGGATTTCCAGGAAGGACTCCGGCATTATGATTATGGTTTCCATGGTTATGATGGGGGCTATTTTGATTACTAGTAGCAGGACTTATCCTGTGTCCATTAATAGCATGATGATAGAATCCGCCAGTATGATATCCGCTAATATTTGGAGCTGGATTACCTTGCACCGCAGGATTTCCTGGGTTTCCAGCAAATCCATAACTAACTATATAACCAGTGCCAGAGATATTTTTGGCTAAAACAATAACCAATCCACCACCAAGACCTCCTGCTCCACCAGTACCAGCTGTCGCCGCATTGCCTGTTCCACCGGCAGCACCAACCGTATTGGAATGACCAGGATAATTACCAGCAGTTGCAGCCGCAACATTTCCACTTGAACCAGCTACCCCAAGTGAGCCTGATCCTATTTTGGTAATTGCCCCAGCTGAAGTAATAAACCAACCTGATACAGCATCGTCCATATCGTGCATATCTGTTACAGATAATGCGTCTGTGCTTGTGCCCCATGCTTTAGCTGGATTAAGAGCGTTTTGTCTGCCAGCTACTGTGCCAGAACCATCTGCTACAGTAGCTGCAGTTAAAGTTGGCATTCCTAGTGTTCCATTATTAGTTAATGTTCCATTAACAAAAACTCTAAAACCATTAGTAAATAATGTTGCGCCAGAGTTGATTGTTAGATTAGTGTAATACATATCTTTTGTTAAATATGTTGTACCACTAGATATTGTCACAGCACCGTCAGTGCCTTCGCCAAAAATTGAATCATCACGCTGTGTAATTGTTTTATTTATTCTTCGAATCCTGCCAACCATAACTATGCCACCTGTGAATAAATTACCGTTCCAGCAACGCAGCTGGTCCCACCAGTAACATCAGTGGAAACACCAGAATTTAATGTTGCTGCAGATGAAATAATAATAATAACACCACCGCCACCACCGCCAGCCCCCGCTGTTCCAGGAGCTTTAATGTAACCAGTGCCACTGGAAACGCCAATAAATCTAGCAGCTAAGATTACAACTCCGCCTCCAGCACCAGCTGTTCCGCCAGCTCCACCTTTTAAAAATGTTGGAGTAGTCGAAGACCCAGTAATGGAATATCCTTTTATTGCCTGAAATGGTTGTTTGTAATAGTTGGTTCCGCCTGTAGCTGCTGTTGGTGCTGTCGCATTATATGTTGCGCTTGAGCCCCCAAGGCTATGTGTCACTGGCGACAACGAAACATTGTTTGCTGCTCCGCCCTGTTGTATTGATCCAGCGGTAGAAAAACCTGTGGTAAAACCAATAGTAGACCCACTACCAAATGTTAATAAATTTTGTACAAAAATTCTATAACCAGCTGGATTTAAGCGCACGTTTGCCGATAAAGTTAAGTTGTAACAATATATATCCCTAGTCATTGTGTATACAGAAGATGCTGGCGCCATTGACAAAACGGTACTTGAGCCATCAAAGGTTACTGATCCATCAGCTGCGGATCCATAAATTGAGTCAGGAACGTCAACTAAGTTTGACATGGTAAGTAAGTCAGAATGTGTGGACGAAGTACCGCCAACAAAACTAATTCCTGTTGTAGTATTATTTGCCCTAATAAACTTTCCCATAAATATCAGTACTCTTCATAACCATTTATTATATAGTTTACTGTAGTTGCACTTGCTTTTCCACGAATTTTATCAGAATATGTATCTCCAGCCGTATTATCATCATTTGTTAATATTAAAGATGTAGATAAAGTAACAGTTTCATTTGCCGCTAGTGAAAGCGCATTGATAAATACATGATCCGTTGCAACCGTAACATTTTTTGGCTTTAACCACAAAGTGACAGTTGCAGCAGAAGCTGCGGTATTGCAGAGGATAATTTCTTTAATAACAGTTGTAGTTGTGTAACCGGTATTTCTTGGAACTGTATATAAATCTTCTTCGGTATCTGCAGAGGCAAAATTGTCTGGACCAGATAACCTCTTCATTTGAATAGGCATTAAATTACCTCCATAATAAATCTACGATTGTCAGCTATATCGCGACTAACCGCTTTTGAATTAGTTTTATAAGTTGATTCATTAGTAGCGTCTTGTGCATCTTGCGCTGTTTCTTCTCCGGCACTAAAATTACCTGTTGTTTCAGTTTGATTTGTGCCATCATAGACATATCTTACTCTTGGCATTGTTGTCTCCTATTAATTTGTGTACCCATAAAGTTTCCAGGTTCCAGATAGATTGACTGAGCTAGAACCAAGTCTAAAATTATTTAATTGTATTCCATCATACGCACTTGCCGTTGTATGCTGCACAGTCGCTGTATAATTACCCCACGCTGATGCGCAATGTGCTGAAATTATTGTCCTATCGGCAACATTCGGACGAGAAATATCCATGACTATGTGAATGTCGGAGTTGGATATTGCGCCGCAAACCCCAAGTGAAGAGTTCTGTCCAGTGTAATTATCAGTAGTTCCACCGAAAGTCAACCCTTGCATTGCATAATAGTAACTTGTTGTAGCTGCAGTGCTGCTTGATAGCATGTTTATGAGGAATAGGTAGAAGTCTGTGCTAGCTGCCTGTAAGTTAGTTAAAACTAGTCGATAGTTTTCGTAAGTAGCAGAAAAAACAGACTGCAAATTTACTTGTGTAGCGCCAGAAAATGTTCCGCTAGATATATATACAAGCCCCAAATTTGCTGTAGTTGCTACAGTTCCAGAAGCATTTGGAAGAGTTAGTGTTCTATCTGCAGTTAGTGTTGTGGGAGTTAGCGTAACTTCATACGTACTCGTACCACCAGCGCGACCCGCAAGTGCAACGCCATCCTGTGTGGCTGCCGTACGAATGGTCGCAGTGCCAATAACATCAAAAGCTGTCGCTGGAGATGCTGTATTTACGCCAACACGATTATTTGTTGCATCAACATATAGTGTATTTGTATCTACTGTTAATGCTGCAGCAGTTAAGCGAGTTCCGTCAAATGTGAGGTTTGCACTGCCTGCGGCAGCATTTGTCCCGTCTTTGTATACGACTTGATTAGCGGAGCCTGCAACTGGGCCTGTTGCACCTTGAGCGCCCTGAGGTCCCTCGGCGCCTTGGGCGCCTTGGGAGCCTTGAGGACCCTCTGCACCCTGAGCTCCAGTTGCTCCTTGTGGGCCAGTTGCTCCTTGTGGGCCGGTTGCACCTTGGGGGCCTTGGGCACCGGTGGCTCCTGTAGCACCCTGAGGACCCATATCTCCTTGTGGTCCAGTAGCTCCTGTAGCACCTTGGGGACCAACATCTCCTTGTGGACCGGTAGCTCCCTGTGGGCCAGTTGCACCTTGGGCGCCGGTTGCACCTTGGGCGCCGGTAGACCCCTGTGGACCAATGTCGCCCTGAGGGCCGGTTGCACCTTGAGGGCCGGCGGCTCCTTGTGGACCTGTGTCACCTTGAGGGCCGGTGGCTCCTTGTGGACCGGTATCACCCTGAGCTCCCTGCGGGCCAGTTGCCCCTTGTGGGCCGGTTGCTCCCTGGGGGCCAGTTGCTCCCTGTGGGCCTATATCACCCTGAGGGCCAGTTGATCCCTGGGGGCCAGTTGCTCCCTGGGGACCAGTATCCCCTTGTGCTCCAGTGGCACCCTGTGCCCCGGTGGAACCCTGTGCTCCGGTAGCCCCTTGGGGACCAACGTCACCTTGAGGGCCTTGAGGACCAGTAGAGCCAGTAGCGCCTTGCGCTCCGGTTGCGCCTTGTGCTCCCTGAGCACCTTGAGGGCCAATACTGGAAAATATGAATAATAACCCCGCATCATTTGCAAAACCAGTGGTGCCGTCTCCCCCAGAAGTAATTAAACTTACTGGTATTTCTACATAACTATTTGGATTAACAGTAATAGTTGAAGACACTGTCCATTTTTGATAATCATCTGAATCAGAAACAGACTGAATTATTATTGTGTCGCCAGATTTAATAACAGAAAGGAACACATCAACGTCATTTGACAAGTTGTCTAAATGACTAACATTTATTTGTGTTGCGCTTGTTTGACTATTATTATTCCAAATTAAATATCCAGAACCAGGATTGCCACTTGTCGTTCCAGTTTTTGCAGTATAGTTGTAGAAGCTGGAAGATAATCCGGCAGCGCCTTGGGCTCCTTGAGCTCCTTGGGCGCCTGTGGAACCTTGTGATCCAGTTGCGCCAGTGGCTCCTTGTGGACCGGTTGCACCTTGGGGGCCAGTGTCTCCCTGGGAACCCTGGGGACCTGTTGCGCCTTGGGCGCCAGTGTCACCTTGTGGGCCAACTGCACCTTGGGCGCCAGTTGCACCCTGCGGACCTTGCGCTCCAGTAGCTCCCTGAGAACCTTGAGGACCTATTGGTCCTTGAGCTCCTTGGGGTCCTATGTCTCCTTGTGGACCCGTTGAACCCTGAGCTCCTGTAGCTCCTTGTGGGCCAACATCACCTTGGGGACCTTGAGGACCAGTTGCCCCTTGAGCTCCTTGCGCGCCTTGTGGGCCCTGGGGGCCAATATCTCCTTGTGACCCTTGGGCACCGGTAGCACCTTGGGCTCCAGTTGCTCCCTGTGGACCAGTATCACCTTGCGGACCTTGAGATCCCGTGGATCCCTGGGAACCCTGTGGGCCAGTAGCTCCAATTGCTCCCTGTGGACCCTGCGAACCAGTTGCCCCAGTTGACCCTTGGGGACCAACATCGCCCTGTGGGCCAGTTGCACCCTGAGCACCCTGGGGTCCAGTTCCGTCTAATTGAACAAAGTTTGTGCCATCTTCAGTATATTCCCACCTGTCTAGACTTTCATTCCAACGCATTGAAACTGTTGGAGATGATCCACGCAACACCGCAATGCCAGAATTTTCTGTTGGTGAGCCAGTAGAAAAGTTACTGTTAAGGGTAATTATATTATCAGCTAAATTAATTGTTTCGCTGTTGATTGTGGTTGTTGTGCCTGATACTGTGAGATCACCTGATACAATTAAATTATCATCAATTGTTGTTGTGCCACCGGCGGAATCAATTGTTAAGTTACCAGTCGAAGTATCTATTTCATTAGATGCTGTAACACCTATTCTAATGGCATCAGCTGTGACTCCAGCAAAAGTTGGATTGTCGGTCGTACCTACTGCTTGACCAATACCTATTGTAGCAGTGCTGCCTTCCGATGGCGTATGCGTTATTGACACTCCCGTGCCAGCAGATACATCAACCATATAATTTCCGGTTGTATCGGTTCCAAGATCAATAGCATCAGCAACCCACAGTGATCCGTTGTACTTAAGAAACTCCCCAGAGTTAGGTGAAGGCAAACTTACGTCATGAAGTTCATCAAGTTCGTAACCGTTTTGAGTAGCAACGTAGATAATACCGTTGTTAGTAGCTCGAACAACAACACCAATAAAAACTAAATGGTCAGGGGCGCTGGGTTTAGTAGTAGTAAATGCCCCATTTTCTCCCAACCACAAGATATCGCCAGCCGTATATCCAACAGAAAGATCAATACCATCAACATAGCCACGGGTAATAACAGGTCCGTTGTTGCCAGCGGTAATGTTAGCACCGGCTATACCAACAGTTTTTGCCGAAGTAGTATCACTGTTGTTATCAGCCCTTTTTACTGTGGCATGGTCTCCTGTGGCGCCAAATAGATAAACGCAAGTACCGGTCGTAATGGTTGTGGATTCTGCGTTACGGACATATGACACCAACGGCTGATGACTGTTTACCCATGATGAGCCATTATAAGAAAGACCTTGGAACTCTTCAGGAGACGTAATAACAGCATCAGATAAATCATTCAATGCTCCAGCTACACCACTAGCACCCTGGGGGCCTTGAGCACCTTGAGCTCCCTGAGGGCCGGTGTCACCCTGTGGTCCCTGTGCACCTGTAGCGCCTTGGGCACCTGTAGCGCCTTGGGGGCCCACATCTCCTTGTGGGCCAGTTGCCCCCTGGGCACCTGTAGCGCCCTGTGGACCAGCGTCCCCCTGGGGACCCTGTGCCCCAGCGGAGCCTTGTGGACCCTGAGCCCCTTGTGCTCCTTGTGCTCCCTGAGGGCCAGTTGCTGTTGCCGGTGCAAATTTTGTACCATTATAAACTAATGCTTGACCATTAGTTGCACCAGTTGTATCTACTTCTATATTATCAATAAATAAAGTAGTTAATTTAACTGTCGAAGGTAAACTAATCGCAAAAGAACCAGAGGTTTCAGTAACAGTAATCTGATCTGTTGTTCCAGTAATTCCAGTAATTAATTTTGCAGTAACTATAGTATTGGAAGCGTTTTTATAAAATATTTTTCCATCGTTATAGTTTATTGCTATTTCACCATGAGTTAAACTGGAGGGTACGGACGTAGAGGTACCTGAATTTTTTAGAACAAGAGTATTGGCCATTAAAAACCTCTATAAACATAGATAAAGTAAGCGCTTTATACAACAATAGTAACATATTTTTTATGTTTGCGCTAGTTAAAGCTGATTTGATTTAAGTAGTTAAGTCTTACTATTTTAATAGTGGATGGGAGTCTTATATGCGGAATTTTATTGGCAATTTACTTAGATTATCAACAGTTTGTATTGCTATTGTTGGATTCTTTGCACCAATGAATGTTAGGGCGACATCGGAAAACATTTTAATTAATGGAAATTTTTCAGCAAATGGTGGGGGGTGGACCGGAGCCAACGGCGGAGCAGGATGTTCTGGTGGCTCTCCAAGCTTAGGGCTTTGGGCGGCTTCTCAATTAACATTTAGTTATGTCCAAAACTCTGTAACACAACAGGTTATTGTTCCTTCTCCATCCAATTTAGAACTATCATTTCTTGCTAGTAGTGAATGGGGTGGAACATACAGTGCCACCCTGTCTGACTCCAATGAGTCAGATACTACCGGAGTATTAACCGCCGGAGTGATTCAAGCTTCTACTCTACAAATAACAACAACAGAACAAAATGAACTGGTTACTGTTACTTTTTCTGGCGTAGACTCTCTTTTTTGGGCTGGATGCTATGGGCCAGTAATTAAAAATGCATCACTCATAGCAACAACAACTGAACTTTCTATGTTCGCAAAAGTTTGGGAAAACCAAATATTAACACTAGAGGCGCCAGAAGGATCAGTGTTTACTGGCATAACATTTATGTCCTATGGAACTCCAACTGGCGAAAATGAAAACTATGCAGTAAATCAAAGTTGCCATGCAACGTTAAGTGGTGAACAGCAGGCACAATTTCTTGGACAAAATACTCTAGTTATTGGTGCGAACAATAGCGTTTTTGGTGATCCATGTCCAGGCACCGGTAAATGGCTTTCGGTCACTGCTACATATTCAGCGCCTACTCCAACTACAACTACTACAACCACAACCATTCCTCAGGGAAGTTATAGTGGTGGAGGTTGTGGGCCATATTCACCCATTTATGTAACGGGTACAATAAATGGTGGTGGATGGGGAAGTGGACCGTTTACAGATGACTCAAACTTTGGCGCTGCAGCAGTTTTTGCCGGACTCATTGAACCTGGGCAAAGCGCATGGCTGGAACCGTATGATGTTAATAACTACCCTTCTTACATTGGCGGCACTAGCAATGGAGTAACCATGAGCAACTGGAATAGCGAATGGTGTGGATTTAATATTAAGATATTTGGAACATCAACGCCCACCACAACTACTACCACAACCACTACACTACCAAAGTTTCTTGGGCAGCCCGCCAATCTAACCACCTTGCTCACCGAAGATGGCTTACTCATAAGCTGGGAGGCAGCAGATGATAATGTTGGAGTGTCCCCTGAAAGATATGCAGTTTCTTGGAGTAATGGCACTTCTGGTTGGGGTGTTGCTACTGGTAATGTGGGCGATCAGACTGCATTAAATACTTCAATTATTTTAAATTATTCATTATTTCAATCTACTGGTGGACTTGATGTTGAATACACGATCTCAGTAAGAGCAGACAATGACACGTTTGGCGTGTACTCACAGACAGCATCTGTTGCTGAAGTTTTAATTTCCATGCCAACAGTGCCCACAACGACTGGACCTACAACAACAGAACCACCAACAACAGAACCGGAAACAACTACAACAACTGAACCAGAAATAGTTGAACCACCAGTGACTGAACCAGAAACAACTCCTCCAGTCGTTATACCACCAGACACTGATCCACCAACAACTGAACCAGAAATAGTAGAACCAGAGCCTAACACACCAGAAGATACCCAACCTGAAGAAACAGTTCCAGAAGACATACAAAATCAAGTAGATGAAATTTTATCTGGTGATTTAACTGAAGAAGAATTTGCTAATGCCGTAGACGAAATACTAACTTCAGCTGACAGTGAAGAAGAATTAGTTGCAGCTGCTACAGAATTATTATCAGGAGACCTTTCGGAAGAACAATTCACCGAAGTTATTGATCAAGTATTCGCAGAAGAACTAAGTGACGAAGCCTTTGCTGAAGTCTTGGATACCGTGTTCGAAGAACCACTGAGTGATGAAGAATTTACTGCAGTCATTGATGCCGTTTTGGATCAACCATTAAGTGACGAACAATTCGAAAATCTAGTTGACGCGTTAAGTAGTGACACAGTTACTGATGAGCAAGTCCAAGAAGCTGTCGATGCAATTATAGAAAATGGAATAACAGAGGAGCAAGCAACTGAGATTGCGACCAGCGCAGAGGTACTATCATCTATCGATGGAGAACAGGCAGCAGAAATTTTTGCTGAGATCCCCATAGAAGAAATAACAGAAGAGCAAGCTTTGGAAATTATTGCTGCGGTGCAAGATGCTCCAACTGAAGTCCGTTCTTCATTTGAAGAAGAAATAAATATATTTGGTTCAGGAAGTCTAAACACTTATGTCCCACTAGGTTCAAATATAAACGTAGGACAAAGAAGAGCCGTTATAGCTGCTGGTGCAGTCATAGCAGTTGCTCCAGTAGCTGGAGCTTCAAGAAGAAGATAATAAACAGGGAGATATAATGAAGAAATTTTTAAAGAAATTAATAGCTGCACTTTACGAACAAGCTTGGACAATAGCTGGAACAATACTAGTTCTCATCACTTTGTCTGGAGATGTTCAATCTTGGGGTATAAAGATTAGCGTAGCTACTTTAATTATAGTTTTATTTGGCGCTGTTATTAAAAAGGAAATGGATGACTCTGATTGATTTTATTTTACAATAAGATCTTCAGGAATAATCCATAACTTACATATAGCGTTAGGTTCTATTTTTCCAGCTACAATTTCGCATCCCTGTCCGCCCATAAAGAACACACAGTTAGAACAAATCATACCTTCTTTAATAAAAGGATTTAATTTAGCAGGAGCATAGTGCGCACCATTTGCTTTGGCTGTTTGATCAAATTTACCAAACATTTCTACCAAATGTTCATAATGATCATACATCATTTTTTGACGAGGATTTAATTTTTCTTCAGGATCATCTGGATCCTCTTCGTCCTCAGGTTCTTCTTCGGGCATTTCATCTTCCGGCATTTCCTCATCATCGCCGCTTGAGTATTCTGATAGCCAATAATTACTCATCCTTGGAACCGCCATTCACAGCGCCTTGCCAAATTGCAGCAAGTCTGCAATACCCGTTCTCTTCGACAGTTTGAGCGACAATTTTGCACATGCCATTACCCTCATAAAATGCGCAATTACCACACTTAACCCCTATGGGAAGATTATCATTTTCAATACCTGGGACATACCCAACCCAAATGCCATTGCCATCATCATTGGCTAGCTTTCCATACTTGCCCACAATACCTATCATGGCGTTTACATACTCAGCCTCTGCTGGAGCAAGCTTTTGATCCATTTCTTCTAAAAATTCTGCTAACCAATAAATAGACATTATTATTCTCCGATCTTTTGCATAAAAATATAGTAACAATATATTACTACATTGTGCCCCTTCTTTGCATCTCTAATCTTCTTCTAGTTTCTTCATCGTCTTGAGCAGAGCCTCTAAAACGAGACACTCCAAATCCCGCAACTCCAAGAGCTCCAGCTATTCCTAACATTTTAAGATTTCTAGCACCATTTGGACCTTGTGTGACCGCAGCAGATAAATCATCGGCTGCAGTTCTAAGTCTGCCTGGGGATTTAACTGGAGCTCCACTAGATGGTCTTGATGGCGTTGGGGCGGTAGACTGTATTGTTGCTTTTGGTGGGGGTGTTGCGTTACCAGACTTAGTAACTTTTTCTGCTGTTTCTCTAGCTTGAGTTGCTGTAGGTGGTGGCGATGGCGTATTTGCAGTGGTAACCGGTCTGCCAACTGGTTTTCTACCTGGAGTTTCACCGGTAGTCACCGTAGGCTGAGAAGGAACGGAGCCTGGAGTTGGGCCGGTAGTTGCCGTAGGACGTGGCCCACCTGCGCCTGGAGTTTCACCGGTAGTCACCGTAGGCTGAGAAGGAACGGAGCCTGGAGTTGGGCCGGTAGTTGCCGTAGGACGTGGCTTTATAAATTCATGTTCATCATACCCCATTACTCCATTTGCTTGTCGCCATGCTATTTGATCTTCAATTGTTGAATATGGGGTAGTGTAACCAGGTTTACCGCGTAAGAGTTCATCCATTTCTGGAAAATTGTTTTTCACCTGCTCAACTGCCTCCATATCCTTTGTGTCAAGAGTGCCTTTGATCAGCAGCTTTTTATTTTCTTCCACTTGTGCTGGATTGGCGGGAGTTCTTCCTGGTTGATCTTTTATTTCCAAACTTTCAGAATCATGCTGTAAATCTAAATATGGACGCCCACTATCATCAACGTAATGTGGATTAAGATAATCTGTGGTGAATCTACCACTTGTTTTCTGAGAAATGGGGGCATTTTTTTCTTCAACGCCTTCTCTTATTGTTTTGCGATAATTAGGATCATATTGATCCTCGAGACGATCAGCGATATCGCTTCCTTCTAAGGCGCCAATAATCCTATCTCTTTCTTCTATGGATTGAGCATAGAAGGTAAAGTGCCGTCCTGATCCATAGCTTGAGCTTGTTTTAAATCCTATATCATTTTCTCCTAGTAGTTCAACTAATCTCAAAGTATCATTAGGATCAACAAATTTTGCTACATCATCAATATTCTCTCTACCTCCGTTTAGGAGGAATTTATACAACCATTTTTGGCGATCTTTTTCACTCATATTCCTAAGGTTAACTCCAAGAGCACTTGTTCTTTTCTCAAAATTCAAGTAAAGTTCTTGATCAACAACATCAACGCCTTTCGTTATCCCCCCTGAGGGATCCCTGAGTTTTAATCCCAACTTTGCGTAAGCTTCTTCTTCCGTGAGCTGCGCCTTAAGATCTGCGTGTAATTTCCATCCGTGATTAGTATTGACTCCATGTGCTTGATTTTTTGAGTTGACAAAGTGATTAGATTCAAATGCATTGTTTCCACTCATATTTGGGGCTGAATAGCCCTTTGGATAATATTGCTTTACTTCATCTAAGTTTGTCAAAGGCATTTTTACGTCAACCTATACACTTTCTAGAGCAGAATCTTTCATTATTATGCTCATAAACCATACCACGTTGGAGTTCTCTACTGCATGTGGGGCAGGTAAAGGATCTACCCTTTAATCCTACATATAGGATTGGCTTACCTGGTTGTTCTACTTTAAGAGTAGCTACAGGTGAATTCGAAACATTTTTCTTTGCGGGCTTTTTACCGGCCATTTTAACTCCTTACATATTTTTAATACATCTAGGAGTATAGTAATTATATTTTGGTAGCAAGTACACCAAGGTTTGGCATACGTTTTCCAAAGTCATTTTTTGTTTCTTCAGGAAGAATGTCGTCATCAATATCGTATAGCCAGACTCCTGCATCAAAACCTTCAGCTGTCATTCCAAAAGCTTCAAAATCCTTTATTAACTCTTGCTGGGACCACATACTCTGGTGCTGCTGAAGAATGTTAGAGTCACATCTACTTGCCGGTGTAAATATTAGTGCTCTCATAGCTCTAAAGGAAATTTCACCGTTAACCCACATTTGGATTAGTCTTCCAATGTCTGTTTGGACTACTCTAATTGTTCCACCAACTTTAAGCTTTCTGTGCATATGAAGTACAAATTTTTTATAATCTGTTACGGGAATATGCTCTAACGTATGGGAGAGAAAAAATTCATCTACAGTATTATCTTGACAGAATGAATCCAAATCCATAATATTAGCTTTGATATCACATACTTCTGCTAGGTTTACTGTTTTGTAATCTGTATTGCATCCAATACCGCCTAGATTAAATTTTAATGTACTCATATCAATCTTCTTTCTTGTGTAAATTTAAAGATAACCATTCCATGTGGTATAAAGTCTTTGGAAGAATGTCTGGCTTGAAATCATATTTCCATAAACAATATGGGAAACTTACTTGATCTTGATAAGACCATGTGAGATTTTGCTCATGCCACAACTCACCAATTTGTCTAACCTTTTCATTAGTCATATCTCTTGCAGAGAGACCACAAGCGTACAGTCCGTAATTTTCAGGAAAACCTTCTGATCTATAAAAATCACACTGAGCATCAAGAGGTTCACTTGCATACTTGGGAGGCCTAATTGTAGCTTCGCCATAAGCACAGTATCTTCCATTTTCAACAGCAGCATCGGGGTGTAATGATGCAACAAATCCATTATTCATAAACTGCATTATTTCATCTACAAAATTTGGATTAATGATTTGCATTTCTCCATCTATCCAAATCATATATTTATAATTATTTAGAATCGGAATAGAGTGCGGATTTAACTTAGGTCTCTTTGCTCTACGTCTATTGTCCAGGTGACTATCACATTCAGGTAAAAATTCTATCTTCCATGGACTTGGAATTTCGTTAGGGGAATTTCCATCTGTAAAGAATATATAATCAACTCCTAGCAAAGGAGGCTGCCTAAATGCATAGTCGTACCCACCAGTTACGGCTGTACAAATAACTGTATTCCCAAACCAATCGTCTACCATATCATAACTTTCTTGCATCTATTTTTAATAAATAATCTTGATCAATTACAGATTTTTCTGCATCTACTTTTAGTAGGCCAAACTCATCTGCTTCAACTACATTAATAACTTCAAGTCCTAAATTCTTAAAATCATCAATTAACATTCTACTAGTTAATCCCACATAATGAAAGTCGTACTGATTTGTTTGTCCAGCAAAAAATATTTGTTGCATTGCTCTATCACCCTCAAGAGAATTCAAATTCAATAACTGCCTACAGGCATTAAGAAAATCTGGAACTTCAATTCTGATGAGACCACCTGGCTTAAGTATTCTACACCATTCCTTAAGAGCGCTTTGATATTCTTTCCAAGAAAAATGTTCTAAACATTCAGAACTAAAAACTATATCTGCATGATTGTCAGGTAGTGGAATGTCTCTAGCATCGGCAACAATGTCAACGTCATAACATTTACCATCTGTTGCATGTAAATAAAATGGATCTATATCTACATGTATCCAATCTGGACCTATATAAGTTCTAGTTCCTATGACTACTTTGATTCCATCGCCTTTTGGGATACTTTCGATTCTCATAATATTTACCTATAGTTTACTGTGACTGGATAAGGCATTGTTTTAATCAAACGATCAGTATACTTATAACACAATGGATGAAATATTTCCAATAGAATCTCTCCCCATTCAATTGGGTATCTTGTAACAACTGTATCTGCGGCTTCTCTCGGAGACGTTGCAGGATATGCTCTAAGTCTTTCTAATTTTTGATCCATTATTTCCAAAAGATTGTTATACCATTCATTCGTAAATTGAGTGTTTGGTTTGAAGATATATAAATCATTTGTCATTAACTTATCCCAATGCTGACCTAACCATGGTCTTTGTTTTGGTGTAACGCTCAATTCACCCTCATCTTCAGGGGCGCCAATTCCAAAAGCGTCACTATTTTCTAATTCATTGAAATATTTATTCCAATTCCATGAACATGGCTTCACATCACTATAGCCACCGCCGTAATGATGCATAAAGTATGTTCTTAGATAGTCAGCTTTATGTACGTCTGACAAATACTGAAATCCTTCATGAAGTGGATGATCAGGAAGTATGTATTCAATAAGGTTATCGTTATTGACAAGAATAACATTAACGCCAGAATTATTAATTAATGACTTTATTCCATTAATTCTATTTTGATTCATTAAAGTATTATTATGTCCAACCCAAAAACAATATATATTTCTTTGCATAATATTATCCTTTATTTTGCGGAGAGGGTGGGATTTGAACCCACGGACATTCTTTCAAACGTCGACATCTTAGCAGGATGTTCCATTCAACCGAACTCTGGCACCTCTCCAGTCCTATTAGGGAACAAGCCCTGGGCGCTCTACATCTTCCATTAAACGAGTTCTACTCCAAGCTCCACAAGAATTACAATACCACTGCTGGTATGCGCCTGTCTGAGTATATCTTTGGCCTCTCTTCTGCAAATCATCGGATCCACATGTTGGGCAATTACACTCACCTTCATATACGTTTAGATTCGGGTGATTATTCATCCATGGGCGCAATTTCATATAGACGTTTCTCAATAGGTCTACGTCCTGCTTAGCGTACTTTGTCATTAACTTCCAACACTTTAGGTCGCCACGCATACAACCAGCCCAAGTTTCAAAGCCACCAGTATCAACTTTTCTGCCAACTCCCAAATGCTGACCAAGATGATCTAGTCTATTGCTGTTAAACATGAAATATTTTCTAGCAACCTTTAATGTATCAACTTGTCTAACTGGTGAAGTTGGACCCATGTTATGGGAAATAAATCTTGCATTAGCTTTACGCATATCGAACTTATCGCCGTTATGCGCAATAGCTATGTCAGCTTCATTCAGTAAATCCCAAAGCTTCTTAACTACATGAAAATCATTTTCCGGATTCTTTTTGTACTCTTCAGGAAAATCTATAAGAGAGCAAACATGGGTAGACTTTTCGTGCTCCCATCTATATGAAACACACAACATGTACCATTCACGTTCGTGTTCAATAACATTCTGCTCATAATGACCCCAAACATAACTTAGGTTGGGAGCTGTCTCTATATCATAGTATAAAATTTTAGCCATTCTAGCACCGTCTTTTCAATTGGGTAGAATCAGTTTGACGCTACATAATAGTCATACATTATAACACAAATGGTGGTGCGATGCTCACAATGTCACATCACACCACCATTATATAGGTAATTATGTATTTAATACTTTTAATATCAAAAAAAATAATTTTTGAAGCTGATCTTCCATTACAGAAAGTATTATCTCATTATCGTCACCAAGAGTTATTTTAACTATATGGCCATTAATTAATGATCCATCTCCAGTTATCATTGGTGTCTGAGCTGTGATCTCAATATTTTTTATTGCCGGCATAAAGCCAGAAAAAATTTCATCCATTACTTTTTCTTTTTCTTTTTAAAGGTAGCAACATTCTTTGGAGATTGCCCTTTAACACCTTTCGATGGAGTACCTTGAGATCTTTTTCTTTGAACCGCACTTCTTCTTTGTGAAGAAGACATGGAGTTAGCTTTGGCAACTGGCACGCATTTAGCGTACCCGCCACCTTTACCTGATGTCCCGCATGGTTGCCATTTGCCATTCTTTTTTGGCGCACCAATGTTTACCCATTTCTGATTAAACCATTTAGTTAAGCCAACGCCTTTGGGTCCGGCCATATTATATCACTTCTTTTTACGTGGTGCCGAAGTAGTTCCCCAAGTTCCACCCATTGATTTATATTTTTTTGCAGCCCATGCATTAGCATATGCGCTAGGGTAAACATCAAACTTAGACTTAGCTAATGATTTAGCTTGACTCCATAGTTTTGGATTTTTTGGAACGTTTCTCTTTGCGGCCATCAGTCTTGGTCCTGATCATATACTCCATAGCTATTACCAGTTGGCTTCTCTTTATCCTTTAAGCCATTCGCTGCCAGAACACCCGACAGGCATCCTGAGAGGAATAATACAATCGGAACAAGCAGTGAGTCGATAAATGCTTTATCATTTGGTGACTGCTGATCAATTGGCTGGGTAACAAACACGAGTGCGTACATAACGCCAATAACTATGACAGCAAAGGTGAACGCTAAAGTTGCTCCTACAAAGAAAACCATTCTAGCTTTTATTTCACTATTCGTATATCTTTTTTTTACATTATTCATCCTGGTATACTCCCATAAATATCTTCTGGACACGTTCCAGAGGCATTACAAATAGGTGGTTTACAATCCGCAGTCTCCCAATTTACTGGATCCTGACAAGGGTATCGATATGAGTCACTGCAACCACTCAAAAGACCCATGCAAAAGGCTCCAATAATTGCAGTTAAAGTAAGTATTATTTTTTTCATCAGAACATTTTATCCCATGTTATTGGACCAACAACACCATCAGCCTTAAGACCATTTGCTGCTTGCCACTTTTTAAGGGCCTCAACTGACTTTGGACCAAAATCACCATCAGCTTTTGCGCCAATAATTGCTTGAACCAACATAGCCGAAGCGCCTTTGGAACCAAGCTTAACTGGTTGGCCGGGATACTTAAACTCCATAGGCCCAGCTTCAACGGCACCGCCAGATGGCTTAATAGCCTCAACAGGAGCGGCAGCAGATCCGTCAGGAGCTGCATCACCTAGGCAGTATTGCCAGTGCCAAGCTTCGAACTCTTTAGAGTTCTTGTCGCTTGTCTGGAGATAGAATCCCCACTTTGGAGCGTTAGCGCACATCCATTCAAAACATGCACCGCCCATGCTTGCAGTTTTGCCAGCTGCGTCTTTATAGCCGAGATCAATTGCGATACCCCAACCGTGGTTAGATCCCTTAAGTCCAGTGGGATCAGGAGCAGCTGAAGGGGCCTTACCTGGCTTAAGGTACCAAGTCTTACCCTCATATTGACGTGTCACCTGAGGCTTGCGACCCTGATCAGTTGTAGTATAGCGATCCATAAACATGGATAGCTGGCCCTCAAAAGAACGGTAATCGCCAACATTGACCAGCTTGTATCCGGCAGCAAGTGCTGCGTCGTACATCTTGTCAAACTGTGCAGCCACCGGGGCATACATCTGTCCACCAGTTTTTACCTTAGCCAACAAATTAGCTGGAAGTTGTCCATTTTTATGGGCCTTTAATGCTGTAGGAACAACGAGTTTAATATAAGGGTATATCACAATAATCTCCTATTCACTTCTTCTTTTTAGAAATTTTTCTTAACGTTGTAGCCAAATTAGCTTGACGTACTGTTCTTGTATCATATTTTTGTGGATTCTTTTTTACGGCAGCTGCGAAACCGGCTACTGTCATTTTTCGCTTTTTAGCTTTAGCGGTAAAGGCGCCAGGTCTTTTGATTGCCTTTTGGATCCATTTTTTATCAGCTGGTTTTGCCATTTCTTAAAACCTTTCGATTTAAAATAAACATTGATATGCCTATAGTAATCAGAAAAGCGCCGATACCCATAGATGACTTAGTATCTCTGCCGGTTAAAGGAAGCTGTGCCTGCACTGTGGTGTCCACTCCATGATCGTGACTACTATGGTCGTGTACTGTTGTGGTTGGCTCAACCAATACAGGAGCTTCTGTGCTCGTAGTTGTTTCTGGCACAGTTGTTGGAGCTTCTGTGACTGGGACCGTTGTTGGGGCTGGAGGATCCCACAAAACTGTTATTGAAACTACTTTTACAACACCATTAACCGTTGCGCTAGCTGTATATACAGCCGTGCCCTGTGATGCCGTGTTAACAGTAATATTAGCCACCCCGCTTGCATCGGTTGTTGCAGTAAAAGTCTGTCCAGAATCTGGACCAGAAGAAACTGTCATAGACACTGTGACACCAGCTTGTGGCACACCTGCTAAAGTTTGAGCTGTTGCTGTAATAGTAATTGGCTCACCTGCACGAGGGGTTGCAGGACTATATGATAGTACGAATGAACTTGGTAGGGATACGCTTCCGCCACCAATGGATACTGCTTTGCGCGATGCTGTCATATCAGATGAATCATTTGGATTATATGGATAGTCAACAAGAGTCTTTAGTGTGCCGACATTACCGGTAAAATATCCATGCCAACAAGCTGCAACTAATGTATTGCTTAATCCAAAATCATTTGTCCCATCAGTCGTAGCTTCTGGTCCACCATTGCATCCTCCATTATTATAAACGGCGTTGGGAAGTAATGCTGTCAACCACCCATAGGAACCGGCATTGGCAAAAAGACCGCCACCACCATTAACAAAGTCAGCTATTTTCTCTGCATTCGATGTAAATATTGCTTCAGTGCCGGATGTGCGATTCCAGTTATCTGGTATCCATAATACGGCTGGAGGATTAGAAGTAACTGTAGTGCTAAAGAAAGTATTAATTTCTGAATCTGTAATATAGAAATCTATCTGTGGAGCAGTAGGAAACTCTGCTAGAAATTGTGTGCTTAACTGACTGGACCAGTTGGAGCCACAAGAAGTTGTAGTGGCATTTGAGCCAATGATAGCAATGTGTCCGTTGCTTAGGTTTCTGGAGCCGTCATGCACTTTCTTCAGAACCTTTGCGATGTATTGTCCAGTGCTTTCCCACCCCGAATGGCATACTGGGTCCATTCCATCTAGAACGATTGGTCCACCACCACCACTGGTGGCTAAAGCTACTGGAGCTTGACCTGCTGGATTAATAAATAACCCTACACCTATAACAATAAATAATGCTGATAAAATATTTTTAATTCTAGACATATCTCCCTCGTCTTCTAGTTGTCCGCAGAGGATATAGTAATCTAAGAAAATAAAAAAGAGGGCTATGACACTACAGCCATAGCCCTCTTAAGTAGGAAGATTACTTCTTCTTCTTTTTATTCATGATAGCTTTTTGTATAAAAGGTGGAAGTTTTTTTTGAGCTGGAGTAAGACCAGCTGTTTTTTTTGAAGCCACCTTTTTGGGGACAGCTGCCTTCTTCTTCATAGCCATAACTATTCCTCTAATCTTAACTAAGACTGAAAATCAATTTCAGTACATCTTCTTGCCACCCATTTTCTTGGAACCGCCCATCTTCTTGGAACCGCCCATTTTCTTGGAACCGCCCATTTTCTTGGAACCGCCCATCTTCTTGGAACCGCCCATCTTCTTGTTTCCTACGTGACCAGCCATAATTACACCTCCTCTTTTTTCTTCTTGTTTTCACTTGACTTACGATAGTGCCACATCATGTGATCATGCATTTGATCATCCACTTTGTCAACCTGCTCGTCTACATGATCTATTTTGTGATGTAGATTAATTATTTCATCTTTGACATCTATTAACATTGTCGCAACAACATTGTGATCATTTTTGTTTTCTTTGCGACCCTTTTGAACCAGGGCCATCAGTATCCCACCAATAGCGGTTATTATTGCAACAATGACAGCTTCCATCTCAAGATCCTTTAACCCATTTTTTGGAGGGAGACTGAGTTTTACTGGGACTCCATTTAACTTTATTGGCCCAGTATGCTGCAGACATAGGTCCTTTAGATATATTCTTAGCGTGGCGTGAGGCAAAAGCCTTCCTCTGACCAACGGTTTGATTAGTCTTTACGCCCTGCTGACCAAAGCGAATTGTCTTAACTTTGCCACCAGATTTAGCTACAACAATGTGAGACTTAGTTGGATGACTAGGTGTTCTTTTTGGTTTATTAAAACCGCTTACCCCAGCTCTTGCTAAGCGTGGATCCTTTTTAGCTGCCATTACTTTTTCTTTCTACGCTTTTTATTTTTTAAAACAGGACCATTAGATTTTTGATTATTTGTACCCATTCTTGGTCCACTTATATAAATAAATTTTTTCAAAGCCATTATTTTTTGCGCTTCTTTTTCAATCTACCAGCTGATGATATTGCAATAGCGATTGCTTGCTTCTTGGACTTAACTACCGGACCACCCTTACCGGAATGCAGGGTACCTCTACCGTATTCACCCATAACAGACTTAATCTTTTTTTGATAAGCTGTCTTTTTCTTACTTGCCATTTTTATTTTTTGTCCAATGGCTTGAATATTGTCCACCAGTTTTCTTGGTGTCGATAACATTCATAACAGAATCTTTGAGTAATTTGTAATAATTCTTCTCTGAGGATGTTTTACTACCCCAACCTTTATCGGCCATAATTAACCACCTTATCAATAAAAAAAGACTAGTTATATAGTAACATTTCTGCTGCCATATAACTAGTCTAAAAAATAGTTTAGTATATTTTACTTATTTTTATTTTGGTTTTTTTGCATATTCTGCTTATAGGTTGCCGGCTTTTTTGCTGAAGGCTTCTTTGCAGAATTGCTTGTTTGCCCTTTTGGTCTACCAGGCTTTTTGGTAGCAGGCTTTTTGTCTAGACAAGTTTCGGTATCAGATACAGGCTTTTTGTCATCTAAATCACTACCTCCAACCTTTGGCTGCTCAAACTTTATAACTGGTTCTGCGACTGAATTGGCAGATGTAGTTGGTTTAGTCTGAAAAACAGGGGTTGGTGACTGCTTCTTTTTTGGAAACAGCAATTTTCTTGCAAGCTTTTTAATTAGTTTCATTTTATCTCCTATTACTTTGTACCTTGCTGTGATTCTTTAATGAGCATATAGCGCTCACCAGTTTCTTTCGAAGCCAAAGAAAAACCATAAGCGACAGCTTCTTCAACTGCTGCCGTAAGAGCTTCTTTGTCGACAAAAGAAACACCATGCAAAGGTATGGTAACCCCTGCATAGACATCAATATTTTCAAAGTTTCCAATATTGATTTTTCTATTTACCCCACATATTACTATGGGGGAGCTTGTTAAGGAAATTTCATTACTCAAAAGATTAACCACCTGATCTAGAGGAGAATCGCTAGACTGCTCCATTGCTGTTTTAGTTATTTTAGGCATATGCGTTTACGAATCCGTTAATTATTTCTAAAGTTTTAGAAGACTGCTCTTCCATTGACATGTTGTCTGTATTAATTATAGCAGAAGCTATTGCTTTTACCAAGTCACATTCTTTCTCTGACTTATGAGATGCTTGAGCTTCTGTCATTACAGCCCCATCTCGCTTAATCATTCTTTCATTTCTAGTATCGTCTGAGGCATCAAAGTAGATAACTACTCCATTTGGTTGACTTAGAATCTTATTAGCTTCATTTTCAAACCGAACATCGGAAATAATTATTCCAACAGGAAGCTGATTATCCTCATAAGACTCAGTAGATATTATTGCTCTATGAATTCTGGAAGCTTTATATATAACCCATTTAGCAAAGCACTCGGGGTCATATAGGCGACACAAATCTCCTGCCTTCTGCAAGAAACTTCTTGGCTTTAATGGCTCCTGTTCTATTGGCAAGCTGTACATCTGTTCGACTAGATCAGTGAAATGTTTGTAATCCGGTATATTACCTAAAGCATTTCCGCCAAATAAATCAAACAAAACTTGGTGGATAGAGAACAGTTGACGATCTTTTTGACGAAGACCCAGCGTAGTTCTCTTAATAGAAGCTATTTCATATAATGGTAGAGTAAAGAATATATGATCCCATATAACGGCGTTATTAATGGGGTTTACCGACGCCTTAGGAACTATACTCTCAGCCACTGAAGTCTTGCCACTAGCAGCTTTGCCTGCTAGGCCAACAATTAATGGGTATTCTTTATAATATTTTTTTTCTAACATGATGGACTATATTATAGCAGTTATATCTTGGAAATGTGTTCTTTTCTTAGTTCTAATTCGTCAAGAAATGCATTTGCTAGAGCGTCTGGCTCCCAGACAAACGATCTTTTAACTTGTACAACTCGAAAATTGAACTCATCTTTGATCTCTTCTATTGTCATTAATAGTGGAATTAAAGTTGGATTTTTACATTTCCATCTTCCATTAACCTGATTGGCTACAACGGCTGAATCAGTATATATTATTGGATCAGCCAGATCTGCCATAGAACAAATAAGCAGACCAGCTATAACCGCCTCGTATTCAGCTTCATTATTTGTTCTTGGCCCAAGGCCTCTGGCAAATTGAGCTATTTTTTTTCTATTTCTATAAACCACAGCGGAACACGCTGCCTCACCAAATTTCTTTTGGCCTTGACCTCGTGATGCACCATCGCAAAAAACTTCTATATTCATTTAACACCGTTTTCAGTTTGTTTTAAGTAAAGAATATATGTCAAGAAGCATGTTTTCTATCTCTTGCCTGCTATATAGTTCTCTGTCTTGAGAAGATATTTCAAACAAAAAGTTTTCAATTTCTGACCTTAAATCAGCTATTTGCTCCTGAGTCAATTCTAATGTCATATTTTATTCCGTATTTTTTGGCGGTGTTAACAATATTTTTTTCTTGAGATTCTGAGGACACTTGTATGGTTTTACTCAACAAGTATCTATCGCCCTCATACTCTACTTGTATTGGAAAATTTAAATCATTTCTTTTAGAAGAATAAAACTCTTTAGATGATCCAACACTTTTATAGTAACCTATAAACATATATTATCCTTTTAGTATGTATTAAAAAAATCTGACTCCATAAATGAGCCCTTGTCTTCTCTAAATGAAGCTACCTGCATAGACTGTATTTTATCCATAAGTTTTCTTGCGGATTCAGATGCAATTCTTGCTGCAGATTCCATAGCTTCTGCTAAGTTAACAATCGCCTCACAAGTTACTAGAGCAAAATATTCATCCTCCGCAGCGTCCATAGCTGCAGCTTCTCTTTCTGCTTCATTCTTTCCTACGCGATTTGATTTGTAAACCTTTTTGTACTTCCCTTCCAAGATCTTGTATTGGGCTCTAGATATTCCGGCAAATCTTGCTGCTCTACCGTACACATTAGATGTTCTTGCTACAAGAGAAGCTATTTTTTCTATGCCCAAATCTACAACATCAGTTTCTGGAATTTCAATAAAGTATTTGTAAGAATTATTATTATCATTGTACGCATCTATAACCTCTTTCAATTGAGGCCCTAGAAATTGCTGCAGCATTTCTTGAAGTTTTTCAAGAGTTGAACTGTTCATTTATTCTCCATTTTTAATAGATAGTAAAGTTCTTCATACGAGAACTCGTCCTCTAGAAGTATTTGTTTTACTTTTTCCCTAACCTTAGAGAGGTGCTCTCTTACTGTATTGGGGTGCTCATTGACAATTTGTGAAATTTGACTCGATCTTTTACCATCGACATATCTCCATTTCAAAAGCTGCCTTTCCTGTATCGACAGTTTATCAAATGGACCTTCTACATTCTCTCCTAATACCCAGAATTCATCTATTCTATCAGTTGCCATCAATCTTTCCATACTATATTCTATTGGATCAGCCTTAAATCCAACAACATAATCTTCGTCGCTTTCGTCACTTGTAGCCTCGTCATCCAGCAAAGGGAATGTTTTTCTGCCTAACTGATCAATTAAAAATGTATCTACATTTTTCTTTAAGAGATAAAAAAAATAGCTATACAAAAATCCACTAAATGGTATTGGCCCTTTTGCTGAATCCTTCCTCTCATATCTTGCTACGCACTGAAAGAATGTCATGTAGACTGTTTGCCTAATATCTTCTTCGTCACCATATCTTTTTGTCATATAATGAATGCCCCGCATTGTTTCATTAACTATTTTTAAATTACTACTGCTTATTTTATTTTTCATGAGAGCAAATCTAGCAGAAGGCTCTTTTATAAAAAGAGAAACAAATCTTCTGATATCATAATCGTTTAAATTAAATTTTCCATAGTATAATAAAGAAATATATTTAGTCAAGAAATTACTAAAAACTTTCAACAATTCTTCTTGAGATTTTTGAGAACCCTTTTTGCTATCAGATATTAGTTTCTGCATTTCCTCTTCAGCTAAGGAATAGTACTGTTCTTTGTAGCTTGTCATTTTTTTCCTTCCCAGTGAACTATATACTCACTGTAATAATCCCTAAAGTCTTCATAAAAGATAATATTAGGAACCTCTAATTCTTTCATGAAGTTCTTTGCGTCGTTTGAATATTTACTTATTACGCAAGTAAAGTTTTCAAATTCATCTGGATAATATCTTTTAAATCTTTTTAATTTAATTTTACTTTTATCATCTAGGTAGCCCTTTATTTCTACCCAATCATGATTTCTATTCAAAAGAAAATCTGGTGTATAACCCCTGGTTCCCCTTTTGATTGGAAAAGAAAATACGGTAGGTTCAAATTCAAAATCAATTTTATAAATCTTCAATACCCTAACAAAATTTGCTTCCCAACTAGAACGAACATTCATGTCTATATCTTTTCTGTAACCAGTCTTGGTATACTGATATGCATTACCTTTTTTCCTGGAAATTACCGCATCGTTTTCAATAATCTCAGAATCAACAGATTTATTCCTAATATTTTTTAAGTTTGGATGTTTCTTGAAAGAAGATTTCTCCAAAAAAAACTGTTCTGGGTTGACAATCGGTATGTCCATTGTGTATCCTTTACGTATCAAGATAGTTCGTAGATAAATTATACACTATCCTGATAAAAAAATCAAAATAGGTTGGAAATCCAAAAGAAAGAGAGTATACTGTTCACCATGAACACACTAAAAACAATCATCAACAGCATCAATCAGACAATCAACGAAGAGATCATTGACGACATGACCAAGGTTCTTGGTGTCGACCATCAGTCGGCTGTCAAAATGGTAACTGAGTTTGAGGATTTCGACCTTTGGCTCTCTGCTGAGGAAAATCCTGTAACTGATTTCTGATAGTTGCTTTCCCAACAAAAAGGGCCGGGGGAAACCCCGGTCTTTTTTGTTATCCATTATTCTTTTTGTTCCTAAAAACACCTGTTGGGCAAGCTCCGCTTTTAGCGTGATCGCAGTATGAGCATATGCGCACATTGGATGTTGGCGTAAAGTTAGTGTCATTGATTATTTTAGTTATAGAACTAATCAATTTTAACTTTACATTTTCAATATCTTCACTAGTAAAAAGGTGACCTTTTTTCTTGCCAGATCTTAGATAGTGTAATTCCGCATAGATTTCTTTTTCCGGAAAAATATTATGCATAGCTAGAGCGTATATTCCTAGTTGCAGATTATTTGGCACGTCTTTTAGGGCAACTTCCCATTTTCCTGTTTTATAGTCTACAATATTAACTCGATCCCCAATAACATCCACCCTATCAATGAAACCAAGTATTCGATAGCATCCAATAATAAAATCAAATGCTAACTCTTTTTCATATATGTTAAACTTTTTATCGTAATATTCATCATAGAATTCCTGCAAGATGACAGATCCGACAGATATTAAATCTTTTGGTATATTATTATCTGGATCCCAAATGGGAATATTTTTATTATATTCCTGCTCTAACTCATTGATGTCTAGAGACTTGTCATTATCTAATACATTCTCTAGTACAGCATGAACTATGTTCCCTAGTACTGCGGGAGGATTAAATGCTCGTGGCTCCTTACAAATGTACGAATAAAAATATTTAGCGGGACACTGCTGATATGTATCTATTCTAGAATATGAGAAATCAACTAAAGCTAGCGTCTGCAAATCCGTTAGATCATTATAACTTTTAATTTTAATTAAACTCAAAGACAACTCCTAATTATTGTTCATTTGGGTCATAAATTAATTGACCATTTTGATCGAATTCTCTTCCTATTTCATCAATAGTATGACCAGTATTTTTATTGATATAGGCTCCCTGTCCAATTGGGATCCATCCAGTTTCACCTAATTCCATATGATCATCTTCTTCATAGGGCCACATTTTCCCCTCCTATAGAAACGGATACGTCGGTAATATCATCTGCATTTAAATAGTAATGCACAACAGTCAATAGATCTTTAAGGTCATTTTTTGTTAGATAAAAGCCGACACACGTGCATTGAATAAACAATCTATCGTCGTATCCATAAGTTGAATCAGAATACTCTGTTAGTTTTATATTTCCTTTTTGAACAACTGCGGGTAACATTTTCACTCCTCGTATATAGTTATTGGATTCCAGCTTGGGTCATCCAATTTTTCTCGCATATCTTTAACGTAAGAATCCCAATCTCTTTCATCTTCCGTTTTCTTTTCATATTTAACCTGACCCTTAAAAGGATTGGATTTAAATCTAGTTACAATCAATTTACCTTGTTGCGTTTTCCATCTAAGAACACCATTTTTACAATCGCAGAAATCTTCATTATCAACAGGTATTCTTAAATCCGGATCATATCTACCACTACACCCGTTGCACTTGGTATATCTACCTTTATCCTGGCATCTATTGCATGAAGGGCAGAAGGACCAGCACCACTTTTGTACTGGATTTACTGTTGGTCCAATACTAGACATTTTCTTTCTCCATTCTAATAATATTTTCAATAACAGATTGAACTTTTGATGACGTATTATTCTTAAACTTAAATATATATTTGTGATTACCATTAATCATTTGCATGAATACTGGTTTATCACCTTTTGTTGATTCAATTATATCATATATTTTTTCAATTAATGAGGGAGAAAAGTTTTCATCTATTTCCAGTATTATTGCCTTGCCACTGGAAAATATTTTTGAATCAACTTTTTCGGATGAATTATAGTACAGTTTAACTATTGAGTTTTCCTCATCGCCCTCTTTATTAACAGTTCCATTAACTATTAGGATGTCACCTTTTGCAAATGGGGAATCTCCTAGATTTTTTAAAGATTTTGGAAAAACGATAATTTCAATATCAGAAGATATGTCTTCCAATATTAATTTATACATTTTCATTCCCTTTTTTGTAACTATTGGCTTTACATCACCTAATATGCCACCAATTCTTACTTGAGTATTATTCGAAAGTTCTGATAAATCAAATATTTCACAGTCAATTTTTTTAGATAATATGTCCCATATTCCATTTACAGGGTGATCAGTAACATATATTCCTAATTCTTCTTTTTCTATTTCAAGTAACTTAATTTCTTCAATTCTATTTAGTTCGGTGATTTCTAGATTAAACAATTCATCTAGTGCACCAGCTTTGGCCAGGTGCTCTAATGTACTTTTCTTTAAAAGAGTTGCCCCACATCTTCTAAAGAAGTCGTGCATGTTATTATATGGATTTGACTGATCTCTAACTGAAACTATATTTTCCGCTATTGAGTTACCTATGCCGTTAATTGCAGATAGCCCAAAAATAATAGAATTAGAATCTAAAACTTCAAAATCTATACCAGAGTAATTAATGGATGGAGGCAAAACATTTATACCCAATTTTCTGCAGTCTGCCAAATACAACGACTGCTTATCTTTATTTCCCACCACTGACGACATGAGCGCTGCCATGTATTCAACAGTGTAATTAGTTTTTAAGTATGCCGTAATATAACTAATCATTGCATAGCTTGCAGCGTGAGCTCTGTTGAAACCATAGCCACCGAAATATTCGATATCTGAAAATATTTTATTTGCTAATATTTCGGTTAAACCAGAATTTTCAATGCAGCCGTCAACAAACTTTGATCGCATACTTGCAATCTTGTCCATTAACTTTTTGCCAATAACTTTTCTTAAATCATCAGCTTCAGCTGAAGAAAAGCCAGCCAACTCTCTTGCCACCCCAAGCACGTCCTCCTGGTAAAGCATGATTCCAAGTGATGGACCCAACACCTTCTCTAGCTTAGGATGCTCATACTTGACTCTACTACGCCCATGCTTGCGATCAATGTACTCCTTGTCCATTCCTGAGCCCATTGGTCCCGGTCGGTACAGTGAGATTAAAGCCATGATATCTTCTATGTTTTTAGGCTGTAGTTGCATCATGAGTTGGCGCATACCGGATGATTCCAACTGAAAGACGCCAATACAGTTGCCACGACATAATTGCTCATACGTATTTGAATCATCAAGAGGTATTTGATCAATATCTATATCTAGATTATGATGTTTCTTTATTAATTTTACACAAGAATCTATGATGCCCAGATTTCTTAAGCCCAAGAAGTCAATTTTAAGAAGGCCACATTGCTCAACTCTACCCATATCCCACTGAGTGACCAAAGGATTATCTACTCCTTTTTGCATTACGGGGAGATATTCGGTAAGAGCATCCTTAGAAATAACTATTCCAGCGGCATGAATTCCAGTCTGTCTAACAAGACCCTCTAAACCAAAGGCGGCATCTATAATCTTTTTAGCATTTTCGTCTTTACCGTACAGGCCAGCAAAGTCTCCCACTTGCATGCACTCGGTTAGACTTTTTGAAATACCGAGTACTGGAGGTGGGACCAATTTAGCCACATTATCGCCAGAAGAAAAATCATAGCCTAAGGCTCTAGCTGCGTCTCTGATTGATTGGCGAGCTCCAGTTTTATTAAAGGTACATATATGAGCAACATGGTCATGACCATATTTTTCTCTGGCGTAATTAATTACTTCATCTCTATGTCTATCATCAAAGTCAAGGTCAATGTCTGGCATTGATTTTCTTCCTTCCACAAGGAATCGCTCAAACATAAGACCAAACTTAATCGGATCTAAATTAGTAATTCTAAATGCGTAAGACAGTATGCTGCCAGCCGCAGATCCTCGACCCCAACCAACTCTAATCTCATTATTTTTAGCCCAGTTGACCAAATCAGAAACAACTAAGAAGTACTCCGGAAAGCCCATTTCCTTAACTACTCTTATTTCGTGGTGAGCTCTATCAATAATGTGTTGCGGGAGTGGATCTCCATATCTTTTCTTTAAACCATCCCAAGCCAATCTTTCAAAGTACTGAGTTGACGTTTCGTTTGTAGGAATAGGAAAATTAGGAAAATGTATATTGCCAAAATTTAAATCAAGATCAACCATATCACATATGTGCATGGTATTTTTTAGCCACTCTGGCTGAAACTTTCTCTCCATATCCTCATAAGATTGAAGATAAAACTCATCGCCACTAAAAGAAAATCTATTAGGAGTATCGATAGTTGCGTTGGTGGCGACACAGAGCATTATGTCGTGCGCTCTAGCATCGTGTTGGTGCACGTAGTGGCAATCGCCAGTAGGAACTATTTTTGCACTTATAGAATTAGCGATATCTATTAGCTGACTAGTAATTTTTTTCTGCTCAGATAAACCATGATCTTGAATTTCTATAAAGTAATTTTCTCTACCAACAATGTCCTGCATTTTTCTTGCAGACTTAATCGCAAAATCATAATCATCACGTAAAAGAGCCTGGGCAATTTCTCCGTTCAAACACCCTGAAAGAACGATAATTCCATCTGAATGTTCAGCTATTAATTCGTGATCTATTCTAGGCTTAACATAATACCCTTCTAGAAAAGATCTAGAAGACATTTTGATTATATTATTATAGCCAGTATTATTTTTAGCCAATATAGTTATGTGATATGGTCCTCTTTGTTCCCATTCATTTTTTGCCGGCCCAGAACGCTCCTCTTCATCCCTATCAAATCTAGATTTTCTAGCTTGATAAAATTCAGAGCCAAGAATAGGCTTTACCCCTGTTGCTTGACCAGCGTCATAAAAGTCTAGCCAAGAGTGTATGTTTCCATGATCGGTAGTAGCCAAGCCTCTCATGCCGAGAGACTTGGCTCTTTCCAAATACTGCTCAACTCTACCATGGCCATCGAGCATGGAATATATTGTATGGTTATGGAGGTTAGTCCAATTTTTCATCAAATGCCTCTACTTTTATCGGAACCATCAAGAGCGCTGTCTCTAGTTTCCCTATACGTGATAATTACAACTCCGCCACAGTACTTGCAAGGTACCGGTTTACCCTCTTGGGCGAATGGGCTTTTGTACATATAGCTATCAGGCTGATCTGACTTGCATTCTGAGCAAACGCCAATAACATCATCTGGATCTTTTACATTATCCATGGATTATTCACCTCCTTTTTTAGTATTTTTATAAGCAAACCTTATTGGTGAAGGAGAAGATTGGTCTTGTGTTTCGATATATTTATCGCCAACTTTTATCCATTTATTTCTTTTTTCCAACGAACATTCACCGCAACCAACTCCTACAGCATTTGCTCTTTCGCAGGTATATGGTCTTCCGCCAATTCCTAATTGTCTTCTCTTAATCCAATCATTTACGTGACTATTGGTTTTTTCCACGTTATAATCATCACAATTACTTAGTATTCCGTGTAAGAATTTTATGGATTCGTCACTATATGTAAGAATGGAACACAAAAACAATCTAGCTTCATGCTCTAAGTATTTTTTTTCTATAGCTTGTTGCCACAGTCTTTTTACAGCTGTGCAGTTTTCTACAAGATTTTTTGGAGTAAATTCTTTTTCTGATTCTTGAAAAGATTTAAAAGCAGAAGAGCCATACTTATTAAAGTAACCAATAAAGTCCTTAGATTTTTCTTTATGTATCTCTAGTTCATACGTAAAACTTCTAAACCATTCATTAGCTTTTGCACTGAAACACTGTTCTTCTATTAGGTTATCAGCTGGAGATAAACAGTATTCCATTATTGCCGATAAACCAGTTTTCAGCATCTGTTCTGAAATTATATTTTTATATAACCCAGTATCTTGATGAACGCTTCCCGCAAGTCTCCACATTCTTCTAGCATCGTAGACACTAAAGTCTAAAGATTCTATATTCAACTTTGATTTAATGCTTTCTGCTATAAATCTAAATATATTTGGCAGATTGTTAGACGGATTTATTCCCAAGGCGATGGCTTCGCACTCAACATGAAAGCCTTTTTTGCCAGTAAAATAAACTATTATAGAATTCTTTGGAATAAAATTGGAAAGATAATCATAAAGTTTTATGCAGTCTTTTAATGACTGCTCTTGATCTTTATTGTCTATATCAAAATAAAGAGAAGCCAATCTTGTTGCTGAATCCAAATTGGTTTCGTTATATCTCCATATTGAAGTATACAAACCGGTATTATTGTTTTGTGTAATAAAATTATTTAACTCTGCGTCCGTTATTAACACAGGTCTGTCATTGTTCTTGACTCTAATAACTCTATCTAAACTTTTTACATACTTAGCTATCTCAAAATATTTCCAATTAGAAATATATTTAGATTGATCGGCTGGCATTTTCACAATATCTTTACCTTAGTATCGTTATAGATGTTAATCTTTGCAACAGATTGCTCTGCGAGACAATCTGCGTTTGTTCTATAATAAACAGACTCTTTAATTATATCATCTAAGTTGTTTAAAATAAACGTTCTATTTACAATACGCTGCTGCTTACTCAGCTTGCTTTCGCCACTTTTCATTGATAAGCTCACTATCTTCTATAACCGTATGGATCTTGCTAGCAAGATTATCTGCTATATGAACAATATAATCTAAATAAGTAATAGGATAGGTTTCTGGCACTGGTGACCATGGACCAAGATGACATCTAACTAAACGCAATATGGCTTGTATAGATTCTTCTGCTATAAATAAACTAGTTGACTGAGAATCGTTTCCATATTCTTTATCATACATTTGACAATTTTGGACAAACTTAGCCACCGTATATGGATGCATGGGGTCATAGTGAAAAGAGGATGCATCATTAAAATCGGGTATGCCCTTTGTGACGTCATGGAGCAGGCACGCTGCTATAATTACATTTCTCTCATCATCTGACAAAGAATACGAATCAGCCAAGATAGATGCTACCCTAACAACTCGCTTAGTGTGCAGTACGTTGCCGCCAGGACCATGCTCATCGCCAGGATGATATTTGCCTGAAAAACTAGATGGAATATCCCAAAATATTTCTGCCTTCAACAATACTGATCTTACAAATGAAACTATAGCATCGTCTGTAATTAGATTTATTTCATCCAACAACTGATGCAGTACATCATTTTCTGTTTCAAAAAAACTCTTTTTATCTTCTTTAAGAATTTCATCTAAGAAATTTTTAGCCATAATATAATACTCACTTTACTTTAGCTTGAGTTGAGAAAGACCATTTGGAACACGGCGTATCAAATGGACACTTTTTACAATAATATGTTAAACCTCTTCTGGGCACAAAAACATCTTTATCCTCTATTGTAGCACACCAGTAATTTATTGACTCTATGTCTTGTTCAGTTATTTCATATTCGTTAAACTTTAGATTGTTTGACATTAAATCAACATAACCAAACTTTGTTGAAGCAACCTTTCCTGGATGAAGATTTTTGAAAGCTAAATACATCGAAGAAAAATCTACTTGATACATTTGTCTGTAACTATTCTTATAGTTAAAAATAAACTTAACAACGTAATTTTGCCCTGCGTGCCGATATATAAGATCAAACTTATCATGTATTCTCACTGTTTTATCTACAGTAACGACATACTCATCTGCAATAGACAACGGGATTGCATCTAATTGACTATAGGTTTCATGGAAATTAAGTAGGATGTTTGCTGCCTGGGCCGTCAAGCTAGACATGTTTCCATAAGCACTTTCGTGCTGCTCTATTGTTAGATCATAATGAGTCGTATCCTTTGGAAACCAAATCTTTTCCCATCTATTTAGTAGGGATGCGTATGATGGGGTGATTCCGGCTTGTTTTTTGAACCAAAAAAAATTTATAATATTCTTTAAACTATTTTCAAACTTTAGAGCATAGAGATCACGAGAATAGATTGTCTCAGGAAGCTTTTCTACATATCTATAATCATATAATCTTTCACATGTTTGAAAGTCTTTTATTGAATCAGTACTTAAATCTATCATCAATCAAACCCTTCTCCATTAAGTAAATCTTGTAAATCTGTACTTTCCGTATAAGAGCTTTCGCTCACAACTTCATAATCTTCATATATTTTCTTTTCGTCATTGTAGCGAACCAATGGGGGATCATAAAGAAAGGCAGAGCCAGTTATTCTGTTCTTGGGAATCTGTAGCTGCATAATGTTTTCATCTTCGGTTTCATCTTGGGTCGCTAAACGTTTTTCAGTAATAAAAATAGTTACTGCACATTTTTGCTGAATAGCTAAAGATCCGCCGGTGTCAGATTGCTGGACAACTTCTCTTCTTTCTTTCATTCTATTAGCATTTTCTTGTGCGGTTATTATTAAAACGCAATTCATATCTCTAGCTAGTTTTTCTAATCTAACCATCATTTCTTCAAATTCACCCCATCGAGGCTTACCCTTACCGTTACCTCTAGTGAACATTGATTGTATGGTGTCAATTATTAATACATCTGGAGTTTTATCTGCGTGTCCTATTAAATCTCTAAGCCAAAATTCTAAATCCTCAAAGTATGGGGTATCAGGATCATGTCTAACCATAAGGCGATCTCCCCATTTTTCCAATCTAGATTTAAAAATCGATATATAATCTAACTTCTCTTTTTGTGACCATTTCTCAGACTCCGAATAAACATTCTTGCCTATTATTTGTGTCATCAATATTCTTTCCCAGTGACCAATAGCTTCTTCGAAGTTGACATATAAAACTCTGTAACCTGAATCAAGCCAGTGATTCGCTAGGCATTTTGTAAAAGTACTCTTACCCTTACCTGATGGGGCAATTACGGCATGGACAGCCCCCTTAAAGAAGCCACCGTCTTCAGTATAGCCCATAGCCCTATTTAAAGCCTTAAACTGTGTAGGCATAAAGCTGGGTATGTCTAGCAGATCATCAGCTCTAGACATAATATCTGAAGCTGTTGTTAACTTATCAAAAGGGTTGTACTTTATCGAATTTTCTAAATCTTTAATCTTTGAAGTTAACTCAGATATTCTGGAAGTATCTTCTTCAGACTTGAGACCTTTTTTATTAATTAATATCTGAAGCTCTTGAAGATAATTTATCTGCTTTCGTTTATTTGCTTTATGCTTAATTAACTCTAAAACAGATTCTTTACTTCCAACGTCAATACCAAGAACATAGTCCAGCATTATAGAAAGACCAGTGTCTCCACCTAAAGCGTTGTAGATATCAGTTTCAGACTGCAACCAAACTTTAAAAGCTACAGGATCTACTATATCCAATCCAGTAGCACGGTGGAAACCCAGAAGTGCTTCATAGAATTCATGAACGCCTTTTTCTCCATGAATAATTCCAACTATATCACTAGATAAATTATCATTAAAAAATTCTACAGCACCTGGCTGCTTTAGGCATAATGAGAAGGCATGGTATTCTATTGGAGAGTTTTCTAACTCAGATACTTCTTCTGCGGTCATCAATTTTGGAACCTTTTATTTTTCTGTACAATTTCTTTTTGTACTCAGAGTTTTTCTTTTTAGCTTCTTGGTACGCTGGATTAGAACTTATGGATGTTTTGCGAGTCGGTTTTGAAACAAAATCAGTTTCCCTTATTGCTGTTAACATTCTATCATAAACAGCTTGTTCAGTTAACAAATCGTTGTACCTAAAAACGATCAAAGCTATTCCATTGTCTATGCAGTACTGCGCTTTTTTTTCATCTCTTTTCTGAGCTTGTTCAAAGTCATACTTGGATTCAAAAAATCTACTAGTATAATAAAAATGCTGTCTACCATGATACTCTGCTGCTATTTTATATTTAGGGCAAAATACATCCAGCTTTAACTTGTCACCTATATGGTGTTCATTAATGATTTCTTCACCAGGAAGAAGTTTTTGCATTATCATCGTCAAAGCAGTTTGGCCTCTAGACATTTTTTTTCTAGAATTTTTCAGCCACGACAAACCAAGAGAATTTATTTTCTTATTAACTTCCGGTATAGATACGTCTAATTGCTTAGCGATTTCGCTAATAGATAAAGATGTATCAAAAAGAAGATCAGTAAGAAAATTAATATCATCTTCTTCTAGCTTTTTGTATTCTTTTTTCATGCCACGCTTACTGTTTGAGGAGTCTTACTCAAACTTAATGTTTTACCAAAATCTAATACTGACATGTTCAAGTTTTCCCATATCTTAGAAGCCAACGCCAAACCAAGGACGCCACAATCCATAATGCAGTAATCTACTCCACCCTCAAATTCGGTTAGTTGAGCATATATATTATCTAATTTTTCATAGTAATTGGTATACGCAACGTTGATTATGTGGGCACTATTGCCAAAATGTTTTTGTATAAGCTTCTTATCATGAAAGGTGATAACAACGCTTGGAGAATTCTTTATGTAATAGTTAACTGTTGAGTTATATACATCTTTATTATTCATGTAATAATATTCAAAAATATTTGAATAATAGTACGTTCCATTTTTATGGAGACCTATTTTGTAATGCTTTCCATCCTCTATGTCAGAAACCAATGAATGAGATATAGCTTTCATCATCATAGGATCATTATTTTTCAAGGAGGCGATTACGCTCTTGGCAAAGTGTGAAGGAAAGGAGTTATCTGAACTTTTACTTAGAGCGATAATTGCCGACTTTGTAACGTTAATGTAAGAAAACTTTTTGTTCTTTTCAAGAGCCAATGTAATGTTTTTGATTGATTCAGCGGGGTTAAGACAGGTCATTTTTTTCTCCTAATTATATACCAAATGTACCCCAGTCAATTAAGACTGGGTTTTCGTCCATTATTGAATTAATATGATCTCCGTTATGAAATCTACCACCATCTATCTCTGAATATCTTGAATATTTATCTTTTTTGTCGGAATCCTTAACATATCCTAAATGTTGCATGACTAAACCGGAGTTAAGCCACCAATTTCTTTGGCGAATCCAATCTGCTACATACGTAGGCTCTGATCCACAGGCGAGTTGTCTATTTGCAAATCCGCCATTTGGAACAAATCTAAATATTCTTGAACTATTGTTTGGCGCCCAAAGTTTATCCACTCGATATTGAGAATCGTTCCACATATGATAGAACCTAACATTAACAACATCATTTGGAGACTGAGCCAAAACATCTCTTATTGGCATTTCATTAATGTGATGTAGCATCTCGTCGCAATCTATAGCGATTATCCAATCGCCAACAGAGGCAAACTTTTCTAAGTTTCCCCACGCAAAAGCTCTTAGCTTGCCTTCGTGCACTTTGAATAGAGGTTCTGGACTCTGAAAAACTTCTGCGTATTTTGCAGCTATTTCAATAGTGTTATCATCAGAACAATCATCTGTAAAAACAATCTTATCTACTTGTGAAGATAGTCTTTCTAAGACATCTTCAAGAAATCTCTCGGATTCATTCTTGCCTATCATTTGAGCTATTATCATAAAATATCCAATCCTTAGAAACAGCTTGAGGGGGATTGCTCCCCCTCAAGCCACAACAAATACGTTTGCTGAACTACTCAGCCAACGAGCTGATCGTGGGCCTCAACAGCCGAGATGCGCTCGATCTCAACGTCCTTGAAGATTACCTCTCCAGCAACGCCGACTGGACGACGACCAGTTGACATAGCCAGCTTTTCCGCCTCGGTCTTATTGTTGGCCTTGACGATTGCTGTTGTTGTTACTGTGAAATACTTCAACTTGTTATCTGACATTGTATTACCTTTCGTTAATTTGATGGATAATTGGTTGCGATATATTCTATCGCATCTTGCATCGATGATGCAAGTTTTGTTGCCATATATTTCAAATAAACTCTATTTTTATTTGAATCACAGCAGAAAACTACTGCGGGTTGATTGTTGAATTTAGCCCAAGCTAATTCAAAATCAGTTCCTATATATGGGCGATCTTTGATCATATATTCTACAAGAATTATATCGGCTCTGCGCTGTAAAAACAAATTCTTTTCAACAATTTCTTCTGGAGTTTCATACTCTTTATCGAAGATTAGTGTTGGATCTAAAACATCATAACCAAAAAGGTGCAGCTTTTCAGTAGCAGCTTTTCTCCAACTGCGACCATATTCTTCGACACCTTCAATGGCTCCAGATAAAAATACTTTAAGAGGCATAGCTTACTCCTGGCCAATAATATTCTAGGTCATTTGGTTCATCAAAATACTGTGAATAATATCCAAAGTCTTTACGAAGAAGATTTGATCTATGTGATCTATGGAATTCTTCATTGCCAAACCAGGCTGGCATTACAACAGTTCCCGGTTCTATTTCTTCGTATTGCATATTGTTATTGTATCCTCTACGAACCCATTCACGGATAGTTATATTTTGATATAACTTCAGAGCTGATTCATACCCGGTCCACATTAGCGTGACTGGATGGTTTCGCCAACCTTTCGTAGGCGTTCTTTCAAGTAAAATATTAAGAACTTGAAATGTTTCAACACGTTGCTTCCCCAATCTGCGATAGTCTAATACTTCTACAGATTTTTCAAAATCTGCGTACGGTAAAAATGTTTGCACTTTAGTCCTTTTTGAATTCAGTGAATGTTTTATCGCCTACGCCAAAGTATGCTCTAGCAAGACCAGACGCTATTATAGCATCATTTAGACACTCTTCAGCCTCATTCCACACTCTTGCCAGAACTCTTCCGTACTTTTCGTTCTTATCAATAATAGTTTCAATTTTAACTTTGTGATTGGCGGCGGTTAACCATTGGTCCGTGAACTCTTTTGCAGCTAATCCCATCTTCTTTTCTTCAACGTTAGACGTTCTGCTTTCCGGAGTATTAACGCCATATAAGCGAACTCTACCCTTTTTGAGCACGTCAAAACCAAGGTCAATAATAATATCAAAAGTGTCACCATCAACAACTTTTTTTACCTCTGCATTGTATATCCATGGATTTAATTTATCCGACATTTATATCTCCTTTATTTGATCTGCTATCCATTTTACCACAGGTGATGCGGCTCCGTTACCACACATTTTATATCTTATTGTGTCTGAGTTAGTCTGTCCATCAATACGGAATAAGGTGTGATTATCCGGCCAGCCCATGAGTCTTTCCCATTCAATTGGAGTAAGTCTTCTAACCCTTTTTTCTGACTCAACAACTAAATGTTCTCCCCTACTTGAGGGGACTCCTCCTTGGCCACCGCTTCTAAGGCAACTAGCAATTTCTGTGGAATCTTTTTGTTCTCTCTTGATACTCTTCGAAGAATTCCCATCGCTGCCTTGGCTGAGAGAAAATATTTTTTCTGGACATCTTTTGGCGATAACAGAATCATAGACAGAGATGACGTAAACTCTTCTTCGTTGCTGGGGTATTCCAAAGTATTGTGCATCCAACACTGCCCATTCACTGAAATGCGCCCCTGCTTCATCCATTTCTCGGAGGACTTGCCCAAAGTCGGAACCTCCGTTGGAAGATAAGGCTCCAACAACATTTTCCCAGATTGACCATTTTGGGTATTGTCCATTCGTTTTGGCTCTCATTTCTTTTATTATTCTTGTAGCTTCATAAAATAAAATAGATTTATTTCCATAAAGTCCTGTTTTATTCCCAGCAGTAGATAAGTCTTGACATGGAGATCCAAACGCAATTAAGTCTACTTCCGGTAAATCATATCCATTAACATTTTTTATGTCTTTGAATTTTAAGACATTAGGCCAATTGTACTGTAATATTTGTTGACAATTTTCATCTATCTCTACTTGAAACTTACAGCTCATACCAGCATTATCTAGACCAATATCTATTCCTCCTGCGCCCGAAAAAAGTGAGCCGTATGTTAGCATTGGTGAATTAGTCTCTTTCTATCCCAATAAAATCGCAAGCTCTTCTAAAAATATCTCTACTAACAGAAAACTTACCATCTGCCTCGCCACCAACAGCAGAAGATTTATGCCAACTATGTCCTATTGATACACTGCCATCATAAACTACATTATAGCCAAGATGCCTAGCAAAATAAGAGCACCAGGTTTCCTCATAATAATGAGGAGTCGGCAAAAATGCTCCAGTTGCGTTTGGATACATTTCTCTATATTTAGGATTATTAGTCAGTGTATTCCAAACTTCACGACGAATAAAGTAGGCAGAGCCAGAAACTGTTACGCAATTAATTCTATCTTTAAATAGCTCATCATTAAAATCGCTTTGACGCCATCCCCGATGTCTAGGAGCTGTATTAGTGCCGACTATACCGGCATGGGTGATTAAACCATTCTCATCTCTTTGCTTTGGCCCTAAAATATGAATATCGGGATTTTCATCAAATATATTTGCTGCTCTAACTAAATTTTCATTATCTATCCATACATCAGCGTTGAGTAGGCATATAATATCTGATCTTCCTTCAGCAGCGAGTTGGTTACAAGCAGCGGAGTAGCCAATGTTATCATTATGATAGAATTTATTAATCCTATATCTCTGATAATTATACTTTAACCAATCAACACTATCGTCCGTAGAATCGTTATCTGCGATATACAAATTCCAAACCTTGGGATGATTATGAAGATCATTATGAAGACAATCTAAAAATCTATTTAAAAGTGGTCTTGTATTATAATTAACTACACATAAATCAATCATTATTAATTACCTGCTTGTGTGTTACAGCACCAAAAGCATTTTTTGGGCTCATTCCAAAGTCTACTAAATTTAGAAATTCATCCTCAACAATATCTAGTGTATTGGAATCATAAAATTCAATTAGTCTATTTAAATATTGCGCAACATTTGGCTCTTTTGATTTTTCAACTATTTTCTTTTTAGACTGAGATTTGCCAATTAATGAGCCAAGAGCAAACATCATAAAAATAAAAAGAGTCTTCTCACCATTCTTCATACTCATCATCCTGTAACTCATGGCGATTCTCATTTGCCTGCGCTCTAACTAGATCAGCAACGTCCTTATAATATTGAACATGTTCTTCTTCTGCATCCATAGACACGAAATCATATGTTTCAGCTATATGCATAGCTACATCATAAGGTATGACTATAGCTGTATCTTCTACGTTTAGCTTTAGGCTTATCTTTTTTTTGTATGATTGTTTCTTACTCATTACTTTCTTCCTGATTATTTACTTTATGTATGCTTATACTATCGGTATCGGGCTCAAATGTTATAAAAAAAACATTTTTGTCATCTACCGAATAGCCCTCGGGCGGTGGACTTTCCATCGCAATCTTTTTTGAAGAACAACCATATATTTGGCTGTGTTCTTTATAAACCAATATGTAGTTTAGTTTAGCAGCTGGCATTTTTTACCTCTATAGTTTTTACTGAGCACTTTTCTAGAAAATTCTTAACCTCATGCCAATTAGCATATGCAGTGTCGCAAACATAGTATACAGTTTCAACTGTTGAATTTGCAATCAGTTTAGCGCAAGAGAAACATGGCGGTCCATTTACATACAATTTTTTTGGCCTAGCAGAATAATCTGAATGTAGCAGAGCGTTAGCTTCTGCATGCACTGCTATACAATTATCATATATCGAACCATTTGGTGAATTTTCTATATATCTTGGACAACCACCGTCTTCACAATGAAGCAGACCGCTAGCGCCACCATTATATCCCATCCCAACCACATGTCCAAGATCATCAACTAATATTGCTGCGTATTTCTTTTTTCCACAAGTAGAAAATATTTTAGATATTTGCATACATAAATTCATGTACTGAATATCTTTTCTTGATATAAAATCAACTACCATATTAGCACAGCACCAGCCAAAGCCCCAGCTAACATACTCAATATAACTGCAGTAATCTTTTGTCTTTTTTTAGAGGAATCTAAAGACTGCTGTAGTATTTGCAAAGATATACACCAGTTAAAGATAAATGAAAATACTATTAACTTAATAAGATCTAAAAGTATCACAATTCACCAACAAGTAGTGGTATAGAAACTGGGAACTTATCTATGATAAGGTCTCTTACGGCTTGAGCATATAGTTGTATTTCTTTTTGTGAATCTTCGGCCAATCTCTGAGAGAGAAATAAAGCTATAGACTGAAGACTGCAAGACCACCGATAAACTACATACATTCCATAAGCCGGCAAGAATAATCTTGCTTGCTCAGGTGCTACTCCAGAATTTATAGCCATAGCGTAATGGGATTCACCTTGCTCTATGTAATCTAGTAATTGTTGAGTTAGAATTGCGCCTGTCCAAGGGTCTATCGGACCACCCGAACCCTGCTTTCTATTATCCGGAGCTAATCTCCAATCATCTTTTGATGGAATATAAAACTCAGGATCCATAGTGATATAGCGTCTACTTGACTCATTCCATGAGTCCATCGTATGATCTGCACCAACAACATACTTCCAATGCTGACGAGCAACCATTAAAGGAGCTTTAAACTCAAACGTAGCAAAGGCATGCCTAAATGGAGACATATGATTTTCTCTGGCGAGAAAGTGCAGCAATCGTCCATCTGCAACAGACATTTCTTCAGACTCTTTAGCAAATGAAGCTCTGGCAGCATTTACCACTGAGAGGTCAGACCCCATAACGTCTACGAGTCTAACATAGCCTTTATCTAAAACTTCTATTAAATTACTAGTTTTCTCCATTTTCAGAATCATCCTCTTCAAAATCTTCATCATCATCAATTGTAAAAATAACAAAATTTTCACTTATAGAATCATTAAAATCTTCAGATATTCTATACAGTAAACCTAACTTTTCAAACTCTTCACTACCAGGTTGAACTAAATCGTTTTCACCATTATTTAATCCCTCTATTATTTCCGCTATATTATTCAAGGCGTCGATCAAAGATCTTTGCATTAGCAAAAGCTCTTTTACTGTTAATGGACCATCTTTGAAACAGTTTTCAGAAAAATCTTTTAACTCTTCTGAATTAATTATCTCAGAAAACTTTTTTTCAAAATCAGGATCTTCCGACATATCATACCTTTGCGTTGTCTTTTATAAATTTAATTTCACACGAGTCGGTAGTGCAATACTGCTCTCCTATAGCATCAGCAGCTAGGCCAGCATAAATTCCATCTAGATCTATTGGCAACAAATTTTTTGAAGACTCATCGTAATCATTTTGCTCTATTTGAGTGTACGGCATTTGAGGGTATGTGAAATTACCCTGAGGCAAGAATGATACAGTTTTCAGCTGTCCGTCATACATATGCAATACGGTGCCAACGTGATGCTTCTCTTCTTCTGCGTCAAATGATATAGTCACGGAAACGGAATTGTCAGACCAATATCTTTGAGCTGTTGCAGCCAAAGACATCTTTTCAAAGATTGTTACATCTTTTTCAGATCTACGAGCATCTGACTTAATAGGAAAGAACACCACAGATGTGGTATCTGGAGACTCAGATGCTGGTTCAACTCTATAGTTTGCCATCTTAAATAATGGCAACATTGGATCATCATTTGCGAATCTAATTGCTCTTAGGAAGTATTTGCCACCAGGAGTCCAATGAACACCAGGGGACTCGCCCGCCAAAATTGATACTGTGCCAGAAGGCTTTACGGTAGTAGTCTTAATGGACTCACGTATACCTAGCCATTCTGAATAGATATTATCATATCTCTGCACAGTTTGATATCCACTATCTAGCCACTCTCTTAGTACTGGGAGACCTAATTTGTCGGCAAAGTTTGCAACACCGGAGACAGATGTGCCAATTCTACGATTTCTTTGCATGATAGCGTTTGTTTCCTCCCAGTGAGTTGGAAGAAGCGTTACTGTCTTAGCATATAGGTAAGCAAACTTTAGCGTTCTCCTAAAGTCCTCTAGTGAATCATGTCTATTTAAGTATGTTTCAACTAGGGTGCAGCATTCGTAGGACTCTAAGGACTGCTCTGCGCAAGGGTTATATCCTGCTACACGATGATCCTTGTTGTTTGGCGGATCAGCTAATCTACCATACTTTTTCGACATATCCATCCAGATTACGCCAGGCTCACCATTTCTAGATATTCCATCAACAATATTTGATAGATCTGTGCCAACCGATGTTTCTACCGAGTTATTGGACATCCACCCCCAACCTGGAGATTCGGCGGAATAAGAATTTCTTTCTGGAAACTTTTCAGAATTTTTTAGATTAAGAAAGTCTTGGTCATCCAAACGTCCGATTAAAAGCTCTGCTGATCTACGAACATTGCCAGATACAACACAAACACCTATGGTATTACCAATATCGGCTATATCTACTCTGGTGAGCTTTTGCCCAGCTCTTCCATCAAACATCTTTCTAATATGATTATGCAGCTTTATCAAAGGATCTGGACCAGCTGCAGTACCGCCAAAAGTTTTAATTGGAGTACCCAATGGTCTGATCAAAGAGTAGTCAAATTCCAGAGGATTTTGGTCAGGCTTTAAATATGAATTGATTAAGGAAACGACAGAATTAACCCATCCCTCACGAGAATCCTCAATGGTATCAATCACCATGGGTCTAGTTGGTTCATGTATATTAAAATCTTTATCCGCACCCTTGTCATCGAACCCCACTCCTACGCCGAGCATAGATGCTTCCATGAGAAAACCAAATGGCTTAGCTGGATTGGCCTTTGTCATTTCTGACGTACTAACAAAAGCGCAGTTCTGTAACGCTGCAGAGTTTCTTTGGACCATGACTATAGGGGTCCCCATCACCCACAGGCCTCTACCGGGAGGTGTCCACTTCAAGTTAAACAGTCTATCAAAAGCCTCTTTTGCTGATGCCTGAGCCTTTATATCATTCCATGGCAGTCTGTTCTTCTTGCAGTGTTCTTTTTGTAAAGAGTACATTCCGTTAATTACTCGTTCGCACACATCAACCCAAGTTTCCTTGGTTCCACTTTCCTTCATTCTAGAATACGTTCTTAAGAACGTGATTTCTCCAACAGAATTACCAGCGGCATCTGTATAACCAAATGGTGGTTTAACTTTCTTGTATGTTTCAACGAAATCATCACTTAAACGAAAAGTAAACACGGATGAACCCTCAGACATTTTGCACTCCTACCTTTTTAATATATTGATTGTTTGTTTTATTTAACTCTGCTAATTTTATCTTCTTTATTTGATCTATAGAATAAACTTTGTGTATTTGTTTTTCAAAAAAGTACCCGCTTCTCCAGTTAAATACTTTATCGACATTTGATTTGTGGTTAATAAATATGTTACAAATAACTGCTCCACCATATGCTTTAACCAAATTTGAAAATTTAATCTTCAAATCATTCATATCAATTTGTGAACAATTTTCATTTTCTTCGGTTTTCTGATAAAGCCAATTATAAGCTTGTCTAGTTATCGGAGAAACATCTATGGGATCTATTACGCCGATTTGTATAGCCTGATTTCTAAGCTGAACTACTTTTACGTCTTCCTTAAGAACATCAACATACATAGAAAACCAGTCGTGCTTGTTAAACTGAGCCCAACCAGTGCACCAAAATAATAGATTGGTAGGAGGTTCTGGTATGGCTGTGTTTTCGGTAAACGGCAATATAGTTGCACAGCTAATTGCCTTTTTAACATGTTCCTTAGCTAAGTCTTCACTGCGCAGCTTGTTAACGGAATTAGTCCACAAAGTTTTTATCGACTGCTCCCAACTAACATCAGCAACGTATAGCTTCAAATATTTTTCTGCAATAGAAAGCGGCAGAGACTTGTTTATTATTGCTTCTTGAACCTCTTGTATAGACATCCTTAATCCTAAATAAGCTCGCATAAATTGGTTTAAACATATATACTTGCCAGTATAAAGAGACAGCCCCGTCAATTTCAGACGGGGCCGTTACTCTATTGGCCTTCTGACAGATACATTATATCACGTCACAGCCACTATATAATACTAAATTAACCTTTTAAAGTTGCTGCACTTTCTGCATTACCAATTTTTGTGGCAGCGAAGCCCTTGATAACGCTGATCCCTGCTGCAACCGCAGCCGTTGCAGCGGACTTTAATTCATCCACTCCACCAACTGTGTAAACAGCTACAAAAGCCTGGACTGCAGTCCAGATTGCTCTTTCAATAATATCTTTATGTAATTTAGTCATATAACTCCTTTGTTAAGAATACTTTTTCTAACCAACTTCTCTATAAGAAGATGAAAAGTTAAACCTAACCACACTCCTACTGGTATAATTCCTATTAATGGTTTTTCAGTTAATCTCCAAAAAGATCTAGTTAAAGTTTCAATCTTTTTAGACTTTATAGCATATACGTCGTATGCTATAATTCCCAATGCTAAGGCACCCCAAGCAGTCAATCCGCTTTTTCGCTCTTGTTTTTCAAGAACTAGGGGAGCACTTATGGCATCAGAGAGCTTTAGCCGAAGGGACTCCGTACCACTCTTGAACTTTTTCACGACCATAGTCTCCAGTTGTATTTGCTTGGCCATATCCAGAAGTGAATACAACAGAGCTTGTTACACCCTGGAATTCACTTGGCTTGAATAAACCAAATGTAGCTGGAGCTCCTCCAGCTTCAGTTCTCGGTCCGTGACCGGTATTGGCAAATATATTAGCAGATGTTACACCGTCAAAGATGTAATTATTGTATAGAGAATATTCTCTGTCTGCTCTTGATGCGTGGCCAAAGTCTGATGGGAATGCTTTTGCTCCCGCAAGGCCCTTGTATTCTAGTGGCCTGAATCTAGCTCCATCATATGTTGCACTTCCATCAGGGAAGGTACCAGAAAGTGGATGAACGTAAAGTGTAGTTCCATTAAATACCTGAGAAAGGAATCTATTGCCAGGAAACTCACCGGTACCGGGAGCAAAATGATTATCAGGTGCACCGTCTAATACGTGACTAGTGCTGTAAAGTGGGTAGAAAGAATAGGTACCAGTACCCTTAGACTTTCCGGTCATAGTAGTATATGGATTAACCATCTCAGATGATGATCTACCCTTTAAAACTGGTCTAGGTCCTACATAAAAAGTAGCCATTTATTTTCTCCTTGTCAGAAATCCGTATACTTATAGTAATTTTAAGTTAGATATATTCAATAATTAAATCAGAAAGAACTGGTGCAGTTTTGTCATCCAACTGGTTTAAGGTAACCTCTATCCACACATGGTTATTGGCACCGGGGTTAGTGAGGCTATAGGTGCCTGCATCATCGTATATAATTCTGTAACTGAACGCTTCGTCTAGTTGGCTTTCCGCTACATTATATATCTTGGGTGAGACATTTGTCACTTCTTCTATTACATCGCCAGCTGGAGCAGAATACTTTATGATCATCTTTCCTGTTGGCAGATACTTTTCATATTTAACATCTAGATCAGAAAGACCATATGTGTATACGTATTGTCCGGCCTCTGTTAGATAATTTTTTTGATTCATTTTTATTCTTATGGCTGTTATATTTGTTTCTGGAAACTGGAAGCAAAGTGGACCAGAATTTTTTATAGAATCAGAACCAAGAGTTGACCATCCACCAGGGGCAACTTTTCCTACAGCTGAAGCCACAGAGTCATAGAAACTATTTTTATTTAATGGTATCCAAGTATCTGCGGGTGATAAAGATGGATTATCAACTGTCGTATACTCAATTGAGTATATCTCACAGCCAAGGGCAGGGAAGGGATTTAGTTTGATAACATTGGATCTTAAGATGCCCACAGCATCATTAGGTATTTGGACATACAGCATTAGTTGTGCGCCAGTTGTTGGGTTTGTATTTGAGACTACCGTTCTTTTCCAAACCTTATCGGGCGCGTCTAGAATGCAGTTATATATTGGAGTGCTATCTATTACGGCTCCAGAGGTATCTACTCCGGCATATGAAATATCTATTCTGGTTTTAAAGTAGTCTGGGACTATTTGGCCAACGCCAGATTGGCCAAACTTTAGCTTAGAAAACGAACCACTTGAAACCCTAGGTAGGGTCACGATATTATATATGGGATCAAAGCTTAATAATTCTGTCCCTGGAATAGAAAAACTCGTGCCAACAAAAGTTGCATAGTCGAGCTGTGAAAAGGAATATATTGACAAGGTATTAGAAGCTGATTCAAGAGCTGATACCCTATCGACCAAGTCTTGTATTGCGTTTGCAAGAAATATGTGATCCTTCAAAACCCTCTCGAAAGCAGTGGCAAGTCGGGCATCTATAATATTTGCTCTATTATAAAGATAAACCAGGTCTTGATAGTTTTCTTCTATCCTGGCATTATAGTCTGAGCTATCTACTGGACCGTTATATTTATAGTCTCTTTTTTTAGTTTTTAATACATCAGTCATATCATTCACCGTTTTCTAATCTAGAAACTTTATTAATTAATCTAGACAATTTTCCACTTAACTTATTAGTAGTATCTATTGTCAATGTTTCCAATGAAGGGCTCGCTTCATCTATGTATCTTTGTAAAGTTGGAAAGTCATACGAGATACCATCTTCTAACTTTGCCTGCTCCGTATAATCTGTTATATCGCCAATAAAATATTTTAACTTATCCAGAATAGAATTATCAACTTCGTTTAAATGGTTTAGTATTCTAGAAAAATCTATCTTCAATAAATTACTTTCTAAATTTTCCATTAAACTATTTCTAGGTGACTTGAACTTAACTCTATCAATCTGATAAAGCGGTTCAATTATTCTATTTATTTTATTAGAATTTCTATAGCTAATAGCCATTTTATCCTTCTTCGTTGTGCCTAAATTTTATTCTTATATTATCTATTATTGGAGAAATCAATGGATTCTTATCTCTATACAGGTCAGCCCTATACCTGACTGCTTTAACTATATTGGAATTCTCCCCATAATAGACTAGTTGAGATGTACCCGCTAAATGCCTAGAGCTCAAAATTTCCTGTGCGCCAAATGCCTGATCCACGGTAAATACGTAATTTGATTGCGATACTCTTTGCCTAAATTCGTATGGATCAAGATATGAATAGTAGTCCAAAAATACAGTTCCATAATCGGACAGTCTTCTTCCAGACATTATATTGAAAGTGATAAGGCCTTCAAAGTTTTTATCATACGTTACTTTAATATAATTAATTCCGGTCTTAAAATCCCACTCAATGTCTTTGGACAAAACACCAGATGGAAGATCTGCGATTAAAACATCATTTAAATATATGGCTAATGTAAAATCTTCTCTACTTTTAGTCACAGTATGTATTACGGTATTATCCCTTGTTGCAGAAAGACTGGTCTCCAACAATCCGGAACATATACCGTTAAAACCAGGATTTATTGCATTGAGTTGATTTTCAATAGGGCTAGTCTGAGTGATATCAGATGAAGATTGTGAAATCTTTTGTGTCCATATATTTAAAGACTTATAATATTGTTCTGTGATATTAGAACTAGAAGATCTAAGAAGCGCATAGTTTCTTATTGAATTTATTCCATTTAGAATAAAAGGTTGTTTTATCTGTTCCGCACCAACATTGCAGACTCGATAAACGGTTTTCCCAGAATATATATTTGTATTTGGATTTAATTCGTTAATATTTCCAGAAGTGGAATTTAAATCAATTAATTCAAAGCCGCCAACTTGCCCTGCTCCATCGTAAATTAATCTGCTATTTCTATTGGTTGTTTGCAAATTTGCAATCGTAGGATTTGAAGTAGACAAAGAGTTTTCCGGATCAATTGCTATCCAATTAAACGAGTCGATACCAGTTGCATTTGGAACATCAGCTGCGACAAAGTAATCAACATCATAACCTGGCCCAACCTGATGTTGCACGTTTAAGCTTACTGATTCTATAGAAAGAAGACCATTGTCTACCTCAGGTATTGATATTGGCGAAGAGACAACTGTAGCTCTTCTATCGTGGTATTTGGAACCAATGTAAATATCTCTTAGACCAAACTCATAAATGTATGGTTTATCAGAATTATTTAAAATTTCATCAGGAAATGTTTTAAATAAAATTAAAGTAATACTAGAGTAGTTTAATGGATTTAGGTTAAAAGAAAATCTATCATAATCAGATCTAGTGTCTTTAATTATATTTTGTTCCGGCATTTCTGTGTTTAACGGTCTAGCCAAAACTCCAATTCCAACTCCGGAAGAAGCCAACACAGTGCCTTCAATTTTAGAAATTACATAATTAGAATTAACTGGTATAGTTATCACTGCACTGGCTACGCCTAATTCAGCGGACTCATATCTATACGACCAATATGTGTCAGTTAATCCATCGGTGATGTTTTCCAGTCCAGATATTACAGAAGGAGTAACAACCTGTATGCCATTAAGATCCACAGACAATGTCACACTAGAAGGATTAATTAAAGATGATGTTATCATATCAAATACGCCAGAATTAATAATTGGTATAGTTGCGTTTCCAGCTTTAATATCCACAAAAGCGTCTGTTAAATTTAAATCAATATTTTTAGTTGATGTAAAATTTTCTAGATATGAGTAAAAAAATCCATCAGAATTATTTATAGAAAAAATTAATTCATCAACTTTTCCTTCTAATTCTCGACGCTTTGACTTAAGGTTATCTAATCTTTTATTCAGCGCTGTGATAGTTTCCATCATCTGATAGTTATTTTCAGTAGTACAATCATAAGCCACTTCTAGATTGAATAAAGCTTTTATCATTAATTCGTTTAAATCTTCGTGATCAAAAACATTTTTTCTTGTAAAAATATCATAGTCCATAGGTATTGGATACCCTAATTTATAAATAGAAAAATAGTCATTAAACAATTTTCTAATTTCTATTTCACTTGGTCTGGTTCCTGATGAATAAAGTAATTTATTTACATTATTCAAAAACTTTAACTTCTGTACACTCGCTATGTTCATGATCTCTTTACCTTAGCTATTAATTGATATGAATATATATTAGGCGTAAAATTATATGCGCCTTTTTTCTGCGCAACTATTTTAACAATAATATCTTTAACTTCTTTAGGAATAGTTGGGAAAGATAAATATGATGCCCCAGACAATCTATATTCATTAAGTACAGATTGGTTAAAGAATACTATCTCAGGGATACCTGTAAAATCTAATTGCACGGGAGAAACCTCTATCCAATTAGATCCCTGATCAGCGGATATATAGGTTTGAATATTAGTTCTTCCGGAGTGAACTTCATCTATAGAGGCCTGCACATCAAGCATGACTGACTCAACAGGATAATCAAACTTGAATGGGAAAGATACAACTTCCATCTCATCTTTATAAGTTTCCCGATATACATCTACATCTCTAATACCTATTGCCCATCTTTTAGCGTTATATAGTTCTTCTGCCTGCTCAAGAATAACTCTGTAGGAAATTTCTTTTTGAACGGGCACGAATGACTGTTGCACAATCGAAATATCTTGCAGTATCCCTAACTCTGGATCCGAAAATGGGGTGGCACCTAAATATAAATCTAAAAGATCATTTAGATCTTCCTGAGCAGCGGACGCTGTGTCATAGTTTTTTGTTATGTAACTATCTTCATCTTTAAGTATCTCAGAAACAAATTGAGCCTCTTCTCCGGTTATTGTCCATCTATGAAAATAAACCGTAGAACTAGTTGGAGTAGCTGATTCATTTAAAAATGAAGCAGCTATAAAGTATGCAGTTAATGATGTTGGCTTCTTTTTTAGAGTAACATTTACATCAGCTACATTTTGCGTGTTCGTTTTGTATTTAGTTGGATTAGATAAAGTAGGTATTAGCTGATATTTATTATACTTAATTGACTCATATATGTCTCTACTCAAGGCGTCGGGGTTAAATCTAGACAGGTTGACAAACGGATTATTAACATTAGTTGAGCTTGGCTTCCAGTATACGTGTTTTATGTCAACATTTGAATAGGCCGGCTGTCTGAAAGATATTTCTATTTTAGAAACCTGTCTTTCAGGGAATCTAACTGTCGCTTTGTTGTAGAAATAATTTTGCGCCAATTCAAGATTCAAAGGAATCAACGAAGAACCTATAAATATATTTTGCTTTAGAACATTTTCAGATGACCCATCTTTAGCAAAGACTATAACTTCGGTAACTTCTAGATATTTAGATGAACCAAAAAATGGAGTTATATCAATACTGTTTGCTACTCTCCCAGAATTGGAAGTTAATCTTAGTTTCAAAGTTAAAGGATCTTCTTCTGGATGCGAAGACCAGTCTACTGTATTAGATTCATTGGAATTAGAGCTATTCATTTCTGTTTTTAGAAACTTAAACTCATTCTCTTGAGTTATAGTAGTTAGTGGCGGTTTTGCCGTTGACTTGTCAACATTAAGACTTTCATATTCAAAATATGTAAGAGGATTATTATCGTTAATGCTTCTCAAATTATTTAATGTTTTATTATTTTCAAAAACATATTTATATTCAGAAGTATTTTCATCATTATTAGCCTTAAGTACCTGATGACTGTTTCCTATGAAACCATTTCCAGACACAACTTCTATGGAGTTAATCGTCCATCTCTTAGATGATTCTATCGCAAGCGATGCAGCACCGTTTCTAATTAATGGATTAGAGCCCTTCGTGATTTTTGTATAATCAATTAAATCATCATTCTCAAAAGAGTCACCAATATAAACTAGGTCATCAGAAGGGCTGCGTGAATACATCTGCAGGATTTTGCATTTAGAAGCTATTCTTTCTGAATATCTTTTTTCTCCTTCAATTTCTTTAGAGAATAAATTAAATATATTTATTGTCTTAGCGTTTAGGTAGTCGATTTGCTTTGATAAGATAGAAACATCTTGTGCATACTCTGAAAAAAACTTATTAAACTTTTCAGACCTTGGTGGTTCTCCTTTTATAAAAGGCGAGTATGACGCTAATGGTCCACCTATTTGCTCTTTGATTTCATTCAATATTTTCACATATTGTTCCGCTATTTCATCTTTGGTAATCAAAGACGCAGAGTTTATTGCGGTGATTAATTGACCCACTTTATGGACCATCTGCTGATAAGGCATTGTGCTTGCTGATAATTGCGTCATAATATTCTCTTTACAATGTTAAGGAATTTAACTTCTCATAATATGGATCATTATTAATGGTTTTCATTTTAAGAATAACACTATCTACAGATATTGGATCAGATAAATCAATAATATTTTTTCTGACAATCAGTCTAAATCGCAAATCATTTGGTATATATTGATAGTAAACCGTAAATGGCTGATTAATTACCCTATTGAAAACAACATTCCTGCCACTTTGAATGAAAAGTGTTTCAGTTGTAGAGTAGAAAGAAACCTTTTCTGCTGACAGTGAATAGTTGGTTAGATTAACTGCAACAGTTCCATCTGAAAGAACAATTCTAACTGGATTATACCCTGCGTTATTACTAATAAAATTCGTTCCCGTTGACTTGTTATATATTATCCTAGAATAACTATCCCTATCTACATATGGCGCATAACTTAATCTAACTGATGCGTTTAGATTGGTGGAGGAAAAAATTTCTCCGGAACCATCTTCTGTAGAATAGTTTTTCAAAGATTGAAGAATTATATTCTTTTTTATAAAATCTACTTCATCAGGCGGGGACAGTGAAAAATCTAAATCATAAGAAACTATAAATCTACTATTAATATTGAATATGCTTTCTGAAATAGAAATACTATTTTCGTTTACAGAGTAGGTATAGTTTGCTGAAACTCTAGGAACTAAAACTCCATCTTTATAAAGTGTGATCGAATCATTTTTTGCCCTAAATCTTAGCGTACCTTTTCTTGTTATATTATTTGTGAATAGAATTTCAGATTGCACAAAAGTATTTCCATAACTTGAAATCGGAATCCAGTCAGATTCACTGGAAGGGAATGGCTTATTGGACAGCGACAATTCATATGAAGCTGGGGCCAATATGCTTCTATTTACACTCGCAACTCCCGCATTGTTATTAAAGAAATACGGTTTAATTTTAGCAGCGACAACTTGTCCATTAACAGGAATTTTTTTGCTAACAAAAACAGCTTTATTAACATTATCATTTAATGTTTCAATGAATTCTATAGACTTAAGAGAAAAACTGTATTCATAACCGAGGTTGGATTCCAGCACAGACGTTTGAGAACTTATAGAAGTTAACGGAGCTGCTAAAGCCCCAGAATCGTATTGCTGAGCAGAAGTGGATCTACCGTTACTACTAGACCCCATTATAAATCCGGATGCAAAAAGTGAAGAGCCTGCGGTTATTCCTTCGATATATTTATCGGAATCAAATATTTTATACTTTCCTGAAAATGTGTTTAACATAGAGTTAATTGCATTAACAAAAACAGGAGTATTTGTAAAAACATTTCTATCTTCTATTATTAAATTATTAAACTCTTTTATTTGTTGATCTAAATTATTGATATAACTATCAAATTCTTGCGGGAATCTGTAGGCATAGTAATCTATATCTGTTTTCTTATTTTTAGAAATTCCTTTTACAGTACTTTTTCTTTTAAAGAACCAGTAAATAATATCTTGAAATTTACTGAAACGATTTTTGCGGTCATCTATAACAGCTTTGACAAAAGAATCTAAAACTTTAGAATTTAATTCAGAATTTATTGGTGGTCTATTATTTTTTACGTAATCCTGTTGATTAAATATAAAAATAATTTTATTAATAGATTTTTTATTAAATCTTAAATCAAAAACTCTATTTAATAGAACTGGATTATTTAGTAGGACTGTATAATTTTCAGATGGCGTGATGTTGTTTGCTTCTAATGGCGAATTGTGATAAACAACAGCCTGCAGAAGCTTAAAGTTAGTTGACTGATTTGGCTGGAATCTAATAGTGTCTATATTGATTGGCCTTTGTAAAGTTATCTCAACGGCTGCAATTGCTCCACTTATAGCCGAATAATCATAGTTAAAATACTTTATATAATCTTTTAGTTGCGCAGATAGGATGGCCGGAGACTTGACCGTAACAGACCATGAATCAAAAAAGTTGTCATTAAATAAGTTTTCAAAACTAGAATTAGTTGTTGTATAGTTATTGTAATTAGTGGCAATTTTTATAGACTTTACATTTCTAATAATATTTTTGATATCTTGACCTTTGCCAATTTTTAAAGTTCCACTAACAGGATCTATAAAAGCGTTGTTAGTTTCCGAAAAGTCCTGCCCATCTCTATCTGGGATGGAAAATTGAATTCCGTCTGCCCTGTAGTCATTAAGAAAGCTATCAAATTTTTCTATATAGTTTGCATTAAACAAATCATCTTTACCAGAAATGAATTCGTAATTATCTATAAATACCTGAAGCTTATCGAGGTCTTCTTCCACTTTTTGTATTTCAGAATCAAAAACACTAACGATAGAATTTAAAGCTATACCAGTAGCATTTGCTGCGTTGAAGAGATTTTGCATTCTTAGATAAGCGTTTCTAAATGCGTCGACCATTGCTTCTTTTGTTAGAAGAGAAAAAGAAGCAACTTTTGCTCCTGTATAATTTAGATCAAATGTCATATTCGACATTTTAGTGACTAGGAAATTTAAATCTGTTTTTTCAAGCCTCATATCTCTTATGAGAGATGAAACCGTGGCCCTGGAAGCAGAAGAGTATAAGCTAATTGTTTCTGGTAATGCGTGTATCATTTAGGACCAATCTTCCCCTTCCATGTTTTGCAGATCGAAAACAATTCCGGCTGTTAAATTATTTCTAATAATATTATATATTTCTTGTGGTGAAGTAAAGTTTTTCTTGACATCTTCAGGTATTCTAATTATAACATATCCACCATTTGTATACGAGGTGCCATTTGCGGGATATGTGTCCCAATGTGATAAAATTTCAGGAACTTCAGTTATTATGTCTGAATTTTCAATATCAGCCTTTATTCCGCCACCTCTTAATCTTAAATCAAATAAATTAGGCTTAACTTTATTTGGATTATTGGCAACATATATTACTGCTATACATAAAGCAAATGGGTCGTAATGTATTGATGTTTCATCAAAAATGGTCGAACTATACGTAAAATTAAGCAAGTGGGGGTACTGGTACTCAGTTACTTTTTCGTAACTAAATATATTTACCTCAGATTGATTAGGAGTATTCTTTTTGTATATATTTCTTGGCGTCAGATAAATATACATTGGCTTATCAAATTGTACATTATCGGAATTCAAAAATGGATTTAACGGTATTGGATTTCCATCTATATGTCTAACTAAAGAGTTTTTATTAACCGTTGAATAGTTAACCTTTATCAACGATGTTTCACTTGGGATGATTCGTTTTTTAAATTTTATTAATCCATTTTCACAATCTATATCTGATATAAGTGAATCATCAACTTTTACCCAAGCAGAATTTAATGTAGTTCTAGTATATATTTCTACTTGCTGACGAACTATACCCCCGATAGATTGCTTGTAATCAGTTTTATGATTCCAGCTTAAAATTGGAGTTTTTCTTAATCTAATCGACCTATTATCCACAATGATTGGATTTTCATCAGCTACATCATAATAACCATATCCGTATATTTTTGACCAAGAAACCCCGGGCAAATCCATTGTCGAATACTCTGCTAGCATTTCTTGGCCGGAATATATAGATTTCCAATCAGTATACTGAATTAAAGAATCAATCTTAATTTTTTTATTAAACGATCCATTTGTAACTGGAAGCTCCCATGCATCAAACTTTGACAAGTTTGCATTAATATTGTTTACCTGTATTCCTGATGAGTTATTGGATTTGACAGAGTATACAGGCGTTAGATATTTTAGTGGAATTCTTACTGGTATAAATGTGGTTGAATTATTCTGCCCAACGAATTCATTGTCCCCATTGGCCCCATCTGCATCCAGGGCGCAAACTGCTATATATATATTTTCAAAATTAGTAAAAGATGACCTTGTATAAAAATCAATATAACTCAAAGAACTGCCTAACATTTCTTTAGTGTTTAAATCATAGAAGCCATATCTTAAACCATCCGCCGGCAACTCATTAACGAGCGAAAAGTATCCGTAGGCAATGTCTCTTTCTTCCTGCGCTAAAGTTGTTGGATTTGATATTGAAGCGGATATTTGGGCTAGCGTCGGCAAACCAACAGGCTTTCCATTTGAGTCGCACAACAATAAAATCCCATCACCGTAGTTAATAGAATTCTTTCCTTCCGGAAACATTTGGCCAAGACGATTCTTTAGCCTATAGCCAGAAGACAGATCTATTTCCGTTGTCCTGGTAAGCGCATCTCCATAAAACGTGCTAGAAGTTTCTAGCATCACATTATTCTCTTGTGTTTGCCTTATTGATATAGGCGAACCTGATATTGTCTCACCCAGACTTGTTGTGTCTGACAATGTTAGATTAGCCAAAGTAAATGTTCCAGATACGACGTTGCTTCTAAAGTTGGCAATTTTTATTTCATATTCTCCGGTTAACGTATAGTCAACACTGTTAAGATTAATTCCTGACCCAGAAGTAAATGTCAATTGTCTTTGATTAATTCCATCAGGATAGTATGTTAATGAAGATATATATTGCGTTTGCTGAGAAGAAACTCTTTCTACATTTGAAAGATCAATTAGAGCTGGTGAAGACGGAGTGACATCTTTCAACGAAGTAATGAAATTAGCTTTCACGCTGATTCTAATTGGATCATCATAATCTACTACCTGAGTTATATCTGGATCTTGAACTAAGGCTGAAATATTAATTTCAGATATACCAAAACCCTCGCCTTGACCCAATCCATATATTGGGCCACCCACAATGTTAACCCATACATATCTGGCGCTAGCAGCAGACCTGTTGTTCATGGGTATTTCTATATTTCCTGAAGCAGCGGACAAATCTAATGCTTCAATGTTTGGATAATCAAATATATTTGAAGAAAAAGCGGAATGCCAACCAAAAGAAATGGCTTTGTAATTTCTCCATCTTATGTCTTGATCTGGAACTATGATAATTTTTTCAATACCAATAACTGATTGTGGTATTTCAAAAAATATTACATCGGAAGCAGAACTTGGCCCAGCGACACCGGTGAATGTTGTTTTTCTATAAACTTTACCACTTCCAATATCTGGCGCCAATCCCATTTCTTCAACTTTTTGTATATACTTTCTAATATCTTCAGACGCAAATGATTTCCAGCTTTCAAACAATTGGTTATTTGTTGATTTTAAAGTTAACCAATATTTAGCTAAATACCATTTTGTTTCACTATCAACTTTTCCGTCTATATATCTTTCATTGTTTTCAACTTGAAAAGATCTAACAGCAGATGCGGTAGATGAACCATATTCTCCATCTATGGCTTTATTATAAAAACCAGCAGCAGCCAGTGTGTATTGTATATATTTCACGTATTCATGTACAGCCATAATATTTCCTTACTATAAGTTACTTACTTTTGCCAAAAAGAAATCAGCTGGTATAGAAATGCTTGGTCCAAGGTATGTTCTCAACGCAGCTAAAGACATACGTGAACTTACAAGAATGGCCTTAAGGTCGCCATCACTGTCCTGCTGTGAAACGGTAACAGTATATTGATCGTTATTCATTTTTATCACTACGCCAATACTGTATTTTGTTCCACTAGGAAGACTTGCGTTTTTCTTCCAATATTTCCATTCTGCTATTGGCAGAGGTGTAATAATTGGGCCGATAAAAGTTCGATAATTGTTTGGATAATAATTTATATAAATATTCCTAAAATCACTAGAGCTTGTCATTGTAGGAATTGTTTGAGCTGCCACCTGTGAAGACGTTGGCACAACATTTGCCCTTTCCTCAAGCCTGTCAGGGACTTGAACAATGGTAGGTGGATTTAACTGATAATAGTTAGAAACATACAATGACTCTAAATAGCTAGCAACTGCTTGAGCTTCTTCAATTGACAAGAATCTATTACTGCCCTCTCCTGAAGAATCCCACCCTTGTTTCCATATTCTGGTTTGACCATGAATTTCAATATCGCCAGTATAAGGGAAAACATTGGATGTTTCCGATGTAGATTTGGCTCTCAATAAACCGTAATCATCAATGGCGGATTTAGCGGAGGAAGTTTTTAACGTTCTCAGCGCCGGCTCTGGTGTTATAACCGTAGTTCTAGTTCTTTTAATTGTTCCCATTAAATCATAAGCTAATTCACCATTTAGTTTAGTTTGGAAAACTGTTGGCTGATCTATTCCTTCATAGGAAACAAAAGAAGATTTTAGTCTAAAAGAATAGGAATGAAAACCGGAAGAAGAATTAAATCCACTTAAAAGCTGCCTATTTGATGAACTATTAATCGGCCTTTCGAGTAATACATATGGACCCATACCGGAAATTGGAGAAAGAGACCTAGAATACTTGACAGTATATGCATACAAAGATGCGTTTGCTGGATGCGCAGTATCTCCAGTTGGTTGATTTATCTGATGGAGAGAATAAGAAGACGGTATATTTATTTCTACAGAATTATTATTATCTATTTTTGTTGCGTCTTTTATTGAAACGTCAGGATTAGTAATTTCAATGAAAAAATCTATATCATTAATTGAAACTTCGGACAGCATTGCAACTTGTGTTGCTGGTAACTTTGATGACATTTTTTCTTTAAAATAATTGAATATACTAGTATTGTTAGAAGCTGAATTCTTCGTAAGAACACGAGCATAAACAGAAGTGGAGGGTGAAATGGGGGTTATTTCAAAATCATTTTTTTCAGAGTCATCTAGAGCGTCGCTGTACATGACCCATGAAGAACCCCAGTCGGTTACGAAATTAGTTAGAGAAGATATTGTGGAACTCGACTGCTGACCTCTAGCCTTTGAATATAAGGCATATGAAACTGCATTATATAGTAACTTAAATGGCCCCTCTATTATTGCTGGTAAAACATTTTCTGTTTCGATATTTCCGACGTGCGTCTGCTCATTATTATCATTTACTGGAATCTCAGATCCAGACAATGAATAAACCTTATTGCAGTATTCCATAACTGGAAAAGTGGTAGCTATAACATTTCCTCTTGACAGATTATCTACAGCTGGCGAATATGATATAGTGGCACCTATAGATTGCTGAGATCCTGTTGTGGGTCCCACTTTAATGAAACTATTATCAGAGACAATATTTGAAAAATACTTATATGTTTTAGCATTTAGGTCCCTTGTGTATCTGGATCCAAATACTCCATAATAATCTTTTTCAAAGATATTATCATTAATGTCCCAGCCACCGTTCTTGTTTGAATCTATAAGATAGCTATCGGAATTCATTGACGCAGTATTGGCTGATACTGACTCGCTCATCTGTAATTGCGAGCCACAAAAAAGTCTTTGAGCGTCAGGACAGTTGCTTAGATCTAAAAAGATAGTGCCAAACTTATTTGTAATATAGTCGTTAATTTTTTGAGCTTGCAATGGGGTTATTGAAAAATCTGGCGACCAAAAGACAATGTCATACCTAGATAAATCCTGTATGCTTACTGAGTCTATATCTACCAACCAATGTGATTTTGCATTTTTGCTTTGTGTATTGATTAGTGGATTTTCAAAATTGAAATTAGACAAATTAAATGGAGAATTCTGCAATCTGTATATTATATACGGACTGATATTAGATCCTGAAGCGCTACCTGAATATAGCACACAAGCATTGACTGTTCTATTGGCTCCAAAGTTAACTTCTCTCAAATTAAGAGCTCTTTTAACTCTTCCTACAATCCTCCAATTAAAAACCTCATATGTTCTATAATCTTTTATGGCCTTACTGGGGACTATAGCTTGGTAGCCATTTTTGACTATATTTGATTGACCAGATGTATTTACAAATCTGTTGTCTACCTTTTTTATGGAGAAAGTATTTGAACCAATATAGTTGGGATCTATAACAAAAGATTCTTCTGGCAATTCTTTGAACATTGGGACAGAATTAATATTTTCAGTGTATCTAAGTTGATGATTATGTCTTTTACCTTTTTCATCAACTTCAAATTTATTGTATATTAACTTTAGTCCAACAGGCGTGGTTGCGTCTAAGAATACAAGAATCTTATAAGGTAGCTCAGAATCATTTACGTTATAATCTGTTTTAAATGGCTCTAGGAGAATCTTATATTTTGGCTTATTAGTGTCTTGATCGACATAATCCTTACCATACTGGTCGATTATTTTGATGCCGATGTCAGAAATTCGTGTGCTATTCAAATAGTCGTTTAAAGTTATTACCGAAAAAACTGCGGGAGCTACAGTAAAATACCTGCTAACATAATAATGGTGTGCAAAATTATCACTATCTATTTCTGATGCGTTTAATTTTTGTGAAGATGTAATTCTATCCGTAAATATATTGCTAACACTTATATTGTTACCAGAAAGAATAGAAGAGCCGTCCGACCTGCTTAGTATGCCAAATTCATCTGCATACATTAACTCTGATTCTCCAGAAATTGGAATTCTATTTTCCAATATTGTTCCAGATAAATCAAATATTGTAACATTTTTTTCTGGAGAAATAGGATCTACATTAAACCATGCTAAAACAGCGGAATCTTTTGGTGCATTTTGACCAATTTTAATTGACTTTTCATTATTGGAATCTGTTAAATTAATAAACTTTTCCATCACTGTTCCTCATGATCTGGGTGAATTAACTCATAATCAGATATATGGTTTGGTGTTGAGCCAAAAATTCCCATTTGATACTGATCATACTTTCTCAATGGCACCCATCTGGGGGGTGTCCAATTTGGTGTTGCACTGTTATAAACAATAGTATTAGAATCGCTATGCTTATAAACAAAGTTTGGAGTTGCTATAATTTCTGAATTTTCTTGCTTATTTAAAGTATATATATTTGGTAGTGGTGGATTCAATTCTTGATCATATTGAATCGTGTCATAAGACTCATACCAGTAAACCACGTCTCCAGATATAGTAACGTCTTGACCAGCATTAATTTCCTGATCTGTTAGCAAAATATTCTTAGCGCCTGCTTCATCTGCTATATTAACTCTAGCAAACCAGTATCCAGGTGTTGCAGAATCCTGCGCAGTTGCAATATTAGCTATTTCCAGTTTGCCATCTGAAGACGTATAAGCTGTATAATCAGGAGTTGCTGCAAATAGGTCTTTTAACGTTCTTGCTTTGTTCCAAGAAACTCGCAAAATCTTGCCCCAAGGCTGATTTTTCCAAAGAACTTGTCCAACAAGAGATATAGACTGATCCGATCCAGCATTAATAATTAGCGAAGATGGGGCTGCTTTTAATCTTAAGATTTCTGGATCTGAAATATTAACATTAAACGGAACTGATGCCACATACCCCTGGGTCTCACTATTTATTCCACCATTTGGAGTAGCTGAACCAATTCCTGACACAAACAAATTACTTGATTCATAATTCTCGGATCCATTATAAGAGTATCGAATTATTGTTTTAGCTATACCATTATCATTTGTGGTAACATAAGCCGGCGTGGCAGAAATTATATCCCCATAAACGTGGAATGTTTGGCCTGGCTTAAAGTTATTGTTTTGATCGTAAGAAATAATTGTCAAATACATCAAATCATCTTGTGAATTAGAAATACTTGTTGGAGACAAAATTGCTTTTGCGCTAGCAAATGGATAGTCGGTTTTTGAAACATAAACAAATCCTTCATCTATTGGGTTAGATGATGGAACTAACGAAAGATCTATTGGATGAGTATTGTCATTTAAAGATGATTCGTAAGTAATAGAATATACTTTATCTGTATTTGGAGTTGAACTAAAATAGATTGACGAACTATAACTCTCCGTATTCTGGTTGTATACATTTTTGTCAACGTACCAGGCATTTTTTACATCGTAATTAACAGTATATTTTCTGCCATACACGGACGGAGTTGCATCGCTAAAGCAGTGCAGCTCATTTGTTGAGGTTGACAAATTTTCAAATAATACAACACCAGTGTAAGAATCTGTAACAGATATATTTTCAGCGTTTTGATAGGCTAAGTAAATAAAATTACTGACATTACCGTAAATGTCTTCTGTATTACTAAAAACAACGTTGCCAGGTGTTGCGACATCTTCAAATAGTATATTTCTATACTGCTCTTCCCCAACTGTAACTATTATAGGCGAACCAGATCTTGGATAGCCACTAATTGGAAGCGAGAAAAATCTTCCTGTAGCAGAATCTGTAACAGGATTAGAATATACATAATATTCATCTTTGTTTAAGTATAGCCAGCCAGTATGAATTGCTGGATTATTTTGCACTACTTCCTGAATATCTCTAGCTATTCTTACGTCAACATTAGCATTTTCGTTATTAAGAAATGCATTGTTTAGTTCTATTATCAAGGAGTTTTTATCATTTACATATGGCTCAATATATTGAGTATCAGATATTAATTGGGCATCTTTGATAATGTAATCTATTTGTGGGTCCAAACCAAAAGAATCTTTTGATAAGTATATTCTCTTAAGAAAATCATCTGAGTTAAAGAACTGATTGTTTGCTGCCTCCGAGTTTTCATAAACATTATCCAAAGAATCTATGTAGCCACTAAATATTTGGGGTGTTGTCTGAGAAGTAAACGAGGCGTACTTTGTAAAGTAAATAGGATAAAAATTATTACTTGCTGATTCAAAACTTAAATATGATGGCGTTGCGTAGTAATTTATAGTGGCTGAATCAAAATAATCTGGGCTAGCAATTTCAACCCCTGAAGAGTTATATGTCTTATATGTTATGTTTGGGGATGAAGGAACGAGATATCTTTCATTATCGTCTGGATTAATAACCGCTCCACCATGAATGTCACTTATTAAAGTATCACCGTTAAAATATGTTAAACCAAGAGGCTTTATATTATTTATGTAAATATACTGAGGCGTTGACTGAGGGGGAAGTATTATTCTATCCACAAGATCATCTATGTACATAGAATAATTCTGTGTACCAGATTGAGTAAGATTATTATTTTCGTTCAAAAAGAATGATGAAGTAATTGTTTGTGTATCAAATTTTTGCACTTTTGTCTGATATACAGTTGAACCTATCCTTATGTTTGCATCGTTATAGGAGAATTGGCTTGGAGATGCCAACTGGGCTGATTGCATGTAGGAAGGATCGGTATAGTAAATTGTATTTGGAGTAGACTTACTAAAAGCTACTCTGTAGTTTGCTGTAGCCAAAGACTTGTCATATGTTTGAGTAACATGGTTCCATCCACCATTAGAGAAAACTATTTTTACAGAACTTACGTCATCAAAATTAATTGTATTTACGCTAGGCGAACTAGAGGCATTGTAGTAAATGTTATTGTATATCTTATCTTTGAATTGAAGATCAGAAAGAGTATATCCATCGTCATTAAATATTCTAATTAGATTATACTCTGGGCTTGCTGGATGATTTTCTGGTAATCTGTTTCCTACATAAAAGTCATCTCTATCTAAATAATTTAAATTAACGTAAAATGTAGATGGCGTGGCGTAGAAGTTGTGTGTAGCCATTGATAATTCATATGTTAGACCAACGCCAACATCCTGTGTTACGCCGGACTTTCTGCGCCCTGCTGCATAGTCTGGGACTCTCTTGAGATAAGAAACATACCATGAATAGTCGACTTTAATTGGAGCATAGACTTCTTCGATACCATCTGCATAGACGCCGGAAATACTTGCATAACCAGAAAAAGACGTTGTGGCTTTTTCTTCTGCCTCCAATATCAGCTTAGCGTCTGCGTAGTCGCCAACACCTGATTGATAATACTGCGGAGACGCGCTTGTTTCTACGTCGTATATTGCGGGAATTGAAGAAATACCTTCTCCGTCCATTCCGCCGTAATCCCAGTAGCCCTCTTCCCATCGAACATATCCAATGTTTGATGGATACTTTTCGTTAATACTTTCGATAAGGTCAATAAATGGCTTTAGTGGCTTACCGGAAGGAGTAAACCATGGGGTACTCTTTTCCATATCAGAGATTTCGATAACATCTGGAGTTGCGCCAAGATAATTAGAATCTGGTTCAAGACCATAAGCTTTCCAAATATCTAGCTCTCTTCTTACTGTTCTCTTGAAACCATCTATGTGAGCTGCAGGATAGTTTAAAGATACGTCTAAGATTCTTTTCTTGTATCTTGCGTTTGATTCTAGTAGCAGTCTAGGGAGTCCGACTCTTGCGCCAAATTCATCAAAGTTATTTGGAACATGTAGCGGATGCTGATCATATTGAATATCATTAATTTTCAATACAGAAAATTCTCGCATACAAATTATCTGCTTATTTGCCTGACTATAATAATATACATAATCGGTTGGCTGAGATCTATGGAATGAAGCTAAACTATCTACTTGTATAAGCGGAATATCGTCACCCAAGACCTTTAGAATGTTTACAGGTACATCATAAGATACGTATGCCCATGCAAGCATGTTTTCATCTGCGCTCGATATGTAATGATTAATGTCGTAAAGATTTAATTCATTATCAAAATTATCCAGAGTCTCCTGGACAAGCGCTGTTAAGAATTTTCCAGCGGTAGAACTAGGAACAAACAAAGATGGGGTTGCAGGATTTTCTGAATCTGCAAACATGTCCGTCCATGTTGGGAATCTCTTTAATATATTTCTTGCATGCTCAGATGCTACTGGTGGGACTGGATCATGTATGCCAATTTCCAAATAAAACAATAGACCTAAATCACTAGTATTCAAAGTTTCAGTGAATATCTCTAATTCTATCTTTATCCATGGTTTACAATCTCTTATGAAGATCACATTTGAATCAAAGGAAAGAATGGATTTTAACCATGGACCATTTTCTGAATCAGACTCATACATCTGCAAGTTGAAGGTTGGAACCTCGGTTCCAGGAAGATTTGTAAAGGCGTGCTTATAGGCTAATACGTCTATTTTTGACGTAGTATCAACAAATCTCAGAATAGAAGGCGTAGCCTGTTCATAAACAATCTCGCCAACATCTGTAACATACAGCGCATTATTGGATAGTGGAGTTGATAATTCCGCAGTATATGACGGAGAAGTATATTCTAAGCCAACATAGGTATTGTCCCCTATGGCGTTAAGGCCATACCTTGATCTAACATAAGAATAGTTGGTGAAAGAATTGTTCTTATATAGATTTACAGCATTGCTAGTCCATATGTTGCCAGACTTATTAAAGTCCCCGCTTTTTAAAAGTAACAAATACTGTTTCATCAATTATCCTTAAAATATTAATTTACAAATTAATAATTTGTTCCACCCATTATAACAGAACTAATGTTTATTGCGCCTGCTACGGGGTATCTTTTAACTGTATCTAGTGAAAAATCTACAAGTGGAAGACTGGAACCATCTGCTAACATGGAACTTATGTAACATGATCGAATATAATCTGATGATAATTTAATTTGTCTTTCAATTTCCGAAATAGAAACAGTATCTCCAACTGTTAATGAATTTAGGTATCTTTTCACAAACAGTGAGGCCTGATTTCTTATGCCACTAGCAAGATTTTCACTCAAGCCCATCGGTAGCGTAATAGTAGCTTCTACGTTCATACTAACTCGTTCTGCTATTCTAACATTAAATCTTACGCCAATTGGCTTAGCTGCACTAACTGCGATCATAACTCTTTGAGGCAGATTTGACATGTCGGTAGCAGTTTCTGGCACGACGATAACATCGCATGACCCTACCCCGTATGTGCCTTCTCTAATTCTAACGTCCCTAACACCTCTAACTGCTAACGCAGCAAATCTGATAGATTCAGCTGTGCCCGGAGCTTTTGCTTTTATCGAAGCTATGATTCTTCTTCGGAAATTAGTATCTGACTCTGCACTGGTGTTAGAGTAAACCTCTTTGGGATTTGAGCAAAACACTATTACCCCAGCTGGAGCAAAAGCGTTATGCTTAGTTAGTGTGCCGACAGGAGCAACATACGCATTATCTGTAAAGTTTGGATCAACTCTTCCATAAGCTCTAGTTGATCCTTTGCCAATAATTACATCTCCAGCTAGTTTATATGTATATTGCTTTGTAATAAAATTTGACACATCATTGTAAACCAATGTTCCGGATGGTATTGTTACGTCCGAGCTATGTGGCTTGTCTATAAGGAATTGAATATTGAAGGATTCGCGATCTTGACTAGAATAATCGCTAATGTTTCTTCTGGTTATTCCATATAGGTCGCCTATCAAATCAAGATTCCTGCCTGATGCTGTCATGAGGTCACCTTGGGTTAGGTTAAATCTTAAAGCCTCATAAAGATCTGATACTTCACTGGTAAAAGCTTCTGCAAATGCTCTAGCTATAGACCCAGGATAGACGGCTGATACGCCTGCATTTTTCTGCAAGCCATTCAAGACATTGACTAGTATATCAGCTTTATTTTTTATTCCATAAATTGGCATTTTATGCTCCTAGGGTTTGACTAACAGAAAGAATTATTGGCTCATTAATATCCGAAATAATATGAATATCAAATCTAATTACATCTCTGCTTGTTGGTACTGCTTTAATTTGAATGCCCCTACCCTTAAAAAGACCTTCTTTTTGAATGCCGGCCATTATTAAAGCTTTACCAAATTCAGCTGTTTCTTTAGTTTGAGGTAGACCGTAAAGCCTGGATAAATCTACCCCTAATTGAGGATAAATATAAAAATCTCCAGGCTCAGTCATTATTCTCAAATAGATTTGCTGGACATCTTCGTGCATAGAGGATGGGGCTAGTGCAATATCCTTATTGCCGTCAAGCATAATGTCCCCATTTAATGTTAAATACAAATCACTCATTTGTTTCCTTTAGCGCAAGATTATGTGCTTGCTCAAAACTATTTCCATCTTTCATTAACTGAATCATCAATAATATATGCTCTTTAGAGTGATCGGTCTGATATATCTCAAGTAACCCTATTTGTTCATCGGTCAATCCAGCTAAATCATATTCTGATTCATACGATTGTTGAATTTGCTCTTGTTTTTTAGCAAAACCAAACTCACCTACTATAGTAATAGGAGTTTGCGTTTCTTGATCTGCATACTGTTCAGCATTATTTAAATAATAAGCGACTCCGTTGGTTGCCGAGTGAATGTTTTTATGGTTAATTTTAACTAAAGTTGGCTCTATATAGGAAGAGGCGCAGTAATTAAAATTATAGCTATTCCACCTTAATCCATCTTCTTTAGTAAACAGCCTTACGGAATCGCCAAATAAAGAAATTGACTTAGACTTTGCGCTTATCACAATGCCAACTCCTGGAGCAGCAAATATCTCTATGTCTCCACGATCATTTAACCTAATAAAACTAGACAAATCAGGATGCGTTAGTCCTACTTCTCTTTCTGAGAACTCTTTTCTTTTCCTAATTTCAGCACCTATGGGTATGGTTGGTTGCTGATAATTATCTCTTTGTATCGACTCTTTACTCATGAGCAAACCATAAAATTCGGCACTCCGGTATTAACTGTATTGTAATACCTGTAATTTCCTGTATTTCCAGCGTCATTGTAAAAGTTTATAATATATGGCTTTGCCTCATTATTGTCGCGAAATCCTACTAAACATCTACTCCCTGGGGTCGGAGCTACAGCCTGCACACCATTTGTGACTGGACAAACTACATTCTTTATAATATTACCTATATTTTGAGAATATTGATCCTCAAGTATTACAACTGCGGTGTTTTGACGTTTGTCATAAGACGCTATAACGCCAGGCCTAGTCCTTGCCTTTTGCATTTCTGTAACATCTATTTGATCTTGTATCTTTTTATCAAACTTAGGGTAATTAACTGGCATTTTTTCTCCTAGCTATCTCCATTTGCATACTCTCTTGGGAATACTTCTCCGCTCATCCATCTTTCTATATATTTAGCAGAATAGTTTGCTACCTCATCTAGGAATACAGATGGATCATTGGAGTATACATTTCTTATCCATTTCTTTAAATCCTCTACTGTTTTACCTGTTCTGTCAGTATAGACGTCTGCTGCATCCTGAAATTTAACTCCACCATTCATCCAACCATAAGCCTTGTATCCATCCCCCCAAACCTGAAACTGATATCCATCAAGCTTTGGTTCTCCAAACGTTGGTAGCCTACTGGTCCGTGCGGTATAGGCAAGCCATGCCTGATTTCTGGGTATCCATAATCTTCTATCAACCAATGGTCTCATCTCTTCCATTACCTTATCCTTAACCCCACCATTATAGAATAAAGAAAGATGATATTTATCATTTATAATCTTATTATAAGTATCTTGAGTTGGTCTTGTTTCCCCTGGATAAACCGAATCCCAATTAGCTGAAGCAATTAACCATCCTTGTATTTGTGTTTTTCCACTTGCATCAGTTAACTCATACGTTTTTGTTCCGTGAGCCAATCCTGCGCCTCGTCTATATACTGGGTTGCCACCAGAGTATCCAAATCCGCCGGCGCCCATATTAATTTGTAAAAATCCTAAAGAAATAAAATCTGTATTTCCAATATAAAAACCGGTGGGCCTACAATTACTTTCCCTAACTGCAACTGCAGCCAGACAAGCTGCTACTTCAGGGGAACACCAAGTCTGAGTTAAAACATCATAAACGCCATCTAAACCCAAGCTAAAGTCCCATTGACCATAATAGTTTTGATCTAATAAGCCTTCTGTTGACCGATTATATAATCTTCTTTCAATTTGCCTTTCAAGACTGTCTGCGCTGCCAGACAAATTAGACGGACGCGTAGTAACACTGCCACCAGAAACATTTGTTCCAGAAACAGTCATAGCTCCTCCTGGACCAACATATTTGCCCGCTCTCATTCCGCTAAAACTTAAGTGTATATGATCCCTGTGGCCGGAGTCCGCATGAAAATTTAGATACTGTAAATACGGTCGATTCAATTTGATTGCAGCGGTAACCGGCTCTAAGCCGTCTACAATACCAAGATCAAGTTTATCGCTGACCACAACTGAGTCTGGTATCAAATACTGGGGCACTTCAGACAATGCCTCTATTAAAATGTCTAAAGCAGAACCGTAAACGGGAACGTGATTTGGGGTACCATTGGTTGTTTCAACATTAAAAGATTCTTCATTTACCCTTCCAACTTCCCGTATGTCTATGGCTCTACCAAAAGTATGGTCTCCAGGAGTAAATTTATCTGGCTTAATGTACTTTTCTTGATTTGGATCTCTTCCTGCACCAAAACCACCGGCTATATAGTAGTTTTTCTCATGCAAGAGTATTAATAGTTCTATCAGAGCTGCGGATAAAAAAGCGTTCGCTATACCTAGCGTAGGGTTTTGAAGTATCAGTTCGTCGCTCAAAACTCTTTGACTATTATCCACCTTAGAATCAGGAAAGAAGGTTGAAGATCCATTATATACCTCTCTTGGATCAGCTGCCCATTCATTGGGAATATCAAATCTAAATCCACCAATTGAACTATGGTCACTTATTTGCGATTGGTATTTTGTTCTTAATAGCGTTAATCTTTCTTGATACCAACCTTTTTCCTCTTCTGTCATTTCCGCTATCAAAGCAACGTCTCTGCGTCCTGCGCTTTGCATCTCTCCTATGCCTGGTGAACTTGAGCCACCAGAGCCTCTATTATTATCTGAAGGATCTTTATTTTCAGAAGAAGAAATCATTGTATTTCTTATAATCTGCAAAGAGTTTTCAACAAAGGTGTTGCCAATATTTTTGCCGGCCATACTTTTTGATAAAATCTTATTCCAAGCAGCAGCTCCGGTTAATGTGGCATTATTTGCCCCAGTTGGGTTTCCCTCGCCGTCTACACTAAAATCTGTTGCCTCAGGATTAGCAATTGTAATTGTCGCATTTTCTGGAGTCGTAGCTGATGCTGCTGCAGCTCCACCAGTAATTAAACCATTTAAAGATCCAGATATACTTGCATTCATCGCTGCTATGGGATATTTTTTACTCCTGTTCAAAAGATCTCCGGCCATAACACCCGTAACATCAAAAGAGCTTAATGTTCTCCCTGTAGCCGGTGGAGATAAGGAGGCACTAGTATTTAGAACAGGAGATTTTCCTCCTGGATAAAAATCTCCATGTATGGTTTTGGCAAAAGATGCGCTATCGGAAAGTGATTGAGTATTTATATTGAATGACACAATAAACCCCTTATTGTCCAACTCTTGTTGGTATTAAAGCTGATTCCTCGGCGCTAATTACAGCATCGCCTTCAATCTGAAGCTGCTTAGCGTACACCGTAGCCAGATTATTTGTAACGAGCTCCCAATTCAAAGTAACGGGATATCCATTTTCATAGTACTCGTCCCAGAATATAGTAGGCCATTCTCTAGTTTTATTATAGGTAGCTTCCAACACTTTATATTGGACTAAATCATTATATAGCTTAATTGTTTGACTCTCAGACAATCCATACCTAGTTGCTGTATCAACCAAAATGGATAATGGAGAAGTATACACCAACCCTAATACGGATATTGCATTAAGTATAGAATCTTTCTTTATAAACAATGGAGAATCTTGGTATATAGAATTGAAGAATGCTTCTTTAATTTTTTGCTCAGCGCCAGCACCAGCTTGATTTCCTATAAAGCATGTTTCTACAAAATCTTTTGCTGCCTGAACTACTGATTCTGGCTGATAGTACCATACTGTTCCAAGAGTTCTCTTTGAATCGGTAACGTCTTTAGTGTAGTTTGCTAAAGTATTCTGTTCAGCGCCGGCTTCAAAATCGGACTCAGAAATAACAGAGCTAGATGCAGCGTTGTTAATTCTTATTCTCAAAACAACTAATCTGTTTTCTAATTTAGACTGAACAAATATTTTAGCTTTACCTCCAGGAGTATTTATTGCAGTCATTTTAGTTGATGGTGTTGATGAATCACTATAGCTGACACCTAGATCGCCATCGTTTGATGTAACGGTAAACGTGTTTGTTTCACCAGTGTTTATGCCATCAAATCTTACAGTAAATGTTGCTCCAGAAATAACATCTTCTACATCGAATGTGTCACCGTCTTTAAACTTTGTGACTTTAGCAATAACACTAAATAGTGATGGCTGAAGATCTGTTCTATCTGGGCCTAGACCACTCAACTGCAAAACTCTTGCATGAACTAGGGCATTTTCATAATCTATATATCTAACTAAATCTGTTATCTGTTTCTCTTGCCAGCCCAAGCTCTTCAATAGATCATCGCTTCTAACAAAAATATTTCCCTCTGGAGTTCTAACCTTAGTTCTTGCTCCAAGTAATCCTGGCAGCAATACCTTAGAATGATGCTTGCCGACTACCATGCCTTGATTGTAAGACAGTCCAGCATCCATTGGTTGACCATTTTTATTTAGATATTGGACATAACAGCCGTGCTGATCTAGAACATTATCTCTAATCCATTTCCAACCCTTCCAGGCCAACTGACCCACTATTGGCACAGCTAAAGCTACACCAAACCCTGCTGCTCCGGTAGCTCCAGCCCCAGCCGCTGCAGCCGCGACACCAACGCCACCAGTTAAAGCTGTTGTCATTCCTTGGAAAACTGTTCTGCTTGCAGAAGAACCATACTGTTGAATGACTGCTTCAGCTTTTTTGGGAAGAGTTGTAGCTGTCTGATTTGCCATCACATCTTTAACTAAAGCGGTAGAACCATGAGTGTACTGTAGGCCACCAATCATTTGGGGTCCTAGGGCGTCGGACAAGCTATCTACAGATATATTGCCGCCTAAATTAATCCCAGTATTCGATGCCATTATATTGTCCATATAGAAACGTGTATCATTTCTAAGATTTTGCACAGTGAACCAAGAGTTAACCCATGAGGTCAGGAACCATCTTGCTGGATCATTAACTGTTACTAACGCATTTGGTGTAATCGAAGTAATATAACCCATCTCTGGGGTAAAGTGATGGACGACTTGTTCTACTTCAAAAATACCGTACATTTTTTCATAGATGTCTGACAAGTAAACCAAGTCGTGGGGACGAATATCGGCGTTACCTATGATAATTAACTCTCCACCATATATATCTTTAATTGATTCCTTTAGGTGTGATAAAGCTATTCTTTTTGCCGACAATTCATCAGGAGTTCCTTGGATGTTTTTTGCGATACCTCTTACAGTTTCCATAGGGTGCATTAATGGATGCAGAATACCAAGAAATCCTGAGCCAACAAAATTATCGTAGTACAAACCTGTTTCAACAGTTTTTTCTGTTTGACGCTCTGCTGGAGCACCCTTATCTAAGGCTACTGTAATTGGATACTTTCCATCGGAAACAGCTGTGACAACAGTAGATACACCATTTAAGTTCTCTTGAATTTGATTAGAGATAATATGAGAAAATGAACTTAGATAATGTATTCTCTGGAAAGGCTGCCTAATTTCCAAAACCGGCTCACCATATTCACGAGTAAACGGATTGTCTACGGCCCTAAGAAGCGTACCTTCTCTTCCTAGTGAATAGTAGATAGAGTCATTTAGAACCTTGTTCAATATATGAGCCTGCTTACTAAAGTTGCCAACTTCAGAAATAGCATAACCCATCTGCATCATCGACATCTTAAACATTCCCAATAAACCAGAAAGACCATCGCCTATTGCCGTCATTATTGGTCCGATATTTCTATCATAGAAATTGCCAATATCTTCTAGCGTTCCAGAAATAAATGTTGTCGCACCAGTACCCTCAGCTTTTGTTGATACTAGTAGTCCAAGAAACTTGTTGTCATTCTTAGCATACTCGCCATATGGATTAATAAATGCTTCAAACACTCTGTCAATTGGCTTAAATGACCACTGCCCCTCAGAGCCACCTCCGCCACTGGTTATCAGACCTCTCTTACGATTGGGTTTCAACACAAGCCACGCCCTACCGTATGCTGTACTCCAAAGTTTCTGCCTAAAAAGTCCGACCATCAATAAGAATAGCTGTTTTGGAGTTTTAATTTTTTCGTTTAAAGAGATTGCTTCTTCAGGGTTTTCAGTGTTCTCTAAGGCGTATTCTAATATTGTATTAATAACTCCGGACTCAAAAAAGTTTTCCCTAATACCATTAAGAGAATCTGCAATAGTAGAGTTAAAGTACTGAATAATTCCTGCGTCTGATTCATTTTCTGATGCTATTAAATCTATATAATTTTTTCTTATAAACTCTACTGCGTTTCTTCTTTCAGCAGCGTTTGTTATTGGAACTCCTTGACCACCTAATTGTGGATTATTTGGTATATTAAAGTAGTCCGCGCCCAACAAAATGGCCAGTTCATCTACAGCCGTGTTTTCAGTGTTAGACAGGCCAGCAATCGGGATATTTGAATCTTCAAAATTACTAAATGAGTTTTCTGTTGACGATCCTAACATTCTAGAAAACTCTTCGGGGAATGGATCTATTGAATCTGGATCCATTCCGTAAATTCTTGCAAATACAGCTTTAACGCTATCATATGTGTGATATCCAAATCTAAATTGATCCCATATGTCATTAGCTTCATTCAAATTTCTACCATCACCAGCTATAACTGATACGTTAGGGTCAAAATTTTCATCATAATAAGACCTAGCCTCAACTCCAACTGAATCCAGTGGATCGTACACACTTAAAAATGCAGCTCTGCCCTTAGCGCTATCTACGTCACCAGTTGAAGCCAACTCTTCATCTAGAACATTGTATAGATATGCTCTAGATAATTGCTCATTCCCAACTAGATCGGCAGCAGCACCTCCCAGAGCACCGTCTATTTCTGAAGTATCATTGAAATTAGTAGCATCCAATAGAGCGTTGAAGTACCCTATAAATGGTTTGTCTCGTCCATCTGGAACTGCCAAAGCGTTACCGCCAAAATCAAATCTACTAGAAGCTATCTCCGCATTTACAGGAACCCATTCTGAGAAGACGTTTTGAGGATTAACCATATCATCATCATAAATAACAAATCTTGAACTAATACCTCCCCCTAGTTCATTTCTTAAGTCTTGAGAAGTAGCTCGTCTTGCTGTTAGCTTGGAAAGTTGACCATCTTCTGTCATCGTATAGTTTCCAAACCCAAGGATCATACTAGCGTCGAGTGATGCAGCTCCTCTTTCATAAAATCTTTTAACAGGAGCTGCAGCGGAAGATATGACACCTACGGGAACATCATCTGGAACAAAAGCAAAAAGACATTCTACTGGTAGTGGGTTTATGCTTAGACCACTTTCGTCTTCATAGTTTAATTCGTCTTCACCACCAAACAGAGATATATTTAATCTATCGACTATTTTATTAGCTATAGCAAGTGGAGCACTAGTAAATTGCAAAACCTTTGCACCATAAGCAATTACATCAAGGCTAAACTTACCAACTGCACTAGCTGCACTTATTGTAGTATTAATCCATGACGGCAGCTGATCCAATATGCTTGTTTCTTCTCCATCAGCAATATATTTAAAATTTAAATTCCTAGATACAAAATTGCCCAAATACCATGCGGCGTCAGGCGAAACAACTGCAGCAGTGCCGTCATCTTCCTCTCCCCACAAGAAATATGCTGGAGCACAAACAACGGCCCTACCAGTTCTAGGACTATAAACTAAAACTTTTCTCTTTTTATAATCTTCAACTGTTCCATATAAATCGCTAAATCCATATTTTTCTTTGAATTTTTCTATAGCTTCATCGGAAACGTTAATGTCATCATTACCTGGATTATATGGCCATCTCATAGCAATATAGAATTGTTCTGCTTCAGCTGCTGTTTGCTGGGAAGCGGGTAATTCTCCAGGCGAACCCCATTCTTCATATGATATTTGATTTGTTAATTCATACTCAAACGAATAATCATCTGCATTCCGATTAGCCTCAGAAGATGTGACTGAATACTGCGACAAAGCTGTTTGATCAAGAGATATGCTAGGCCTATTGGCATAGACTGAGGGCAAGGGCATTCTTACATACTTTGAAGTTGCGCCGCCGATAAAAGATAAACCATCTACGTCCACTATATTGTCTATAAAACTTGAAAATCCCAATGGACGGTCCAGCTCTAGAACCCCAGAAGATGGTACTAATGTTAAATCGTTATTTAATATAAACTTACTTTCATACTGAAGTAGGGTAAACATATTTGCCATAAATGTTGCCCCACCAAAAGACCTTCTGTCTTCTGCCATTGCTTCATTTACAAAACCCTCAAACTCTTCAGCGTCCATGGGCACTTCGCCCTCATTATCTAAAAACTTTCTTCCAGATTTCCCAATATCCTTAAAATGACTTGCTGCGTTTTTAAAAACTCCGCCATCTCTAACTGTATAAGATGTTGTGTCTAATATGACAGTTTCATTAATAGTATAAAATGGGTACCTAAATCTTGGCGGAAGATTATCCAACTGAGCGTGTGACTCTGTTGCTGGAGCTATAGTTGTAGCTGGGTCTCCAACTGGAAGATGGAATCCGACTCTAGTTAATCCAACAACAGCTGGCAGTTTTGCCACTATTCTGGTTGAGCCATCTTCTTGTGTTTCAGAAAAACTTGAAGCCAATGGTGAATTAAAGTTAATTAACTTTTCTTTCAAAAATGCTGTAGGCTTATATATCCCCTCGGCATTTAGTTGATCGCTGGCTAAACTTGCCATTGTGTCAGACAATTCATTGGATCTCTTGAATGCTTCGTAATCAGCTAATGTATTACTTGATCTATTAATATTGTTCATAATATTTTCAATATCTTCGTCCGGCGAACGGTACCTTGGATACCCTGGCAATTCTAACTCCGAACCTCTTTCGGTACTAGGGAATCCAGTAGTTACCGGTACGACACCAGAAGTATAAAGCCAATGAGGTTTACCGTAGAATATAGTGGACCTGTCCTCGAAGGGCCTAATAGCAACAATATAATTAGGTAGCAACCTAGCGCATACCTGGAAAAGATCCCATACCGTTCTCATGTATGTTTGAGCCCTAAATGAAACTTCATCAAAACCGGGCAAATCATCATCAGCGTTCGGTGCAAGAATTCCCAATGTTCTGAAAAGGTTAGTGCCGCCTCTTCCTCTTAATAAGCCAAATAATCCGCCACCAGAAAGACCTGCACCAGCAGCAAAACTCACTCCAGGGATGAGACCTATAGAACCAGCCAATCCGCCCATCAATACATTCTTTGTTGCATTAGCTCTGCCTTCAGCGGACACTAATTGATTACCGGAAGTCATCGTTGCAATAGCTGTTCTTGCTGAAACTGACTCATTTTGAGCCTCTACTATTAATCTATTCCACGATCTGTCCACGCCTCTTTCAAGGTATGCCTGTCCTTTTAATTTTTTGTCGTCTTCTTCCACTAATGAAGAAGCGGTTAACCATCCGTCATCTATATCGCCACCAAGGAATTGAGCAAAACCTGTTCCGTTTCCTGGATAAATATTTCTTTTAAAAATTTCCAAATCAACTTCTGCGCAGAAGTTGGACATTAATTGACCCATACTGGTCATAATTTTTCCATCCCCAAAAAATGCGTTGACGGGATTTCTTTGGAATACATTAGTTGCCAATTTAAATGACGCTGCGTTGGCAGCTCCGCCAACATCTCCTTGACCAAGATTAGAATAAACACTTGCTACAACATTTCTAATTCCGTCTGCCCTTGCTCTTTCTGAATCGCTTAAAGGCTCATATAGTGTCGAGCCAAAGTGACGAATTCCAAATCTGTTTTCAGAAAATACCGTTCCATTTGTAGCTCTAGCAAAAGCTTCTCTAAATCTAGATGCCCCCATTGAAAGCAGTCTGACCATAAGATCTCTAGGCTCCGACAAATACATTCCAGTATCTACGCCACCATCTATCTTACCCGTGTCACCCTTTTTATTTGTAGAGTTAACTATTGCTCCAAGCTCAATAGCATCAGACTGTGCAGTTACTGTTACAATTTCACCTTGCTCAACGTTTGTTATTACGCCATTAAAAACTGTTTGTAGAGAGTTTGGATTAGCCCCATAACCAACTCTCAAATGTACGCGAACACCAGGCTTTAATCTAATATTATTTATGTCTACTACATAGTCATTTCTCATACCAGAAACAATATTTTTAGCTATATTTAGAGTTCTATCTAAGATAGACTCAATTCCTTGGGTAAAATCTATGGGAGCATCATTTGGCTGATTGTCTCTAGAGTTAAAAATTTCAGTTGAAGGACGTGTAGTCAACTTTGAATACATATTGGACACCCTAAATATTAGGGTATCACCCAAAAGATCTTCTGAGGAAACAACAGAGAAGTCAACTATGGATTGTAATCCGTAGAAATTGTCAAACAATTTAACGCCAGCAAAAAAACCACCTTCATCGATGAGCCACAGCATGTACGTAGGAAATGCTCTAATCATTCTTCCGGATATGTCTCTATACTGGACGTCGTTCATCATTTTTTGTATGTGACCGCCAAAAGAGCCATCATATGCTTTTTGATATTTATCCAATGATTGAACACCTTCAACTCCAGTAAGAGTGTTTGTGCATCCTTTATCTGGAGTTTGTGTATCTTCAATTTGATTTTCTGATAATCTTTTATCCCCATTATCATCTATGTGAACATTCGAGCCATCAACTGTTAGGTAGAATCTTCCATTATCTTTATTGATATAACCAAAATGAGTACCTAATGCGGATTGCATCATTGCTGGTATCTCTGATTCAGATCCAGTTTCTTGCGGATTTGTTGCCGGAATCATATATATAACTTTATGGAAATCTACTTCATCTGGATTAAAACTAACCTCTGTCTCATTAGCTAAATGAGAATCTGTCAAAACCTGTTTAATTAGATTTAACGTTTCAGCACCAGAATAATTAATGTTCCCGACAGAATATCCAGCTCCAGAAACCTCATCAAATACTGGACTATCTTCAGTTGATTGAGCAGCAATGAAAATATAATCGGTTAATAGAGCTTGCTTTTGCGAAGTTTCAAACTCAGAAGTTTCCGCTTGCACTACTTCTTTGAAAAGGCTAATAAAATTATGAACACTTATACCACTAGTGTTAACGTAGTCTATTATTTCATTAATCAATGTTTTATTATTAGTTGCCCTTTGTGCTGCAGCAAATGGTTCATTTGCTACATCCCTATAGGCGTATCTTCTAAGAAAATCTGTGATCCTATTTTTGACTTGATTTTTTCTAATTTCTATAGCACGAGCGTCTCCAACTTTTGCCCAGTCATCACTATAATCAAATTTAAAATCTTTTGTTATATCTGGTTGGTAGATAAAATTATTAATGACATCTTTATCAAACATTTCAAAACTTCTGAAATAGAAATCTGGATCTAAATTGCCAACTACTTCATTTTCTTTATCGCGAACTTCCAGCGGCATATCGGGGTATGCATTAAATGCTCCCCACAATTGCTTAATTCTTAGGAAAGGATTTCTCTTTGATCCAAAATGATCAATAAAATCGCGTTGCTGCTTTGATGATAGCTTTTCTCGTTGCTGCTGAAATATATCAAAGTCCACAAAACTTAACTGAACATTATAGACATGTGGATAATTAGGTATGGTATCAACTTTAAAGTTAAGTGGGATAACATACTTAATTCCACATAGTGCGCTAATAATGTTTTTGATTCCTAAGAAACCAATAACACCAGTAGAATGCTCTAGTCTTGCCAAACTATTGATATGGTCAAAGATTGCTCTAATCTTATAGAGTTCTCTTTCACCAAAAACAGTCATGGATATATTGATATACGAATCTTTTCCACCTATATATTGATAAGTAGGCTCTTCTTGCATCTGTACTTGTAGTTTTGCAAGATTATTTCCAAGGCTTACGCTAACACCGTTAACTATAGCTTTCTTAGGATCTAGATCTACTCGATTCATCGGAACTTCCCACTCCTGGAAGTGATAATCTCCTTCTTTCAAACGTTTAGCATTCATTAAATTTTGAACGTAACCATCAGAAAAAAAGCGATTGTAAAGCGAAACTAAGAAAGCATCGGTTACTTGTTGACGAATCTTTTCTTCATCGGGAAGCGTTGATTCAGTACCTAAAATTTTTCTTCTTTCGGTCTCTTCGACAATCAAAGTATCTATAACATTTCCTGAATTAAGAACTGAATTCCATATACTTCTTTTAACAAAGTTTAAACTTACATTATCGTTTTCATTATTAAAAACTGGATCATTTAATATATATGATCCCTCTGTTGAATATTGAGTAAAATAATCTGCATCAAATGGCATTTCATCTGGTGTTAAATAATTTAAAAGCCATTCTTTTTCTTCTGCAGTCAGTTTAGTCAAATTGCTTGAAATAAACGATTGCATTTTATATTTATAGATTCCATCTCTATAGTCCGTTTGGCTGACGCCAGCGGTAACTATATCTACGAATTCTCGAACAAGTGTCCTTGTGGATGGGGGGAATGTTGGCTCTAAAGAAAGAGACTTCATTTGACCCAAGTCACGAATTGCTGGCGTATTAGGAGAAATTTCAATCCCAAATTTTGCCAATAAGCCATTCCACAACCCATAGCTTTCTTGATTTAGAATTTTTTCCTGTTCACTTCTAAATGAAGAAGTGTCAGGTAAAAACATTTTAGTTTGTGTTTCAGCGGGAGTGTAAAAACTTAAATTACTACCATCTCGCCATTGAGAAATTATATTAGTATATAAAACATCATCCTCATATGTGTTTAGTAATTCCAAGGTATCATCTGTCAAAGACGAATCCACTAAAGCAGATTCACTTGTCAGGGATGCGCCATAAGGGCTCGTTTGATATATATAAGAACCATCGCGGATGATGCCAGTATTATCTTGCGTTTCTTCAGAGTTTCTATTATCAGAAGTTTTCAGCAAAAATGATTCATTGGCATATTTGTGCATTGCGCCGGCAGCCTTGCCCATATACTGTCTGTATTTGCCCCAGTGAATTGCTTGGTTAAAATCTTTAATCATTGGCAAGAATGGCTTGTGATTATAGGCAAATAGCTCCAGATCAACCATCAGAGAAAATGGATAATTAGGAACTGTAGAAATAGACATTGAAGATAGTGCAACCGCCGAGATTCCATGAACAGAGTTTATGTAATCATTTTTTATTGGCAGTATCGGGGAGTATTTAAAAGCTGCTATTAGTCCACGCAAAGAAGATAAGAACTTATCTATCTTTTCTTCTGAATCACCAGAATTCTTAAAATCTATTTTAAAACCTTCTTTAAGATCTATTGATGAAGCATCGCTTATGTGCATGCCCCATATTTCTTCATAGTTTGGAAAAAATAATCTTAATGAAATTGAGGTTTCTTTGTATCCTGCATTATATTTTGGCGTGTTTCTTTGTCTGATTGCCCCACCTGTAAGAGATCCAGTTTTGAATGCAGAGTTGACTGTTACGGAAATAGGCGGTACATAAAAGTTTGCTGCGCCTAAACGTAAATGAAAAATATCAGGTTTCTTAGGAGGTATATTTGCTCTATATGGGAAGTCTTCTATCGCTTTGCGAATTCTTGCAGAAGTATTTCCACCATTAATCCTAAATGCCATAGTGAATATTGGTTCACCATTTGGAGCAACACCAAAAGCTTTTTCTAATTCTTCAACAGCGTCTTCTTCTCTATTAAGAGTGTCTTCGCTTCCACCGCCTTTTCCTGCGTTTGAATAATCTCCAGTTACAGCTAGGGCATCAAAGACAAATGTCATTAAACCGGGAAGGTAATGATTTATAATAGAAAAAGATATAGGATCTGCCTGGAGATTATAAACAACCTGACTTAAAAGAGTGAGCCACTCAGTATCTACTGCTGGATCTACATGATAGTCTAATGACTTTTGAGTCATATAAACATTTTGCAGCCTCCTCTTGCCGAACTCACTTATTTCATAAGCAAACGAAGCCAAATACAGTAAACCTGTAGATTCTAATCTTTTATATAAGTTAATTAACAATGCACCGTCGTCAACAAGCGACGACAGAGTCCCACCAGATGTAAACACTCTAGTGGTAGCCTCTATTCTATTTGAATAATTGTCCCGGTCCGACTTGAAGTCTTCTGCCTGACCATCCTTTAAAGTATCTATATCAGGAATGACATCTGGTCTTGTTAAAGAAAAGAATCTTTTAATAGCTTCTGCTGGATTATCCGTAATGCTATCCAGGCTATTAGTCAAGCCAAGTGGGCCAATCATTATCATATTTACAAAAGCTTTGCTACTGTAATCGTATGACAACGGATCAGATGAGTTTAAATTCTGCTCTTCTTCATTTTCTGATTGCTCAATATTAGACATATCTCACCTTAGGCAAATGCCATGTTATTCTTAATAATCTTAGACAATCTTTCACTAGAAGAATCTTTCATAGTGGAAGAACTATAGTTATCTATTATACTACTTTTTGTTTCCTTTGTAAAAGAATTAAAGTTAAAATTACCACCTAATTTAGTATTAATATTCTTAGAATATCTGGCCTTCTGATGTCTTTTGCCACTATAGCCACTCCCATCCATGAGAATATGAGCAGGCGAAGAATTTTCTAAGCCCTCAAAAGAACCTCGGACCTTATCTGATTGTCCCGATGCTTGGATTTTTTGACGTGACTCAGATACAACATTTTTAGAAGGACTTTTACTAGAAGCTATCTTCGCTGCATACTTATTTGCGGTTATGCTTCTATGGGATGTATCTTTTGGCTGTTTGGCAGCGGAGGCTAAAGTTTTGTTTTGATCTTTAACACTTAATATCATCTAATTAACCTTAAAATGAGCTAGCGAGCTGCTGATATGGATCAGACGTCACACTGGGGATCCTATTATACATAGTACTGTTAATCGATCCATTAGTAAGTCCAGAAGCTGCTTGTTGGAACCTTTCAACATCTTGCCTCGAACCATATAAGGAAACCTTATAGCTCATTCCGGAAGAATATCCGCCACCACCAATTTGTGGAACAGAAACATTGGGACTAGGGTATCCTTGCTCATATGCTGATCCGCCAGGAAGCAGTGGTGGCCCTGCTGCGTCTTCTGTTGTCTTATCTTTTTTATTTTGGTAAAGAAAGCTTCCTGCTATCAAAAGGCCAGCTGCGATAGCCGTTTTTTGAACGGAAGGCTTAGAAAATTGTTCTGTCAAATAATCCATATCTAAACGTTTAAATTTAGATGGATTTACATTTGATGGAGACTGCTCATCAAGCTCCCTTAAAACATCTCCAACTATACCCTTAGGTCTGTCTTTCTTGCCAACCACTTTATCTGCAGATATCTGACCGTTCAAAAAGTCATCTACTGCTGGATCCAAAATATCTCTTTCATATAAAGCTCTAGCTCTTATCGCATTGGATATAATTTTTATATTTTCATCCGTAGTGTCTTCAACCCCTTTTCCAACAGCCTGGCCCAACTGTTGCATATCAACACCCAAGTCTGCAAACATCCCTGAAACATCACCATACTGAGAAAGATCTAAAATTCCTCCTCCAGAAATATCCCTAAGAAGCACATCTCTCATAGACGAGGTAGCATTAAAGAAATTGTCAACAATATTTCTAACTTGCATATTTGAAGTAGCTTTTGTATAAGCTGCTTTATTTCTTTTAGCTGCATTAACTCTAGCAAAAAAGTTAGCAAACTCTTCATTTGAATTCTCTGTTAAATCTGTTAGCTGTTCAAAAACATATGAGCTCATTCCACGATCTAAAGCCTCCAACTGAAGTGCATTTATTAGATTAAATCCAGTTAAAGCTCTCTGTGATCTAACCTCATTAATTCCGCTCAAGAAACTATCACCTAATTGAGTTCTTAATATTTCCGCTCTTATCCTAGCTCGATCAGAGCCCACAGTCAATTCTGCTCTTCTAGCAGAATCGATAAATTGACCATCCTGTATTCCTTCTTTAAGAATTTTTTGCGTTTCTCTATAGGCGGCATTAGCTTGCATCAATTCATCAAAAATATCCTGATTTGCGTCCAAAATAGCTTTTGCGGATAACTGTGCTTCAGTGACATTTTTACCCATACCAGAAGTTAATGTATCTCTTAACTCCTTCATGTTATCGCCAAATCTTTTTCTTGCTGCATTAATGCTATCTTCGGCTTGCTGGGCAACTTCGATTGTATTAGAAAGATTACCTCTACCAATTACTCCTATATCTGTTAGTGCGTTTATCACTTGAGATTTTTTAGGAGCATCCCCCTTAGAAAACAGATTCTTTAGCGCAGTCAAATCTTCATCAGTTTTTATTCCTTCAGCCATTCTTGCTTCAGCGCCTTTTATGTAGGATTCAGCAAAAGATCTGAGGTCATCTTGGTTTAGCTTTCCGAAATTAATTAAAGCTTTATCCAGAACAAATTGCTGGTCCCCCCTGTGCTGCAGGTAACCAAACATTTCTCCATACTTGCTAACAATTTCTGCGCCGTGCTCTTCCAAATCAAAGTTATTTCCATACATTCTTCTAAAAATATCCATACCGTATCTAAGATCGGCAGCGGCTTCAGCGTCCATTTTTAACTTTAATCTTCCGGAAGTAAATGTTTGAGTCATGTCCACTGCGGTTTCTGACGATGGCAAGCCTATTAATAGGCCCTTTTGCCTAAGGGCATCGTTGATTGCTTGATCAGACCCAAAGGCTTTCTCGAATTGATTTAAACCATCTGCAATTACAGTAGCCCTGTTAACATGCTTACCAAGATTGTTAGCGTTTTCCGTTGAAGCTTTTTCCATTGTTTCAAGATAGTATTTGTTCATAGCAATGGCCGTTTTGTCTTTATCTAATCCAAAACTATTTAACGTTTTATAAAAATCTTTTGAAGCTTTATCTAAATCTTTTTGAGCTTGCTCCAGTACTGCTAGCTGTGTCGAATCATCGTAAATGGAACCTGGTATTGGCAACCCCGAAAAAGCTGGAGCTTTTAAGGTTTGTATTTGATTTCTAATTGCACCTAGTTGAGTTTTTTGCTGATCTGTCATAAGATGTTCCAAAGCTTTAAAGACATCATCTTCAAGATTCATTGTCATGACCTCAGTTTTTAATTTTTGAAAACCGAGAGAAGCTAAACCTGGATCAACTCCAGCAAAATCCACCAATCTAGACCCAGCAAAAAAATCAACCGCACTTGCGCCCTGCTTTAATACACCTAATGATTCAAAATATGCTCTATTAAAAGTTCTAGCCTTTCCGCCATATAATCTATCTCTAACATCTATTATCGTATCCTCAAGTTGATCCAATAAGCCAGACTGATCAATTCGTGTCATTTCTTCAGATGTAAATTTGCCTTCTAAATTCTGCTTTAATATATTTAATCTTTGCAAAGTGGGAGAGCTACCCGAACCTTGTAGATACGCTAACTTCTCCTCTTCATCTGAAATCATTTGACCTAACGTTTTCATGAAGTCCGCGTTATGCCCAAATAGCTCTTGATAACTTTCAATATCATTAAAGCGAACAAAGCCAATCATTTCACCTGCACCCGTAGGCTGGCGAGCCATTGCCATAGCCAAACGTCTTTTACCATTAGACATATATGTTCCAAGAACCGGCAAGCCTTTGTCGTCAAGGTCGAATCCACCAAGAGCATGGTGGAATCTAATAACGTCCCTTTCGCTCATTAATAGGTTGTGATTAGAGAATCTGACACGAGTGGTGCTAAGACTAAATCCTTCATCCATTGCAATATTTTGATCGGCCATATCTAAGAACATTCTCCCACTGGATATACCAACCTGAGTGGACTCAGCATTTAAAGCAAATCTGTAAACATCAGGCATTACTGGTAGAGGAATTCCCTTTTTGATCTTAAAGAACTCTTTTTGAGCAAAATCCAAAATTCTATTCATAGCCCTAGGATGTTGATCTAACGGAACGCCGCTTCTATGTATTTCAAGTATTTCCTCTGCCATAGTCCTGTGCATCATTTGTGAGAACTGCTGGGTCTCCAATATGTCTTCAGACTGTGATTGAGTAGCTTTTAACAAAGATTGATAAAATTTTCCGCCTTCATCAATCCTGTTTGCTTTTAACATTTCATTTAACTCTTTTTGCAACGCCGCAGAATACTCTCTACCTAACTGTTGCGATTGAGGTGAGCCAAATACTGCTGAATGGAATGCGTCAAGCATGGGGTCTGCATAGACTGCGCCCTTAGATTCACCTGTTCCAGAAAGGTTTAAAATGTCTGTTAATCCAGATATTCTAGTTTCTCTTTTGGTAGTCGCCTTTGGCGCAATGATGGAATATTTTGTATATCTTCCAGTAAACTCAACGTTCATTGCTGCGCCTTTTAAAGAAAATATTCTGGCAGGACGTGTTTGATCCCCTGCATCAAAAACAACGTTTCCTCGAACAGTTATTTGAGACAAACCTTTAGACTCATCTAACTGACGCATTGACCTTTCAACTTCCATTCTCTTTAAAAGAATATTTTCTTTCTCTAGCCTACTAGTGGACTGTGCGTATTTTTTGTTCAATTCATCTATTTCAGACTGATAACCTTTTTGAATAGCCCTAGTGTACGGATCGTTTATCAACATAGAACCGTCTGATCCCTTTTCTATTTCATCAAGCAGGACGTCAATGATGCTAAATTTTTGACCTATTTCTCCTAGTGCACTTTCGTTACCAGCTGCGCTTTTTTCTAAACTCTCTTTTAATAATCCCAACTTACTTTTTAAAACGTCCGTACCATATTTTCCGACAGTAATATCCACCTCCCCACTATCTATGGCGTCTTGCATAGCAATTTTCAAATAGCTACTGACATCTGAATATATTTGACTTTCTTTACCTAATAGTTTTTTATTTGGTCCGCTTTGCCCTTGAATTACTTCATCTAAAATTATTTTATAAAAATCTTTAGATCTATCTTGGCCACCAATCATCCAAGACTCTCTTATTCTTTGTGCTGCGTCTGCGGCTTTTTCCGAGTTTTTCATTTTTGAAACATTTTTCAACGTATCAACATCTAAAGCTAACCCCAATGCCTCAAACACTGGATCTGTGTTAAGAATCGAATCAGCAAATGATAGACCAGGCTTACCAACGTCATCTAATATTGATCTTAGTGCATCACCAGAAACGGACACTTCTCTTGGCGACAAAACGCCACGTAATCTTTTATCTAACTTTTGAATTAAAGAAGACAGTTTTTTATTTCCAGATTTCATAGCTTCTTCCAATACGTCTGGATCTATGATCGAAACATTTGCTGCCTGCATTAGTTCTAAGGTTTGATCTAATCCTAGTGTCTGTTTTTTTCCAGCGATTGTAGCAACTAAATTTAATGCAATACCACCATCGTCCGTAGGTAAAAGTAAACCGTAGCCTTTTGATTTTTGTGCATCAAAAAATGCTTTTAGTGCCTCAGCGCCCTGTTGAGTATCAAGCCCACCCTTATGGATGGCAATGTTCATTTCAAGATCTTCTATTCCAAAAAGTTTCTTTTCCCTAGCGACCTTTTCTATCTCCCTTATAACCTGACCATAACCCCTATAAACCACTGGAACTTCATCTTTTGATAGTCTGTAAACTTCAGTAAGATGCAGGGCAGAGAAATACTCTATGGCGTCGTCTACGCTATTGAAAACCTTTCTGCCTTGCTCTTCTGGATCAAAGTAAGATGCTCTATATTTTAAAATATTATCAGCTGGATCAACAAATGGTTCCATTAGTCGACCACTAGGTATTTTAGTCATTATTCTTCTAGCTGCCCTAACCTGCTTTTCTGGGGACAAAGGAGACAGGTACGCAGCCATATAGTCAGTAAAAGATTCATATTCAGGAATCTCTTGCTTTCGTCTTTCTAGGAAGCTAGCTATTTTTCCTAACATTACTACCTAACCCCTGCACTTATGTCAATTTGCTGACCACCAAACGGATTCATGACCGGAGTAACTGAACCAGTAACACCCATGCCATTCATTAAAGAACGTAATCTATATGATACGTCTGCATTAGAATCTGAAGAATAATCAAACCGAGGATAGCTGGGATTGGCTAGATTAGCTTCTCTTATCTGTTGAGGATAGTAACCCATTTGAGACATTTCAAGACCCATGTGCTGTCCTATTTTAATTTTAACAGAATCCATATTTGTATTTGGATGCCAACCTTCCCATCCCTCATCGGGTAATTCATGCCTACTAAAATAATCTGTTAATTCTGGACGTTTTTCAACTGGCATACCCCACGCTGCCTCGTATATTCTTCTTTCCAATCTTCCAGCCGTAGAAAGTATTCTTCCCCTATCTTCTTCTGGAGCATTTATCATTGCTTTAAAATGCTCCCTTTTTCTTTTAGGGATAGCCAAAGAAAGAGACTCTACATCGCTTCCATATTTGCCTGTGCCAATATCTTCTATTGGCGCACCATACATTGTCCTTTTTGCTGCTGATCTAAACTGAAAAGCTGCTGCTGCGTCCCCCGATGATTCCGCCATGTTAGCTAATCTTGTATTTTTTACGTAGCTTAAAATATCAGAATACTCTTCAAGAGCTAATTCCTTTTTTCTTTCCGTTGGAATAAATCTTTCTCCAGTTATTGCCTCTTGAATATTAGCCCCTGTAGAAGCTGCTAATCCGGTAATGGCACCTAGGCCAGACATGACCAGTTTTCCTGGTTGCGTTCTACCCGCAAAAAGTCCTGCAGCAGCCAAGCTTGCAGATGCTGCTAATGGATTTCTGTCAGCAGCTTTGTTAATCATTGGTTCTATGAAGCTTTCGAATGGTCTCTGCCACTCTGGGAATGTAGCTCCGTAAACATTGTTTCTTTCCCAGTCCTCCACTGCCGTTTGTTTATTGATAAACTTTCTATTTATAAAAGTATCTCTGTGGGCAATATATTCTGCCGCTCTAGATAGATTGTGAACAAGAGGGTTAGTGCCAGCTTCTTGAGCAGTTTTGCCGACATGACTATATTCAGAGAAAGTTTCCCTCTGCTGTATAGAAGCTACTCTTTCTCTAATACTGTCAGCCTGCAGCTTTTCTGATGGATCATCTAAATAACTATTAATTTTTTTATCTAAATACCTATACTGCTTAGAGTAAGGGGCAACATCTCCAAGTATTTTAAATTGATCTAATAAACCATATCTTCCAGTTTCATCTGAATGCAGTTGATTCAATCTTTCGTAAGCGACTCCAGGCAAACGGAGTTCACCTTCTTGAACCTTGGTAAAAGGATCTCCTCTAGTGAAATCTAAATAATATTCTGGCCCTGGCAAAAATGGATATTGTTTGCCCATAGTGTTTTGTATTGGATTCAGATAATCAACACCAGTTCTTTCTTTTGGTATAAATCTTCTAGTTATTTCAGAAAATTCTATTGAACCAAAATTTCTTCCACCTAACATTGGAACGTCACCAAGTCCGCCAAGATTATAATCCCAGAACTGCCTACTCATACCATATGCCTTGGAGGCAGATTGCAAAACTGCTCTTTGTGGTTCAAAATCTCCTTGACCATATCCAAAAGATTCTCTGAATGCGGCACCAGCGAAACCATAGATACCTAAGGCTTCTTGAGTTCTATATCCAAAATCTTGAAGTTGCACCTGTGGATCGCCAACAGAAATCGGTGATCCCGCACCAACTATTCTTGGAGGCATCATACCTGGAGTTTTTGGGGGACCATATGCCATTTGGGTATACTGACCATTGATCTGTCCTATGCTCTGCATGGTGGAATACTTGGCGGTGTTTAATGCTCCCGCCCTGCCTGCCAACTCTGCGTTTGCTGATGCTTGTATTCCTGGGCCAGGTCCACCAGAAGAAATCCCCATAGACATAATTGGGGTTCCGCCCTGTATTAATCCACCGATGGAAGCTTGCCCAAATTGCTGTTGAGCTGCCTGTCCGGGCAACATGGGCATGGAAACTTGTCGCAAGTAAGCGCTTGCATCATAAGCTCCAGATTGTCCTGCTGGAGCATAATTAGACAAAGCTTGCGAAACTTCTTGCTCGTGCATTTTTATTTGAGGCTTTAATATCCTGCCTACTGTGGCGTTTAGTGCGGGAGTTAGTGGACCAAACGGACCAGAAAAATATTCTCCACTTATAGGATATGGCCTATCTTCATAATGCTTTCTTTCAAAGCGATATGGATCCAATGGACGTAGTGGAGATATGTCCGTATAGAATAAGGCTCTTTCTATAGGGGAACCATATGTATCAGAAGTAAACATTGAGCCAGCTTCAATCTTGCGATAAATACTTGGCCTGTAATACATTATCTTTCCGCCCATAAATGGAGTATTACCCAATGGCCAGAAACGACCCTGCCTTATCGGCACCTCTCCCTCAAAAAGCTGTTCCTTTTTCTCTTCATAGCTCATTCCACCAGGCATAACCCCAGCACCTAATGCATGAACTTGTCCTACAGCTTTTGTCGCTGCCCCAACAAAAAATGGAGAATAAACCCTTTCTCCTCTTGCATCTTTTTCATTGACCATCCCACCAATTGTTCTATCAGCGGTCATGAAAGCTAATCCGCCAGCATAGAGTGGCAGAACTCTTTTGCCTACCATGCCCCTTGCAAAAAGATCTAACGGAGAACCATATTGATTTACATCTAACTGTAATCCAACTGTGCCAAAATATTTATTAAGTCTTTCAACACCATGAGATACTGCAGCAGATAGGTTTGAATAGCTTTCTGGACTACTGTATGTATTTATTCCTGCAACACTCTTTAATGCTCCAACAGGATTCCTGGCAAATACACTACCAAAAGTGGGAACCAACAAAACGTCAGCGCCAGGACCAGTAGCTGAACCAAGTGGATCTGTTGCTAAATGCGATATTTTAAAAGAAGCCGTGCTTAATGATGGATATAATAATTTTTTAGCTAAACCAAGTTTACCTATTTCTCCAACTCTTTCAATTGAACCAGATAAAAATGGCTGAACTAATTCCGGAGAACCTTCTAAAGACTCTATAACATTTGCAAGAGCTCTTCTTTGAACTTCAATTTCTTTTAGAAAAGATCTGTTTGCCCTTACTGAGTTTAGGTTGGTTAATGCTCCAAATGCTGCCGCTTGCGCTTCAGCCAACTCACCGGCAGGCATTTCCTTGGCTATATTTGCAAGAGCTTGGTTTATCTTAATAAAATTTTGACCGAATGTTTGCCTAGTGCTATTTGAAACTAATTCGTTTCTTTGAATTAAAAACTTAAATAGTTCGTCTGTTAATTGGTCTTCTCTTGTAAGAATCGTTGGGCTAACTGACCGTATCTGAGAACCAGATAACAAGTCTGACTCCTCTAATACCTTCCTAATTCTCTCTCTACTTTGGAACAATGTAGCAGCGTCTATGCCCTGTCTTCTTAAAATATTTGCATCTCTGTCGACACCTCTGATCAACACATTTGCAAAATCTATTTTTTCCTGAACATTCTGAAGCTGACTTACTTTTACGCCAGAATACGTAGCTAATGACGGATCAGCATCCTCTATCGCTCTCATTGCACGTCGAGAAAAACCAGCTCCAAATGCCCTTCTTCTAAACCCTTCAAAAGCTTCCAACAAAGCTTTTTCTGAAACCATTTCTTCGCCAGTATCAGCGTTAATTACATTAACTCTTTGGACATTGCCGTCTGCGTCTTTAACAATGTTTTTTCTCAGCGTTCCCGCTTTTGTATTAATATCTCTCCCAGATATTACTTGTGCAAAAAATCTAGGATTTTCTGGATCAATATTTCTCCTGGAAAATCTAGACATAAAACCAAATATAGAGTTTGGTTGATCATAGTTAATATCAAAAGCTTCTCTAAATTTTAACTCTCTTTCTGGTGTTACACCGAATCTTGATAGACCAGAAAAAAATCTACTTCTGAATGTGCCTTCTTGATAATTTAAGGAATTAAGGGATTCGGCGTCTCTTTCTGCAGCGGCATTTCTAGCTGCACGAGTCAACATTTGTGAGCTGTTTTTAGCTAGCGGCCTAAAGGTTCCATCCAAGGTTCTAGAAGTATACTGTTGAGCCATGACGTTATAATTAAACGCCATAACTTTACCTTTTGTTTTTCCACCGCTATAGAATAAGTAGAAGTCAGCAGATTTGTCTGCGCCTTGAAGGAAAGGCTGTGAAACTTTACCCTGAATAAACTGAAAGGGAGCCCTTCCAGACATTTCATTAAAAGACTGCTTACCGAATAAGTCTGCCGGATTAAAACCAAGAACAGGTATTCTTAAATCATTGGCTAGAAAGTTTCCTACATTTCTTGCAGTTTGCCTTATTCCAGAAACATCTAGAATACCACCAGTCTTTGTAATAAAAATATCTGGAAGAACAGAAACGCTAGAAGCTGTTTTTGTTGGATCAGCCCTAACCATGCTGGAAGACATTTGATTAATAAAACTTTGAGTCTCTTCATCTAAATTACTAAACAATCCGCGTTGGGTTGCCTCATCAACAGTTGCCCGTCTTAATCCTAACAGATTAAACCCACTAGCAAAAACACCAGAACTTATTTGTTTTTCCCTAACAAGAAAACTTCTTAGTTGACCAAGATTTTTTACATCAAGACCAACTTTACCTAAAGACTCGCCTAATTCTCCTCTACTTAGATCTCTGCCATCAGCTGCTTTGAGTTTCATCCCCAATCTTTGAGCGGATCTTTTAATTAGAAAATCTTTTTGTGCGTAAGACAAATTATCTAAATCAAGGAAATCTTCAAAATCTGCTCTTTTAGTTTTTAAAACTGTTCCAGCCACTTTAAACATTCCCTGCTCTTGGAATGCTTTATAACCTTTGTTAGCTTTTGCTTTTAATGCTGCCTGAAACTCTGCTCCAGAAAAAAGCCTGTTGGCATCAATAATGGACTGCTGTAAAACATCAGAGCTTCCAACCTTTTGAATAAATTCATCTGCCCTATTTTTAGATAAGGTTCCCTTGAACCTATTTATTATTTCATCAAATGGTTCATCGCCATCAAGTAGTATTTTAGTTTCACCTATAGTTACTCTTCTTGATGGCTCCATAGCTGTTTTGTTGATGTCAATATCGTCAATAAACTTTGCTATAGTTTTCGCAAAATCATCCCTATCTGATGTTGCAGTTTTTTCCATTAAAGATTTGTATAAAACCTTTTTATACTCTGTTTGTTCCATTCCTTTATAGAACTCTGACGAGTAAAAGCTATCTGATCCGATTGGCCCACCAAATGTTCTGGCCATTTTACTGGCCATAATAGACATTCTATTGGTAGAGTTAGCTTGAAGATTGTTTATTATACCCTTTAATTGCCCTCTGTAAGCGTCGGGGTTTGCAGCACCGTATTTCTGTACTGCTGCATCAAAGTCAATCGCCCTAGTTACTACATCGTAACCTTGTCCAACCTTACGGAACTGATTTACACCCTGCCTTACAGCGCTGCCAACACCCCTGAGTCCAGGAAATAAATCTAAATATCCAGAGTTACCGTTGGCGTCATTACCAAATGCATATTGAGTCGCAACATTTCTAGCCCTCTTTAACTTTGAACCTTTAGAGTCTTCATATATTTGTTTTGCTCTTAAATTTCTTGTTCTTGAAAGAATTGCATTGATATCAATTCTTTGCTGGCTATACTCTGTGGTAGCTGCCTTAATGGCTCCGCTGGTTTGAGCGGAAATCTTTACAGCCTTTTGAGTTATGTCAGCTAAGTCGTGACCAACCTCAGACATAACGTCAGCCAAATTAACAAACATCCTTGAAGAGTTTGTCTTCAGGTCACTTGATCCAGTGGACCTGGCGAGGTCAGACATTGAATATCTAAAATTAGACAGCGATGATCTTGCGTTGCCTATTGCAGCTCCGCCAACCTCCATTGGAATCATCATTGTAACTAAGTTGATCGTAGAATCTTTAACAAAGTCTGTCAATACATCTACAGGGTTGTACCATTTAACCTTAGAATCGTCTCTGCCACCAAAAATTGGATCGACTATAGCTTTCTGACCTACATACACTGCAGGGAGCTCATAGGCCGTTCTACGGGCCAAAGAGACTAAACGAGCTTGAGACTCCTCTCGGAAACCCCATATTCCAGCTGTCTCATATTCTAACCCCTTGCCACTTCTTCTGATCTCACCGGCAGTCCAGTGATAGCCTCGATCTGTGTGCTTTATAACGCCAGTAGTTAGCTTGCCTTCTGCTGTCTCAAAAACAAGTCTTGAATAAGGATCGATTTGATCCGGAGTATTGCCGTCGATCATTCGGCTAACGCCAGAAAGTTCGTCTAACTCTTTTCTAATTTTAGGAAATACGTTAACAATATTAGAGGCAAACCTGCTGGCGCCACTGTCTGCTCTATCTTGAACTGTCTTGGCTAATTTTAATCCACCTTGTTTTGTGAGCTTTGATAAAACAAAAGCTGAAGCCATAGTGGTGGCTGCAGTAGAAACGAATCTTAAAACAGGATGATCATTTAGTGCTTTTGAAATAAATGATGAGTTAGGAGCATCTCCCCTTTCTTCATCAATCATAGTTGGAACGTCTCTAGACGTTACGCTATAACCTAGATTGTGAATAGGTCCTGGATCTCTAACCAATTTGTTTCCCTACTTATTTCATGCCCCACAGCTTTTGAGCAATAGGATCTTCGTAAGCAGCTTCGCCATCTTTCTTGGAAAGATTATGTCTAGCTGCAGAAATTTTCTGTTTTTGCTCTTCCTCTTCAGGATCTATTAATTGAATCTTCAAATCAGTAGATTCCATACCATTAGCATTTTGTTTTATCTCTATAATCTTTTCAGATAAAGCTACTTTTTCTGCTAATTCAGAGAAAGTCATATCCTCCAGATCTTCTGGAGCATACGATGTTATAGTAGCCAAAACAAACGCTTTCATTAAATTTTTAACTTCAGTTGCTTCGTATCTTTTTTCTTCAAGAATTCTCTTAGCAACAGAAGCGCTGAAGAAACCAGATATATCCAATATTTCGGAGGATAGATTAGCGACAATACCCGGAGGTATCGTCATAGTGTCGAAGCCCTCCGGGTATATTACGGCGAATTCAAGGATAACATCTTCAATATCAGAAGAATCAACATCTTCTAGTGTTTTTAGATAAAGAATTTTATCATATTCTTTGAATGTTAATTCTCTGAAAACAACAGTTTGATTTTTTATATTAACACTATAAATGTTGCCGTATTTATTTTTTAAAGAAAAAATAATATCAGCTGTTAACATTTTATAACTGTCTTACCTCTAGTGCCACGAATCCAGAAGCCTCTAATACCTCTTGCGAGATTAGCGATGGCAAACCGGCCATAAAACCAACTGCATTAGCTTTGTCAAATCTAGGATACAGCATGCAGAGTTCTGCTATTGTTTCCTCATTCCACATATTAGCTTCGGCTGTCGACAACTGTCCAGACTGAACCAGCTGCTCCATTTTCTTAACAATCTGCTTATATTCAGCTCTGTTAAGAACACGCCATACAACATGCTTATCATATGTAATTGAGGTGACGTAAATGTCACCGTACTGCTTTTTCCATTCCTTAACGACCCCAGCCTTAGGGCCATCTTTCCAGATCTCTTCTTCATCTGGAACCTCTTCAATATCAGTATATTGCTTTTGCTCTTCTTCAGCGATATCTGCCAAAAACTCCTCATTATCTTCCAGCTCAACATCTAGAGCGCTCGGATCATCGGAGCCTGAAAGCGTAAAGTTAATTTCCTGAGAGGTATTTGTGTCTTCTATTTCTAGATTCTGTAAAACAACTTTTCTTTTATTATCCATAATATCTCCTTGAACTAATCACTATACATTATATCATAATCATATTATAGGTGCTAAACCACCCAATGTTTGCCCCCAGTTTGTTACATAATTTAAATTCTCCGCAATTGCCAAAGGTGCTAACGGACCAGAAGAAACGTTCGCAGCAGAAGCTCTCTTTATGAATGTTGTATCTACTTCAGTAAAATAATGATCTCTTGCCATAAACTGATAGGTTTCAACAACCGGCTGTCCACCTGGAGCATATACCGTTGACATATTTATTAAGTTAACTTCTTGTATAACAATTTTCATTGGAGAACTTAACGAAGTAGATTTTACCACTCTCTGATTAACATCAGACAACATTGTTCGAGATAAATTATCTAAAGAACCATTAAATTCTACATCATTAGTGTCTGTTTGAAACAGATTTTTTGGCGACAAAGCCACTTCTTCCATTCCATAAACTACAACAAAATTAAATGGAGGATGTGCACTAAAGATATTTCTATCGGAATCTACAACATTTTTAGCGAAAGGATCATCGGTAATTCTATCTAGCTGACCTCTTTCCCAATATTTATTTATTAAAGCCTCATCTTCTTCTGTCTCTAATTGGCTTCTTAGATTTGATAGAACTCTACCTGGAGCGCTTTTATCATTTGCTATTGCAGATCTAGTTGATGCTGCTTTTTCTAGTAAATCTGTCATTCTTCTTGGATATCTAGTATACAAAGCAATTTCCCCAGTTATGATTCTGGTTCCATACATTATGGCATCGTAGTTGTATGACCAAAACCCATACAAAGGCTGTTTTTCTTGACGGACATTGAATGCAAAAGTTGCTATGTCTAATTCATCATTGGGATCAAATAATCCATCAATAAAAATCTTGATGTCTTCCCCACTGAAATAATAATCATAGTAATTACTAAATCTTCTATCGTCAGAAGCACCACCGCTCCAAGTTAAATCTAATTTTTCATTTATTGGATTAAATTCTTTCCTGGCGTTATTGGAAAATACCCCAGGGAAAACCTGGGCAATTGGTGCTGGCATAATATTACCTTTCTACAGATGTAGTCTTCCAGGAGGCATAACCTGAGCTGGAACTGTTGGCCTATTGTAATTTGTATTATAGTATTCGGTTTCTTCAACCTGCTTTTGAAGTTCAGCCAGATCAGAAATAATCAGATCACCAAAAACATTTGTACTAATTTGATCTCTGGCTTTCATTTCATCGGTGTAAGAGGTATCCCTAGGCACCGTACTGTCATCTGGCATTCTAACTAAGGGCTGTATACCTCTTGCCATGTAAGTATAAGTCTGTTCAGTAATTAGGTCGTCTATAGATAGTGTTTGACCTTCGTCAACTATGGTTACTCCAAATATCTTCATTTTTGAACCAATACCATATTCATTAAAGAATGTAATAACAATATCAAATGGTGGTAACATATCCGCTAAGGGTGCAAAATATCCTGTTTTTCTCGCTAAATACTGTTTAAATTCTTTTATGCGATAAAAAGCATATTCGTTAAACACCGTAAATATTAAACTTCCGGCGATGGTTCTGCCACCCTTTATAAAACCCCTAACATTTACGTGGCCGAGGGTTCTTACTGGAGAGTTTTCTCTGTGAATAGAATAGGAAATTGTCTGTAATTCTCCCAGATTTATAGAATCTCCTTGAGACTCAACATTTCCGTCTGGACCAATTACCGGTAAAACAATTGTGGCAACAGCATCTGCGCCAGAAAATGACATTGTAGATAAATATTTTTCCCAATCATAAAGATCATTGCCACTTTGCTGGACTGGTTCTTCTTGTTTACTTTTTCTAAAAGTAAATGTTTTAATTTCTGCCATTAAAATCTCCAAAAAATAAATAAGTGCATGGAAGATACCTCCCATGCACTTATTTTGTCGACACTAAAAATTATCAGGGTCTGATGATTGTTGTATTCAATCCTTCGGGTGGTATTCCTACCAAGTTGGTTGGATCAACAAGAGTGTCATTTCTAATTGTGTACATGGGGCCAAGTTCACGGGCAACATATGTCATTGTTTCTTCAATGACGATGTCATCCATAGAAGCGCCAGAACCCTCATTGAGGAGCTCTACACCGAATATTGATCTGACAGCGGCCTGACCATACTCGTTGGCAAATGTTATAGTAATGTCAAAAGGTGGAATTTGGTCAGCATAGAAAGGAACCTTTCTAACTACTCCGGTCTTCTGCTCATTGACATCAGCAATACCTCTTCTGTGGCCATTGTCGCCAGGAAGGGTATTGTGGCTTCTGGTGTAGAAGTCCATAGGTCTATTTTGTGAGTAGTTCTGATCCAACATCTTGTACAAAGCGGGGCGGTCAAAGACTGTGAAGATCAATGAACCAGCGATACCTCTTTTGCCTCTTGAGAAAGAGCGTGGATTGGGTGATCCCATGGTATAGATTGGGGCCTTTTCTCTGGTTACTGAGAACGTGATGCCCGAAAGAGCACCAATTTCTACTCCACCAAATGTAGCTACAATGTCTGCACCTGAGAATGTGGTATAAGTATTAAGATACTTATTAACTGATGTATATTCCTCTGCTGCCATTTTGTTTTACCCTCCTAATCGGTAATTATTATAGATTAATGGCTACTCTGACTTCGATCTCCTTGAGCTCGAAGGCAGGTGTTAAAATGAGGTCTACAATCGCCTTGTTTTCGTTTGGTATGTATGAGACTGTAAAGTCGCTACCAAGCAAGGCTCCTACGATTTGCATACCTCTCAAGCCAGAAGTGATAGCTGTTTCCATCGCATTTCTTGTCTGAATGTTTGATGGTTCACCAACAAATCTCTGGCAGGCTTGTCTCACAACTGATGTTGCGTCGTCTATGATTCTCTTTGTTGAGAGACGAGTATAGTCTGATGTTGCCCATCCAAATGTTAGGCCTTCTCCGAATACTGGAATTTTATTAAAGTTTACAACAACGGTATTAACACCCTTGGCGCCGAGAGCTGCTTGCTGAGTTCTAGAAGGAGCATAGCGAAGAGCCTCTACATTGTAGAGAGCCTTATTTACCAATGAGCTGTATGAAGGAAGAAGGCTTAAGGCGCCAGCTACGTGAGCAGCACCGTTAGCATAACCAAACTCTGTTGTGCCAGACTGATAGTTTACGGGCTTGACTTCTGCAGCAACCACGACAACGTACGGGCCCACCTCTTTGAGGAGAGCGCTAGCATTTCTGTCTGGAAGACCTGACAAGGCCAAGTGTGTAGAGACCTGACCGGGTGTCATAACCTCTGTGGTGCTATAATATGGCTTGATGCCCATAACTGCAATACAGGGGTTAATATTCTCTGAGATATCCTTAACCTTTGCGGCTACTTGATAAGCCCAGTTGCTTGAAACCGTAGTAGTATTATCTGCAACGAAACCATACGAAGCGTCATCGCTAGGTGTGGCTGGGTCTTGCCAGTCATTTGGATGAGCTCCTCTACCCCAAGGAATAATAATGTCAGGGATAGCAGCTTCGGCAGCAATGAATGCGGCGTCGAAAACAGATCCACCATAAGAAGAACTTGTTACAGTTCCAGTGCTTGTAGGGCTCACGGGGTCAGTGTCCCATTTTGTGTCGGAAGGAAGTGGAACAATGTAAATTCTTCCAGCTCCAGCCAAAACAAGCTCCAAATAAGCGCGGTGAGCGTCTGAACCATCGCCAAAGGCGGTGATAACGTCTGCTTCATTTGTGGCTCTAACGACGTCAAGATCTGCTACTGAGCCAGTATTGTTTGCTGTGCTACGACGTGCTATTGCAACTATTCTAGGACCAACAGGTGTATCCTGACGTGATACACTGTAGAAGCGATCTCTAATTAATGTTTTTACTCCAGGTATAGCCATATTGGTTTCAATCCTCCAAATAATAAACTTTTTTGAATCTTCAACTATAGTAACACATAACTTATAAAAACAACTACAAAGTTAAATTGGGAGGATTTTTATATATACCATTTCACGTGTTTGGAGTTGCTGTTTGGAATAAATCAATAATATTACCCGTTGTACCCTCATAATTAGGGGTCGCCAATTGATCTCTTAATAACTGCTTTTCGTAGGCCATCCAAGTTCTTGCATCAACTACAATCTTCTCAATTCTTCTATTGGACATTGCGAAGGTCTTTTCTGTAGTTAGCATGTAGGTTACAGTTCTCTTGTGTACATCTTTGCCTTCACGATTGATTTCTGAATCAGACAAACGCCTAGAATAAACTAGCTCAGATGCTCCTGCAGCCTTAAAAATAGAGGTGTATTCCAACATAAAATCTTCGAAAGCTTCAATAACCTGATCGCACAAAACCGCTGCATCAAGGTCGTCTCTAGTAGTTGAGCCATTCGACCCCTGAAAAGTGCCAACTTTAGACATAACAGTAAAGCCAACAATATTCTGAAAACGCTGACCATAAATAGTCACAGTGTTAGACAATACATTTTGTCTCATTCTTGGCTTTGGCTCAGTAGTATGAGCCTTTCTTAATTCCAAGTGATAACCTATAATTGCGGGAAATTCATCAAGCCCAACATATGTCGAAGATGGCGCAGAAGAAAGATCCCCAGAAGTAACATCTGTTCCACCATTGTCCTTATAGGTTACGGAAGTTTCCCTATTTATACTTAAAGGAAGGATTGGTATTGCTGGATAACTTTCTTCCCACATTTTTTTAACTAAACCAATAAACTCTAGATAGCTTAAGTTACCAGAATAAACTTCTTCAACACCATCTTGATCCAATCTCCTATACCCAGGAGCTTGTAATTGCGGATATGCGTATCTTAAGTTTTCGGAAAAACTGGGAAAATCTCTATTAATATATGCCATGTTAAGCTCCTGGACCAGCTGCTAAAGAAAAATTAATTTTCTTAATAGCAAAATATGATATTAATTCTATATCAAAAATTAACTTACCTTTTGTCGAATCAGAAAATCTTGCGTTAAAAGAATAATCTAATATGGCTTTATTAACTTTTAAGTACTGTAGATATTTTTTGGACTCATCAATAATATTGTCAAATCCGAGTAAATCATGCCCAGATGCTGCTATTCCCTTTATTTCACTTACAACTGCCGTAACCAGTCTCATTTGAAATAGCTTACTAAAAACCGAGTCCTGATTAGCCATAGTATACTCATTGGTAACATAGGTTTCAAAGGGAACAGCTCTTCTAGTCTTTCTTCCTCTATAGACCGTATTAATACCTAAGACTTCTAGTCTTTCATATTCTGAATAGGTTAAATCTGAGCCAAATATAGATAAGGCACCGGGTATTCTCGTTCTAATTAAAGCTTTTGCCTGTTGATTGGCGGCGACCATTCCGGCGTATGCTGCAGCGACAGTTGAGGTATAACTTATCTTAAGTTGCGGATGCTGGAATACCAGTTCTCCATAAACAGGTATCACATACCTACCCTTGTCTGAGGCTATTTGGCCATCTAAGTAGGTTGTAAATTTATTAGTAAATAAAGAATTAGCTTCCAATATATCTATATCTGAAGACTTCATTCCGTCTGATCTTGAACCAATAATTCCCATTTGAACAAAACCTGTAGAATTGTGAAACGACGAACAATAATTTGCTAATTGAGTAGTAAAATCAACCCCACCAGTATTCATGATACTAGTCTCCAAAGGTACCACAATATCAACAAAATCCAAATCGATTATATCCTCATACGTTTGCGCCAATCGATCATAGTATCTTTGATAAAAAGTACTTTGGGTGCCCGGTGTGGCGTCGTTGATAGAAAATACTGTTGTTGACAAATTTCTTTGAGCATAGCTTTCTACATACTCTGACATTGGAGCAACAGCGCAAATCATAATATCCCTAGCGCCACATGAGTAGGCATCCAGCACCCCTCTTAAAAGGGGACTACTAGTGTTGGCCCCCATTAAATCAACAGCGTGTTGAATAGAGTTAATTCGGATTGGATAATTCAATTGCATGCCATCTGCGTGCCCCAGTAATAGTATTGTACTGGTATTTCTTCTATCCAATTGTTGATAAGTTGGCTTATAGTTTATGACAGAAGACTTTGGTGAAGTTATCGTTACTGATGAAACTTCATTTGTAGAATTTTTTACCTGAAAAGTTGCTGTTGCGTTTATGTTTTGAACATTGCTACTTGTTCTAGCTATTATCGTATAAACATATTCATATAGATTTTGAGGGACTTTATAGGTGAAAGTGTATTCGCCAACACCTGATCTAATTATTGAATTATTATTTTCATTAGCGTTATCTAATAATAAAGAAAATGGACCATCAATAACCGGCCCAGAACCAGTGTCTCCTCTGAGAACATAAACTACTACATCTACCGGAGTAGATAGATTGCCGGGATCGTAAATTGATCCATCATAATCAGTAAAAACAAATTTAAATTCTGCTGTTTGTCCTTTTGATAAAACTATCATTTTATCTCTCTCTTGTGGCGCCTACGATCCAATAGTCTATCTTACCCATGCGCCCCCTTACTGCAGTAACAGCATCTATAGTGAACATAGTGTAATTTTTATTTACTTTTAAAGAAAAATTTTCATATATCCTGTCGCCCTCTTTTGGATTGATATGATCCTCAAAATAATATACAGCGTCATATTTTGTGAATAATCCATCCTGAGCTTCTGAGGTTGAAAGAGAGTTAGTTACGCCAGATTGACCAACTTGACGAGTTGTAACCCTTTCAAATTTATTTGAATGATTACCATTTGACAATATCCTTTGCATGTAGATATCATGGCCCCATTCTCGAAGGACTTTTTTAAAACTTCTTTTTATATCAATCATACTTCTTAAAGCCTCTTCTTGGCATAGGGTCGTCGTGAGGAGGGACACTTCTTCCTGGGCCGTATAGCTCTCTGTCTGACAGATATACTATTTTACCGGTTTCTACTTCTGGTATCTTTCCTGATGTCACAGGAAGCCCTCCGCTGGGCAAGTTCTTCATCTGGAAACCTCTAGGACCGACTTTGCCGGCTAGCATTTCTTTTCTTAGAGAGGCTGCTATCTGACACCATGTTGTGGCATTGTCTCTGGTAACTTTTGTTCTTGGCATGGACCTGTTGGTGAGGGAGAAATCCCCGAGTCGAACTGACACTTCATCATCTCCACCAAAGCCATAAGTTCTGCTTAACTCACAAGCCGTTGCTGCTTTTATATATTCTAAAACAGTAAAAGATAGACCAGATCCATCTTCTTCATCAAGAAGGTTATATAAAGCCTTAACTTCATTGGAATAATTATGTATTATTTCCCCTATCTCTAATAGGGAAGCGTCTGGAAAGTATGCGAGAAGTTCTTCTGGATCAAGGTATAGGGGCTTAACGTCTGGGGCAAAAATAATTGTTTCATCAGACTTTAGGGTGATGGTCGGCTGATATTCCGTAATTGTAGAACTAACGTATAGCTTTTGTTCAACTACAACCGAATTGCCACTACTTAACATCCCAGTAAATTTAACAGAATATGTGTCTGCTGAAGCTGGAGTAAAATCATATGTATAAACTGAAGAAGAGCTAGCTGTAGCGTTGCCTGACTCTACCGTAGTACCTGCTGAATTTTTTATAACAACAGCTACAGGGGGAACCGGTGACAAGTCCACTTCATTACCTGAAGTGTCTATATCTTTAAATTTAACCGTTATTCTAACCGTATCGTTTATTACAATTCTGTCTGTAGACATAAAACCCCTTATTTATTTATACGTTAGATATAATAGTAACATCTATTGTGCCAGCAGAGTTATTATCAAAAACTATAGTATCTGCAGTAGCAAATGCATAGGATTCATTTTTATCTACCGATATAGCTATATAACCAGAGCTATCTGAATTGATTCCCTGAGAACCTGCTATTGCATATGCTTCTGCATTGATTTTGTCAAACTCTATTGAACCATATCCGTCAAATGCAGAAAAATCTATTGATGAAGAAGTTTCCGAATTTTCTATAACACCGGTTGGAATTACTACTGAGGGAGATGGAACAAAAACTAATGTACTTGTTATAGAAGGTGGCTTTAAGACTATTACTTTTAATAAATTTAAATTACCAAATGTAGGACTTAAACCAAAAGCCTCTGGTGATACTACATATAACCCATTATATTGATAATGCTCTTGATTATATGCTATATCACCATCATATTTCATTTAAATTCCTTCTATCAGAAGGTCCCACCGTCTATAGTTATATTGTCTATTGAGCCACCAGTAATCGAAACATTATTTGAATTCTGGGTAGCTATAGTTCCAAGTCCCAGAGTTGTTCTAGCGGCTGATGCATCAGCATCATCAACAAGTGAGCGACCAAATGAGGTAAAGTCAGCTAAGGCAGCGGTGCCACTTCCTGTAAAGTATGGCAACTTATCTGCAGCAGATGTTAACCCTGCTATAGCAGCCAACTCAGCATCGTATGCTTGGACATTTGTGCCAATAGCTAACCCAAGATTTGCTCTTGCGTCAGTAGTATTGGTTGCGCCAGTGCCGCCATTGGCTATTGCAATAGTAGTGCCATTCCATGTACCAGAAGTTATCGTACCAAGTGTGGTTATGCTGTTTTGACCTACATAAGTTGACGCAATATCAATTGCGTCTGATGTTACTGAAATTCTGTCAGAAGTACCGCCAACAGCTATAACACCATTGGAAAAAGTTAAACCATTGCCAGCTATTGTGCTATTGACTTGCAATTCATCTGAAGTAATTAACAAACCACTATTTGTAGCCAAGTTAATATTAAAAGTAGAACCATCTAATACCAAACCGGTACCAGCCAAATAGGTTCCTGCACCTGAGAACTGGATCCAGTTTACAGCATCGGTGCCCACTGTATTGACTTCATCAGCACAAACCCAACCGGTGTTGCCATAATTATCACCATTGTCTACGAATACAAAGTCACCACCGGCGATTTCTGCTGCTGAATCAAAGTCAGTAGCTCTTGTTAAAACTGTGCCACCAGTTGCCCATGTATAAATACCGTTATGTGCTGCTGTTGCCTGATTTTTAACTAAAATTCTATCTCCATTTTGGAGGTTATAATTATCCAGGGCAGTAAGTGCTGTTCCCAAAGTTAGAGTAGCCCCAACTCCATCTGTACCATTGCTATAGGTGACAGATCCGCCTGTAATTGTGGCCAATGTAGCTCCAGTTGCCGCTTTTACTGTTGCATGAATGTGCAATCCCTGAGTTGCAGAATCGACATAGGCTTTAGTGGCTGCGTCTTGTGGATTTTCTGGATTTGCTAAGTTTTCTATTCTTGCGTTATTAACCGAGACATGACCAGTTCCATTTGGATCTAATGAAATTCCTCCATTAGTATCTGTAGCAGAAATTGTATTTCCATCAATACGAATATTGTCAATGTCAATTTGTTGTAACCCTGCTAAAGCTAAACTTGTTGAACCCAATGAAGTACTTGTGGTTCCTATTGTTATTGATGAATTAGCTAGCTGACTATTGCTTACACCACCTGACTTAATTGACACTGCGCCAGAGCTAACCGAAAAGCTATCTGAGTTAAAAGATGCAATACCTTTATTGGAAGTTGTTGCATCTTCTCCGGAAATTGTAATAGTGTTATTAGTTACAGCTGTATCTATTCCCTCTCCACCAGAAATTGTTAAAGTATCACTTGCAAGAGCTACTCCATCAGGAGTTCCAGTGTCACCAGCAATATTAAGGGTAGTAGAAATTGAGGCTGTTGTAACATTTGTTACTAAACCTTTTTCATTAATTGTAATAACAGGAATTGCGGTAGAAGAACCATGTGTGCCTGCATCGTCATTTACTGTATCAAGGGTTACTGTAATTGTAGTATTGCCAAGATTAGTCATCGTGGCGCTTCCGTCTACATCACCTGCAATTGTTATAGTTGGATCATTTACATTGAAATCTAATTTTCCATTTGTATCGTCATAAGATACGCTTATTCCAGACTCTACATTGTCGGAAACCATTCCTCCAACAATATCTTGAATTCTTTCAGCGTTGAGCGTAACTGCTCCGCTTGTAACTGTAAAGTCTGTAGAATCAAAAGAAGCTAAACCGGTTACAGAGCTAGTTGCTGTTCTAATATTTGTATTACTAGCTGAAGTCAATCTACCCTGTGCATCAACAGTAAATGAACCCACGGCTGTACTTGTCCCGTATGACCCCGGGGTGACTGCTGTATCATCAAGATTTAAGGTTATGGTATTTGACGATGATGCAACTGAAGATAGGCCGGTTCCACCGGCAATAGTCGCAGTTTCATTATCGTCTACAGTTTGAGAGGTTCCAGAGTCTCCAGCTAAAGTGAATGTATAAGTAGATGCAGTTATGGCTGAATCAACATAAGCTGTGGTTGCGACTTTGGTAGTATTGTCTCCTGGACTTTGTGTTGTTGCAGTAGCAGAAGAACCTAAAGCTACTGTTCCAGAAAATGTTTTATTTCCAGAAATTGTCTGATCACTTGATAGAGTTACAAAAGCACCAGATCCACCAATAGCAAGTATGGTGGTAGCTGTACCGCCTGCCCCACCAGTACCCTCACCATAATAGAGTACGTCATTAACCTCGTTAAATGCCAGTTCTGCGTTCTCTAAGCTGCTCGGCGCTCCAGATCCTCCAGATGCCCTTCTTTTGATTCTAATTGTATTAGCCATTGTTAAAAGTTTCCTCCATCAACAAGATTTTCTTCACCATAATTTACCCAGGCAGAGCCGTTGTAACGCAAAACATCACCAGGATTAGCTGTTGATATAGTAACATCAGTTAAACCATTTAAAACCGATTGAGTAGCTATAGCAGATTCTGCTGCGATTATTCTGTCTTTAACTGTCAAATGGGCGCCTGCTGGGCTTAAGCCAAGGACCGTCTCTATTGCCTCAACAGCGTCGTTCAAATCCGTGTGCTGCTGATGATGTGGTACCGTTGCAGAATTTAGCTTATCTGTAGCGGTTGGGTTTACAAAATTATCTAATGTTCCGGGATATGAAGTAGTCATAAATATCCTTTATAGTCCAAATATTTTATAAGTATCATTACTCCAATTTATCGTAATTGAAATAACATCTGCGGTAGCGTTAACTGGTAAGCCAGTAGCCGTATCAATGTATGCAATTAATCTAGAAGTAGCTGCAGTACCGGTATCTCTATATATAACCAAATAAGAAAATCCAGAATTACCATAATCCTCTATTGTTATATTCTCTGCATCAAAGATGCCAAGAGAGGTTGATTTGCCAGTTAAAATATTTGAGTATCCGGCGATAGCAGATCCTGATATATCTGACAAAAACTCATGAGTATTTAAATTTACAGAATAAGTATTTTTTATTAATGCCACTTTAATATTATTATCAGTTAAATCCAATAAACCCTCAAGTAAGGCCTCTTTAGCTTTTGCGTACAGTGCATTAGCCATCACGGACCAACTTCGGAAGAAACAATAACCCTATACTTATAGCCAGACTCAAAGTATGTTTTATCATCAGTAGAATAAACTGGTGTAGCGTCGTCAGATGGGAAGTCCACATAAACATCAGCCCTCCATGAGTGCATTGACACCTGTGCGTCTACAGCCTCCCATCTAGAAGGTGTTTTCTGTATTTTTTTTCTCTGAGCTTTAAAATATTTTGAGGTCAAAAAGTTTGATGCTGGACGTGAACTAAAGTTTATAGTGACTCGTCCATTATTCTCATCATTATTTAAGTAAAAGCTACCCGTTGAAGGATCTGTAGAAATAATATAAAAATCTGGATTTTTTGCCAGAATCTGATATCCGGTTTCTATGTCTACCCTAACTGATTTATCTTCAATTAGAACCTCATTAAGAACAGTCCCTTGAGTTTCTTGAAGAATAGACGGTGTAGCAGAATTAGTTTGGCTAGTAAAGCTTATCTGTTCCTCTGGAACAGTTAAGCCAGAGGAATCTACTAAATTAGCTACCTTAATAATATAATCTGAACCAGAAGATAAAACAACGTTCCAATAAAGCGTTAAAGTTCTACTAATCTGATTATAATCAGTTATTGTATTTATGGTTCTAAAAGCAGAACTAATTTGAACCGGTGTAGCAGCGTCGGTAAACAGTGTAAAGTTAGCATTTACTAAAGAAGCTATTTTTATTGTTCTACCAAACTTAATATTAACTGTATTAACAGTTACGGTAGCGTTGTCTATTAAATACAAGCTCACTAAACACACTCCATCAATAAAACCTATTTTAATAGTAATAAAAGAAATCCAATAAAAGCAGAGGGGGTGGCGGATTTCTCCACCACCCCCAAGCTTTAGGGTAATTTGTAACTATAACGACCCTAAGGTTTTCTATCAGGCTATATCGTTAGTAACCTGTACTTCATAGTTACGGCTGAGTCTGACGTTCTTAGCTACGGTAATACCTTCGCCGTCACCTAGCATTACGATGTCATACCGCTCCTTCATCTTTAGTGAACGAAGGTCGCGACTTGGATCATCGAACTGATCGGTGCTCATGTCGTCCTTAACGAGAAGTGTACCTACCTCGTTACGGTCGATCAAGAACAAGTCTGACTTAGCTGCAGTTGCACCACTCTTAGCGGTAAAGCTTACGAATGGTGAAACAAGGACATTTAGTCCCATTGGAGCTGTTGAATTAAGGGCACCCTCAGCTGACTGAGGACGATATCCCCAACTTGTGCCAACACCAGAAGCTGCACCACCGGCATGGAAGATGGAATCCTTGAGGAATACCGACCACATTAGGGGGTGAAGAATAAAGTCTGTTGGTACATGATTTTCAGCCATGAGAACAGCAGCCATGTCCACGATGTCATCCCAGGTAATTGTCTGATTGGCAGCGCCATTAATGTCAAGACCTGTTGTGTCATCATATGAACCGCTATCGTTGTCAAAAACGATAGTTGCTGCATCCTTGAAGCGGCTAAGAGCAATCTGCTCTTTTAAACGAGCCATGGCACGTCCGGCTGCACGAACATGTAGACCGACAATGTCCCAAAGTGAGTCAGCGATTACTTCCTCAGTGAAAGCTAGCTTTACACCCTTCTTTGAAACTTTGCCCTCTACCTGCTTTGCAAAGGCGAGTGCTTGCTCTGGATATTCTTGGCCTTCTGGAATCTCAGCCGCTTGGATAGCATTGACTGCTGGGAACTCCAAAGAACGCCCCTTACCGAGACGAACAGTGGAAAGCAGGGGGGTCACAAGAAGCTGTGGCTCAGCTGCTTCTCTTAGCGTACGAGAGAGAACCTTGGGGAAAAGGGCTGCTGCGTCTGGTGAAGCAAAAGCCTCCTTAATGGTTACTCTATTGTCTGCATCGATATACCCGTCCTCAGTCAGTGCAGCCTCCCAAGCTGGGAGACCAGAGAGGAGCTCTTGGATTGTCTTACTCATCTTAGGAATATTCCTCCTGTGTTATTGTTTTGATTAGAGTGTCAAATTGACGCGGAAAGCACCAATGACATTGTATACATCTAGGTTTGCACGAATACCGAGCTTACCGCTGTAGCTTCCGCTACGAGTAAGTTCGTATACTGTCTTTAGTGCACCTGGATCTGATGGGAGCTGCATGTAGCTAAGGAGGCCGTCATCGAAGTTTGTAGCAAACTTCTCAACCTCAATAACCTTACCGACCTGGAGGTAGGCATAGTCCTGAAGATCGGCAGCAGCTGCAGCCACTGGACGTCCCATGAAATCGGAACGAATTAGTGACCCAACTGTTACATCGTCATTAATGCCAGCAACCATGGGATACTCTACATAGCCGTGAGTAATAAAGCCAGCACCTTGCGATGTGCCCTTATCAAATGGTCTGTAGAGATCATATTGTGCGCAACCAACTGGAATTGAGCGAGCTGATACTGTTACGGTATCGGTTGAGCCGCTTGTTGATGTTGGTGTAGCGCCATCTTGTGGGTCCCAGCTAGGCATTACGTCGCCCCAGCTCTTGTTTGAGCTTGTACCATTAGCTGGTACAACCCGGGCATCGCCATTGCTGTCGGCTACCACTGAAAGGATAGTACCCTTAGGAATGACGATCTCGAAACGATCATCTTCGCTGTCTAGATACCATGTTGGCAAACCAGGATGGGGAAGCAAGTATGCACTGGGGGCTACGCCCTCAGAAACAACAAACCGGCCAGCGCCTGTTTTGCTATGAACCTTGCGGAACTTTGCTAAACTCATTTTTTATCTCCTTAATTATTAAAGTTTACGTCTGCCCATGAGGGCGTCTACTAGAACCTGTTCGAAAGAATCTACAGAGGAACCAGGCTTGCTGGTTTCTTCCTCTTTATCCAAAGTCAAAACATTGTCTTCAGACTCAGTTACCTCTGCCTCAGAAGTGACTTCTGGCATGCCAGCAAAATTAGAGACTCTTTTACCAGTCTTTGCTGGGGCCTTAGCCAAATCTCTGAGACTATCGGCTAGCGATGAAGCTGTACGAGCAGCGTGCTCTTCGATCAATTTTTCACGATCATCAACAGACTCATAACCTAAACCAATCTTGGTATCAACAACTCTTTCAACCAAAGTTCTATGCAGAGCGCCTTTGAGCTTTGCATTTTCTTCTTCAAGAAGTTGAATTCTGGCCTTAAGTGGATCGACATCTTGCTCAACGCCCTCTTTGTTATCGCTGAGCTGATCAACCTCTTCGGCCTCTTCTTGATTCTCATCAGTTGTTTCAACCGATGACTCTTCTGGCTTTTCAGCATTTTCGGAATCTACAGTCTGTACATCCGCCTCTTCTGAATCGTCAGCTGAGTTCTTTTCTTCTGAATCTGTTGAAGCAGACTCTTCTGAAACCTCTTCTTCTTTATTAACATCTTTCATGCTATGAGTCTCCTCAGAATTATTTTTTTCAGAATCTTCATTGGATAGTAATGAATTAGCATTACTTATATAACTTTCACTTTCCTGAAGGGCTAGTGCAGTCAAAAATGCGCCCTTTAAATGTAAGTAAATTGGTTTCGATTCTTTCTTTTTCATATCTGAAAGAATTGATCTATTTTCCTCAATTGAAATAATATCTTCATTATCCATACTGAGAATAAAAGCAGCGCTCTTTGCGATCCAACCATCAGAGTCGGAGATTTCGGCCTTACCATCTTGCACCTTTGTGGATCTAACTCCAGACTTTTGATCTGCTGGCTGATTCACAAATGAATACTCTTTAAACGAAATATCTTGCATATCAATGTATGCTAATTTGCCCTTGTAAACTTTACCCCTCTTAAACTTGGGCATACGGGGGCGACCGGAATCATCTTCAGTAGCAAGATCGTCACCCGAAATGCTGCAAACAGCTTTTGCAGCTCTTCCGCCAACTGAACCAGTTAAATATCTTTTGTCAATTACTTTCTGTGCTGCAACGGGATCTGTAATTGCTATTTGCAGTCTGACAAAAGCGCTTCCATCTGATTCTTTGTCCATTTTAGCTGCCATTACCCTGCCAATGGGCTCAGTGTTTAAATCATGATTGAGAATAATGGGCTTTGGATAGGGCTCAACCCAAGACTGTAAAGCCTTTTCTAACTCCAGAGCTGAATAATGGTTATAATTAGCAGTCAAGCCCTCATGTATAGCGGCGACTTCAATAATTAAACCGTGCCTGGAATTAAATGATTCTGAAAAATCTATATCTGACTTTGAAAAGTCAGGAAGCTGTAATGTAAAGTTTTCTACAAAATCAAAAGACATGAATTCCCCTATTGATTAATATCTATTTTAATAGTAAGTTTATTTTTATAACATTGAACAATTTTATACAAATATATCACACTTTAGCATAGTTCTCAAAAACTATCTCAGATCTTTCGTCTCCATTGCTTAAATATCCATTATACATCAATTCAGACATTATATGTGGGGCATAAATATATGAAGCGCAAAAAAGATTATAATCAGCCTGCTTGCAAGACCACGACCAACCAACATCTTCGCCTTGCTCATGAACACTGTAGTCAATGTTGGAATAAACTTTTTTACTCATCATTTTTGCTGCCATAATTACATCAGATTTAAAATAGGTTCCTAAAGGATACTTCTCTAACCTAAATGCTTTTCTTGGAGCATCAGATCTCCATGTCATAACACTTGGATACATTGTTCCAAATGGAGTCATGAACATTAACGGATTCACTGCATCGGCGCCAGACTTAATGTGTGCCATCAATAATTCTATGGTATTTGGATTTGTCAACAATATATCTGAATCTAAGCTGAGATAATAATCAGGATTTACTTCTCTTACTGTATTAAGTAATGAATTTCTAAGCGAAACCATATTTTCATACTTAGAGATTGTCCATTGTCTTCCATTGTTTTCATGTTGAAAATGAGGTATATCTTCTCTTATTTTTATATTAAAATAAGGTATTCTGTTGTCAAACTTTTTCCAAGCCTGCAAAGAATTTATTGTTTCAGTATCATCAGGCGAAACTTCAAAAACAAAACCAATATCTTCAATAGAAACAGATTGATTAATTATGCATCGAATCCAATGGGGTAGTATCCAAGATCTCTTATACATTGGACAACCTATTAAAAGCTTCATTTTGAAACTTTAGTCTCCTCAGACTTTACTTTATTTTGCTCTACCTTTTCGGTTACAGCTTCATCTTTTTTAGCTTCGCTTTTATCAGCATTTACTGGGACCTGCTGTTCAACCGGAGTATCGTTGGCTACGACAACTTCACTGGGCGCATCTTGCCCATCCAACTCTTCCTCAGATGAATGAACAATATCTTCTAAATCCATAACTCTTTCTGTTAATTCAGAAATAAGATCTAGGACTACCTGAAGAGCGAGTCGAGTTTGACCATTATCTACGGCTTTTTCTAAAGCTCGTACCGAATCATCTGTAGCTAAATAGGCTGCTAACTGCTCATTCTTGAGAGTTGGGTTTATCGACATTATTATCTTCCTTTTCCTCTTTTGTATAAACTATAGTATACTCTGATTCAAGGGCATTTTCAACTAATGTCAACCACGCATTATCAGATCTTCTTATATTGGGTGAAGTATTTCTACCTTGCTGATTCGCTGGACGAGTTGAATTACCGGCACCCCGTCTTCTATTAACTAGGTTTCTTTCACCTTTTTGAGCAGGAGCCTGCTTGTCTCCATCTGTTAAAACATCTTTTGATTCTGACTTTGCCATAGTCAACTCAGCCTGGTTCTTAGCTAGATCCATTTGAACCTTGCCTTGTATTGCGGCAAACATTTCATCTTCTTCGTATTCAGGATTTAAGCCAAGCTCTAGTCTGGCTTCCTTTATTGAAATCATATTATTGACATACTTTTGTATGACATGGGTTTCTTTTTTAACCTGGGTATCGACGTCAATTTCATTAAATTTAAAATAACATCTATCCGATATGCCCTCTTCCAAGGGATTAGTTACTGGATCAAATCCGCCCTCAAGCAAAAGTTCATTAAAAATATGAACCCTAATCATTTCTGCAACTATCTTCTGATACTGCTTAACTTTATCATATAGGGCAGTGTCAAGACGGTCAGTTACAGATCTATTGCCACCGTTCATCATCATTCCTAGGTGATGAGGAGCAACTCCTAATCCAACTGCAACTCTTTCCTTAAAATGTTCAAGATAGCCGGAAGCATCAAGTGCGCTGTTATTGGCTCCAATAACCTCAATGTTATGCCTATAAGGAAGTATTAGACCACCTTCTGCCCTTAAAGATTCTATTTCTGATGCTGCATTAGATATCTCTTGAGGTTCTGCTGGCTGATCCGCCGTACCTATAGTGTATTTGTATAACGGGAAAAGCTCTCTATGGACAAGGTTTTGAATATCTTCCTCTATTTGACGAAGGGCAACGACATCATCAAGCACAGAACTTAGAAATGGAGTACCAAAAGCTCTTCCAGATTTTTTATCTAAATACATATGTATGACACGATCAGCGGACCACACGGGATCTCTCTCTGACGGCATGTATGTTAGTGGGTCGGTAGCTTGCTGGTATGATTTTGGTCTATTGAATTTATCTCTTAAAATTCTGACTTGTTCCGTGGGGATTAGATAATAGCCAACAACAGGTTGTGCTGCATTCACACCGGATATCGGCGTAGGAAAATATTCCGATATGTCACCCCTAGCTTTGACTACGAATACATTTGCGTATTTTACAATATGCTCAGTAACTTCAATCAAAAAATCTAAAAATGGCCTTTTCATAGCCATTTCCATATAATCTATTCTTTGATATAGGTAGGAGACGGCTTCCGGATTTTCCCCAGCTATTGACCAGCTTTCTTTCCAGAACAATTCCTTATATTTATTTATTGCTTGTTTAACATAGGAATCTGTATCGGCTGCCTGCATGATCCGATCAAAGTCATAAGGAGAAGGCTCAAAAGTAGCTCTATTATTATAATAATATGTATTACCTTGAAAGCCAAGCGCAAGGGCAGCCACTTTCATGGCTTTATTTATAGAACTTATCTCTTCTGGCTTTAAAGCTTTTGCTACAAAGTTATTTTTTTTATCAACTTGCCGAAAAGGCAAAAAATCGAGAACTGCCATTTATCTTCTCCAATATAAAAGCTACTGTAATAGTAGCTCTATGGATTTTTTTTTATAAGTTACTGATTAGCTTGCTGTGATCTAGCGAATGCGTTATTAAGGATTAACGTCTTAACAGACTCCATCCAAAATATGGTTTCAGCTTCATTAAAATCACTCTTATACTGTAGGTTTGCATCGGAAATCTTAATCTCGATAGTGAATTCTTTCTTTGGCTCAACTGCCTCATTTACATCAATTACATCTGACATTTTATTTACCTCACTCAAAGTCTTCTGATTTTGTTTTTGTTTTTACTGTTTTTTGTTGCGCAGTTAATTGCTCAATCTGAGCAGTCATCTGCTTAATGGTTGCCTCTTTGATTACTATTTCTGTCATCATTTGGGCCATTCGCTCATTAAAGGTTTGAACTAATATATTTACATCAAGATCATTATTCATAGCTACTCCTTAAATAGAATTCCATTATATCATATCAAGTTTATTTTTTCTTCTAATTTTTCTATCTTATTAATTAATTGTCTAATTCCAGCTAATTGCAGCATGTTAAGCATGTCTGTAAAGACGGCCTCAACCATATTGTCATCATTATAGTGAATTGCTTCTGGAAAAACTTTTTCTAATTGTTCAGCTATTACACCATATTTTAATAGGCCTGGTTGACTTTTGAAATTAAATTTTGAAATATTAATTAATTTTAATGTGTCTATTGCATCTGTATTTTCAATATTAAAAATATTTTCTATATTTTCCTTATACCTAATGGAGGACGTCCCTAACGTACCGCTTACATAAACGACTTTATCAACATTTATAGTGTTTAGCGCATTAGAATTTAAACCCTGCGTAAAATATAACTCATTGCTCCCGCCCATTCTAATCTGGGCAGAGTAGGTTCCACTACTTGCTTTAAAGCCTAATGAGACGTTTGCTGCCGTTGAGTCAATGAGTACATTTGCGCTATTAACATCTGATGCGTTTATAGTTCCGCCAAAAATAGCTTCTGCTGCAATTATTCTAACATTTGCTGTGTCATTATAGTTTCTAAAGTAAAAATAATTAGCTCCACCACCAACACGTATCTGCGCTGTAGCATTATTGTTTGTTTCGTTTGCCTTAAATGCTATTGATGTATTGTCGTTACCAGAATTGGCTCTTAAAATTAAATTAGCTGTTGCCCAATCTGTTGTTGTCGTATTTCTTCTAATATCTATTGAACCATTTAAAACTTGAAAATATGCTCCAGATTCCAATCTAATGCCAGTGGTTCCAAGATCCGTTGGAGAATAGCCAATGCTTAATGTTGCACCTTGTGCAGTTATTTTAATGCCGCCAGTACTTGTCATGAGTCCATAATTGGTTGTTGCTGCTGGATTAAATGCTATAGTTGACGTGTCTCCAGACCCTGCAGCGTATAGATTGAATGTAGTGCCACTTAAAACGATCCTTTGACCGCTTGATGCGGTTTGTATAGTTCCTCCAGTTATCGTTGCGCTAGAAGTAATGCTTCCACTAAACGTACCCCCCACTGCATTAATTGTTCCGGTTATGGATAATGTTCCGGCGCTATTATCCCATAAGATATATCTTGTTGAGTCACCAACCCTAAAGTCACTATAATCGCCATATGTTTTTATTGTAGAGCTATTCCAGTAATTATTAGAATTAAGTGAAAAAGCGCCAGCTAATAATTCTCCTCTTGCAACAATATTATTAAATTCAGCTCTTCCATCCCCAGATATAATCCACCCAGCCGTGCCTGCAGACCATGTATCGGTTGTATTATTATATGAACCGTTGTAGTCAGATGATCTAAGTATAGCTTTATTGTCTGGACTGGTTATTGTTGTGGCAGTTCCTGGTTGGGTTAAAATTATTTCATGTGCACCTATTGTGCCAGCAGTTATTTTAGCTGCAGTTAATGAACCAATAAATTCTTCATCAATTAATGGAGTATCCCCCGAAGCAACTATATTCGTCCAATCGCTAATATTGCCTGCGGAATCTATTGAGCGAACTCTTCCATAATATTTAACAGGATTAGTTGTAGAAGATGTGCTTGTTGTAGTGCTGTTATCATCTACTGAAACCAAAAAAACATTTGTTTGCACAAAACCAGTCCTATGGGGAGTTAGCGGAGTTGCAGCAGAGATAACTTGATACTCGCCTCCAACACTTTCTATTTGCTCTTGCTTATATAATTCATACTCGTATTTAGCAGTGTCTTCATCAACGCTATCTGTATATTTGAAGAGTACATTGAGAAAAGATGCCGCCAAAACTAAATTAGTTGGCGCACCTGGAATAGTAGAATCTGTCGGAGTAAAAAATCTTACAGAATCAGTATAAGGAGAAACCACATTGACATCATTATTTTTGCTTCTAACCGTAACAATATATTCTTTATTTGGTTTTAAATTTTCTATATTTACAGGTATAATAGCCATTATCTAACCCCACCAATCTTTGCAAAACTATTATCTGTTTGATTTATTATTTCATTTCCAACTTTAAGATAAAGATTATAGCTAAAAGAATATGAGGATATCTTAACATTATTGCCTCTAGCGGATATATTTTTATCATATAATACTTCCAGCTCTGCTACATAATCTCTTTCTTGAAAGTCATTTTTAGAAAAAAGTTGCACGCTATTCAGCTCGATAGAAGAGAAACAATCTATAGTTTGCCAATCTAAATCTACAATAGCTGGACTTTCATTATTCTGTAAGGCCGTAAATTTAATTCTAAATTTTCCATAATTTATACCCTTAGAACCATAAAGGGTAAATTTTGGCCCAGAGAAATTCATGTACAATTTAGATCCAGGCTTATTAGATAGGCCATTGTCCCAATCAGTCATGGAATTAATAAAAGAAAAATTATAACTTGAAGAAGAATTTAAATCAACTTCATACTGATCTACTGAAACCTCAGAGTAAAATCCGTAATAAGGATTAAAATATGTTACTGTCATAATGGCACCTCTGCTATATTCCATGATAAGTTTTCTTCATTCCATACATATATATTTTCGTCTATTGGACGAGATACTGGAGGAATCCATCTTGCATCTTCTATAGTCCAAGATGGAAAGGGTTGCGGAATTAATTCCCATGAAATTTCTTCTTCATTCCAACCATATACATTTTCATTATCGGGCTTAGGGACTGGAGGAATCCATAATCCAGTCCCTGCATCAATTACAAATGAAGGATATTGATCTGGTTTTGGGGGAACAAAGGCATCGATGTCTTCGTGGTAGATAAACCCTATCCCAGCATAATTTTTACGCAATGGAGTTCCTCCTAAAATATGGATTCCACCATAAGTATTAATAGATGTCTTTAGCCATCGCCCACCAATATTATCCATTAACCATTGATAGCCCTCATCTATGTCTTCATTATTGCCAACAGTTACGTTAATAACGATATTATTTTCATTAATTTGTGCCCAATGACTCATGTTGCCCACCTAACTATGACTTGCCCACGATACCCTGCATTTCCAGGGCCACTTGAACTACTGTTTACTCCCGAACCACCAGATCCACCAGATCCAGCAAAAATACGCGTGGCAGCTCGAGATGCATAACTGCCACCATCGCCACCATATCCAATTGTTAGATTCCAAGTAGTGACAGAGCTTCCTCCGGGGCCACCAGTATAATATAAGGCCGGGGCAGAACCCCTACTCCCTAAGCCGGATCCTCCGCTACCGGCAGTTATTTGATTATCTATGAGTACTCCGGGCGTGAAAGCGTAGAGTGAGTTTCCTGCGCCGAAACCACCAGATGCTGCGTAGTTATAATAAACTCCACTGGGGTTATTTCCTCCAGAAGTTGCCGTTCCTTTTCCTCCACCTTGACCACCACTTGCATTATAGGTTGTTCCTGAGACTTGAAAAGTAGAATTCCCTCCACTAGATCCATCTGATGCAGTTGCCGTACTTGGCGCAGCGTTACCAGATGGCGTCTGAACATAGGCTCTTGCTCCACCAGCTCCACCAGCGCCAACTACGACAGGATAACTACCAACTGTCATATTAGTTAATGTAGGCGTAAAAGTTTCACTGGCTGCTCCACCACCACCGGGAGCATATGTGTCACCCGTCCCATACCAGTCATTTGAGTGTGCACCTCCACCTCCGCCACCTCCGCCAGGAATGATAAGTACTTCAATATTTTTTTTCCCAGTTAATATTTCAAATGTTCCATTTTCCGTAAAGGCTCTAGCACTATAGCCGGTACCGGCATTATACGAAAAGCCGCCAGATACTGTAAACGGAATTGATATTGACCAGGTGAATTCTTTAGTGACATTACCAGCGGTATTTTCTGCTTTAACAGTAAAAGTGTAAGAAAAAGAAGAATCATTAACTGGCGTTGTGTATGTCCCAGTAATTGCTCCAGTAGAAGAATTAATACTAAAGCCACTAGGAAGCGATCCGGCACTGATGCTATATGTTACTGTAGGATAGGCTGTATTACTTGACACCCCATCTGAATAGGCGGTATTGTATGTTGGAGTTCCTAGTGTTTCGTCATTCCATGTTGGAGCTAAGTTAATATCGAAGCTAAATGCTTGACTTACACTACCTTCTGTATTTGATGCAGTAATAGTAAATGAGTGTGAACCAGTTGCGGTTGTCGTTCCAGTTACTGCTCCACTAGAGGAATTTAATGATAGTCCGGTTGGTAGTGTTCCAGTTGTTACCGAATATGTAGGAGTAGGATAGCCTCCTGCTATGACAGAATCTGAATATGCTACGTCATAAGTTGGTGTTGCCAATGTAGAATCTGTCCAAAATGGCGCTGCGTAAATTGCACCGGAAAATGATTGTGTGACAGATCCAGTTTCATTGGCTGCTTGAATAGTAAAAGAGTACGCTCCATAATAAGTTGGGGTACCTGTTACTGCTCCAGTGGAAGAATTTAATGATAGACCTGTTGGTAGAGTTCCAGAACTAATTGTATATGTTGGACTTCCCGTAGCAACTACCTGATCTGAATAAGCTGTATTATAAGTAAACGCTGCTAATGTATTATCTGTCCAAGCTGGTGTTACGTATAAATCATCTGTAAATAGTTGAGTAACATTACCTGCAGCGTTTTCCGCCTTAACAGTAAAAGAATATGATCCAGCTGTTGTTGAAGTTCCAGTAATTGCGCCAGTAGAAGAATTTAATGTTATTCCAGAAGGAAGTGCTCCAGTAGAAATGGAATACGTTACTGCGGGATATCCTGAGGCTGTAACTGCATCACTATACGCCTGTCCATAAATCATATTTGCTATTGTTGAATCAGTCCATGCTGGTATTTGGTAGATAGTTCCAGTAAATGTTTTTTCTACATACCCCCAACTATTAGTTGCACGAATTGTAAAAGTATAAGAACCAGTTGCTCCAGTGGTCCCGGTTATTGCACCAGTCGAGCTGTTTAAAGATAAACCAGTGGGAAGTGATCCAGAATAGACAGAGTAAACTATAGTCGCTGTACCTGTGGCTGCAACGCCATCACTATATGCTACGCCTTGAGTAATAATGTCAAGTGTTTGATCAGACCAAGATGGTGGCGTTTGAACAGTTCCTGAAAAAGATTGAGTTATTGATCCAATTGCATTTTCTGCTTTAATCGTAAAGGAATATGCTCCACTAGCTGTTGTTGTTCCACTGACTAACCCAGTTACCGAATTAAGAGTAATGCCTGATGGTAGGGCGCCAGAAGATATTAAATATGTAGCAGCGGGATATCCATCAGCCCAAACTGAATCTGAATATGCGGTATTGTAATCGATATTTGCTAGAGTAGAATCAACCCATTCTAAATATTCATAGACAGTTCCAGAAAAAGTCGCTTCATTATAATATTTTTCATCATCTGTAGTAGCTCTAATCGTGAAACTATAGGCACCAGTTGAGTTAACTGTTCCACTTATTTGCCCAGTAGAAGAATTAATAGATAATCCAGTCGGTAAAGTACCAGTTGAGATAGAGTAGATTGTTCCAATTGCAGATGGACCATCGGAATAAACATCGCCATAGATGAATGGTTCTAATTCAATATCTTCCCAAACTGGAGCAAGATTTATCTGGTAATCTTCTATTCCAGCATTATCTACTTCGTTTAACTTTCTTAAATTAGGTGTTGAATAATATATAAAATATGAACCCTGTATTTCTGTGGCGACAACATGTTCTTCTGCGGTTTGAAAATAAATATAATCACCATCTATTACTGTTTTTACAGGAATAAATGTTGCACCTTTTTCGTATACTACAACATATGAATTAGTGTCTTCTAAAGTTTGCAACGTAGAATTTTTATATGTATTTATATTTAAATCTTTTATATTTGCAAACAGCCAAAAGCCAACACTAAGAGTATCCCTGGGCGTGAACTTGGCAATAGACCTTTTCAGGTATGGATATGAGTAATTATAGTTTGGTGTAGCAGAATTAATCGTTTGATCTGACTTAAAATATTTAAACCACGTCATATTAATTTACTTCCGTATAAATAATTTCATATTCATAATTATCCATTATATCATCAATTACTTCTATATTTATAACTGCGTCACATCTAGGTAAACCGTTAACAATATCTACATTGAATTGACTGACACTAACAGATAAAGGTTTTTTTGCAGCATCTTGGCTATAGTCTGCGCTTCTAGCTAAGCTATAATCAATATCAAGAGAAGATATTTTCTTAGATCCATCCGCGCCCGTGTGAGCGTGCTCACTTAAGTCTACTCCATCTATAGTAATACCTTCTGCCACTTCTATGTCACCAATAATTTTTCCGCCGTCTCTCAATAAATACTGAGGATGGTCATTTTCGTCTAATCCAGATAAAAGCTTATGATCTGATTGAACAGTATCTTTTCTGGTCAAACTAATAATTGCCCCACTAAATATTTGAGCATACACGTCGTTTGGAACATTAAGAAGAACATTAGGCTTTGGCAAACCTTTAACAGATAGCTGTGATATATAGTTAGCGTATTTTCTTTTTTCATGAATTAACTGCATTAGTGCGTCAGTTTTACCCATAACTATATGATGCCTATCTACCACGTCAGCCATAATAGAAGTAAAGTTACCCTTTAATAGAATTGATGCCAATAACATTTCTTCAGTTAAAAATGGAAACCTTTTCTTAAAAGAAGTTGTTTCATAATCCAAATCAAAAGGACTTCCTATTTCAGATGAAAACTTTAATCCAGGAGCTAAATATCTTGTATAAAAGATTATAGAGTTTTCTTCTAAATCTCTTTTTAATGATTGTAAAATATCTTCTATTTCAGAATCTACAGCATTTAATTTAATCGCAAAAAAAGCTTGAAATTTTGCGGCATGTTCTTTCGAGATTTTATCCAATTCGGCTGAAGGGATCGCTCCTGGTTTGGATACGATTGTTTTTGCAATCCTGCTCGAATAATGTTTGGCCGTTTTGCACCATGAGTCATAGTGTGCTGCGACTTTTTGCTGCAGTTCGTTTTCATAAACCTCCCTAAAATCTTGGCTTAAAGATAATTGTATTGCATATACCTCTTTTTGAAGAGACTTTAATAATTTTCTAAATTGTAGAAAATATGAAAAAGTAGAATGAGCTATGGAGTAATAAAACTCCTCTAAAAATTTTCTTGAACAAGTAGAATTTAGTTTTTCTGCAAAAATTATTTCTTCAAAATTAATATGACCAGGAATTGGTATTCTTACCTTAATCATTTCATCTTTTCGATCTTTATGGGCTTTACTATCAGGAGCAGGATAAGGCAGAATGGTGACAATGTCATCGGAATCTTCCAGATCTTTTTCTGATACATCAATTTGATTTGGTTGTGGTAGATTTTGTGTTGAATTTATTTTTAACGAATCAGTAACCCGTTGATTGTAGACTGCCAATGCCTTAGGCTGTGTGGTATATAGATTGTTGTTTAATTCATCCCAAAGATTTTGATGCGCAGATAAAAGATCATTATTAATATTGGGATTTATATAAACTTTTTTCATTAAATTTTCAATATCATCAATTGTATCCGTAATAAGCGTCTGTGCTGATTCTGCTTCTTTTCTAACAAAATCTATTGGTATAGAATATGCCTGTTTAACTCCAGAATCAGCAGTTCTGTTATAGGCCTTTTGTCCTACAGCTCTATATGCCTCTGATCCAGTGGGGTTTGTATATGGGGCATCTTGAAATTTATAATCACCATAAATATTATTAGGAACTTCTGAATATGATTCCTGATAATTTACACCAATCTCACTCATTAGAACATCCTTCTTACTCTTTTCGTAGAAGTAGACCTACGAAAACCTTTTGATGGATTTAACGCATCAACTCGTCCGGTAATAATAACTTTATTTTTTTCATCATCTTCTTTATCTACTTTTTTAGTATCTGGAACAAAAAAATGATTAGAAAAAGTTTCAGTATTCGTTGCGTAATGTGCCTGTGAAAACTCTCCATAGTTTTGCGTAATAGCTAAAAGCGCCAGCATTAAAGCATCGTGTGCGTGATCCATTGCTGATCCCGCTGCTTCGAAAACTGGTCGACCAGTTTGAGTTGTTCGAACTACAACATAAGATATTAATTGCATATACAACTCTTCGTCGGAATCTGGAATCATTAATTTTTCTTTTTCTAAATATTGACGAAGATTATCAACCATAAAAGGTTTCATTTCTTTTTTAACCATTAATTTTGTATATGGATCTCTTACGTCTATGCTTTCGCCAAACGCAACACCTTTTATTTTTTCTTTCAAACCAGATCTAGGATTTTCGACACCATGCTTTTTAAGAAGCTCTACTTGCACCTCTCCATACCCACGGTCTACATAAATATGTTTTGGATTAAATATCTGATTAAGTTCAATAATTCTATCTACTGCTTTAGTTAAAGTGTATTCAGATCTAGCTATTTCTTCTCTATAGCAAATTTTTGTCTTGCCTCTAAATCTGGAATCTTCATAATTTTCTGAGCAGACTTCGACAACAACAATATTTGTTCCTGCACCGTATTTATCCCAGTCAACACCTATTGTATGAAAAGATCTGGCAGATGTTATTTCTGGAATATAGTTCCACGAAGGAGAAATAAAAGCTCTATCTACAAACTTTCTAGGATAAACACCTTCAGAATCTTCACCCCAATCAGCTTCTATTTCATGCCGATATCCACTTGGAGAATATTGTTCTCTAAATTCTTCCTCTTGTTCTTTAGAAAAATATGGATTACAGTAAGAAGGAAACCAAAACTCAGTAAACCTTGGTGATCTGCACCATTCCCAGAATCTTTCTCGCCTACCTGTTGGGGTAGAGGCTCCAATCATAACTTTGTCTGGTTGATCTTCAGCGGTTTTTTGGAGCATAGCGTACAGCGCATCTAGATCGTCTGCGTGCATGTAGTCCATTTCGTCAAGAATAATAAGATGGGCTTCCTGACCACGAGCAACGTCACTCTTTCCACCGCTCTTCATTCCTGAAGTAAAGAATCTAATTGTAGAACCATTAGAAAACTGAATCATGAATTGAGGGCTTGTAACTTTTCTTGTTATAGAGTTCATAACTACTTCATTTTTGGAAGCAATTCTTAATATTTCTTGATAGATAAGTTCAACCTGAGTTTTCATTGGAGCGATAACTAAAGACCTACCGTCCTTATGAGTATAACTGTAATGCAAAAGTTGAACTGCCAAACTAAATGTTTTTCCTAAACGACGACCAGCTCTTAAAACTTTTCTCAAAGATGGATCACGCAATATAAGAATTTGATATACACGCAGATTTGCTTCCAAGAATTGTTTTGCCCAAACAACTGGATCCTTAGAAACATGCAATTGTCTTTGATGGTCTGCGCTAATTCCATCAGCTAATAAATTTAAGTCAACTTCAAATGGCTCATCAATTAGAAGAGCCAATTCTCTGTTTGTCATTTTTCTCTCCAAAACAGGAGTTCCATCATTCCAAGCTAAATGAGATAATTTATTTTCAAAAACCCATTCAATTCTATTAACTTGCTTGATAAGCTCAGGGTCTTGAATACGAATTATTTCTAATAAATCTTCTCTAGATAGCTTTTCTAAAGCGCTTCTAAATTCTTGTGTTTTTGTGAATATACTCATAACTATCCGTAATGCGCAGCCATCATTGCGCCCTCTGTGCCCAACATGCTTCTAGCGTTCAATCTAGAATTTTGTATTGCCTGAACTCCTCTAGCTCTTGATGTAGCAGCTGCCTCAGTATCTCTGTATCCCATGCCAAATGTAGGTTTAGCTATAGATCCTTGCAAAGATTTATTTGCATCTCGCGTAAAATTAATTCCACTCTTAACTAGCTCTCCGCCCATTTTAGCAAGATCATATGCCAGTGATGCTGCAGCGACAACCTGAAGTCCAGGAATAGCTAATGCTGCACCTCTCATTGCCAGCATGCCTGCAGCCCCCTTGCCACCAAGCTTTAACGCTGTTTTGGCTCCAACTTGAGAAAAGAATTTTCCTCCCTTAGTAGACCTAAGAAATGATACCGCTTCGTCAGCGCCCTTTAGAACTTGTCCACTTGCTAGTTTTATTCCGTCATCACCAAATGAACCAACAGCTTTAGCAAAAGCTGATTCTGCAGCTTTTGCGCCTTGAGCAGCCCTGCCGACCAACCCTTCTCCGCCAAAACCTAAGGCACCACGGGAATATCCAGCCAAGAATCCGGTTGCTGCGCCGCTCAAAGCTGAAGCTTGAAGGTTACCACGAACCCCCATTGCACCTGCTCCAGTTGCTGGATTATATCCACCTAGTCCAATAGCTGTTTGAGACACCGTTTTTCCTGCTGGAGCAACAATCCCCATATTCATACTTTTTGGAATTACCTTACCAAATTGTCCACCTGAAACAGTTAACCCAGCTGGACTATTGACTGTTAATAAAGATGACGTTGCTCTATCGATTCTGGCAAGTTTTGCTGCAGCTCTAGAAGAGCCTTTCATAGCTCTTCTTTCCAATGCATCAGTTTTTACTCCCGATGAAATAGCTGAAAGTAAACCTGGGCCAAAAGCTTTTTCTCCCTCAGCTAAAGGACTACCACCAAGAATCTTTCCAGCTAATCTTTCACCATACTTATTGTTTAGCATTTTGTATCCGCCAAACATTGAATATGCTCCAGCTTTTTCTCCTGCAAAAATACTTTGAGAATGGGCTCTAAAAAATGCTCTAGGATTTGCTGTGATATTATTAACCCTAGAGGATCTTAAAAACGGTGTTTTTCCTGCGGCTCTGGCACTAGCTTGTCTGGATGCAGAGCCCATAAAATGAGAGTTTGAAGCTGCAGACATCTGTCCGCCAACCATAATTCTATGTTTTGACGCTCTTTGGGCTAGTCTTTTTTGACGTCTTGCGCTTAAAACTTTTTGTGGATCACCAAGATCATCCATGAATCCACCATACATCATGGTATTCGATCCCCTCATGGAACCAAACATAACGGTAGTACTGAGTCCTGGTAGATGCTCCATCATTCTAAATCCAAGTGCAGTATCTGGAGTATCTACCATTGTAGACTCGTTAAGGGGCCCTATCTGCTCCATTTCGCCATTGTACATCATTGACATAATTAGTATCCTCTTCTTGAGTTATGCATCCCGAGGACTATGTCTCCGCTCGCATTTAAAGCACTTTGCGTTGATCTAGTTGAAGAATAGGGTGAATTTTGGAAGAACTCTTTATTATTATTCATATATGCACCAACGCCAAGAGCGGGCAAAAGTATACCGAGATTAGCCCCAACAACACCGCCAACTAATCCACCTCCAACTTTTCCTATTTTAGAACCAGTTTTACCAAATCCAGAACCTAAAAATGCTCCCGCTGCCGCACCCATACCGCCAGTAACTGGACCCGTAGCAGTTCTTGCAGCAACTATTGAAGCAGCAAACGTATCAGAATTAATTGGTGGATTCGCCGCAAAATAATCCCCAGGCGCAGTAGCCTGCAGCATTCCACCACCAACGCCACCCATTAAAGTTCCAGCTAAAAATCTTGCATCTAAATCTCTTCCAGTAAAATATCTATCCGCTTCCGTATCATCAAATGCAGCCTCAAACGCAGCGTCTTTGACAGCTGGCCCCACAGAAGAACCGAATCCAACTGCACCAGCGCCAATAGCAATACCGGCTATACCAGCTTTACTTGAGGCTAATTCAGTTAAGGTTCCACCTAAACCAACCGCTGTTCCACGAACAGCTCTTCCAGTACGACCCTGAGCAAAACCTTGTGCAGTTCCCTGTAACTTAGGGATAAGTTCTTCATCTAATCTTTTACCAGCGTATTCAGATACATCATCGAATGTTTGTCGTGCCCTACCAGTAACTCCAGCGGTTCTAGCTGAAGCTGATGCTCGTTTAGCCTGGGCCATTGGCTTTATGGTATCATCGAAAAAAGATGTAACCCTTTTACCTAAAGAACCCAAATTAACTGGCATTACTACTGCCCTCCATAAAGATGATTGTATTTATTATTTCCCATTTTTGTATGTCCAATTTTATTTCTATCCAAATTACCAACAACACCAGCTGTAACCAATGGATCTCTTCTTGAAGAAGGTAAAGAAGTCATAGCTGCAGTATATGTATTCGTCACGCTATTTTGATTATAGTTTTCTACCGGTTGCTGTTCAAGCGTTTCGTTATATAAATCTCTTTCTTCTTTCTTTCTAAATAAATAGTAACCACCAGCCATAGCTGCTGCACCCATAGCAATCAAACCAGCGTGAGGTTTTATATTATTATAAATTTCAACGCTTTTCGAAATATCCTGCTTTCGAGTACCTGCTTTAATATTCTGCATTGCGGTTCTCAAAAGGTCACTATCACCAGCAAGTCTTTCTGCTACATCGTTAGCGCCTTTAAGTGAAGCTCTAGCAATGGAGTTCATATTTCTGGTAAATGTGGTGCCAGCTGGTGTAGTAGCTCTAGCCGTAGTTTCGTCAAAGAAAAATACTCTTAGCAAATCGTTGGAATCGTCTATTACATTGCCTAAAATTCTGTTTCCAGTATCTCTAGTTAAATCAACTCCCATTGCAGAGGCATTTTGGACCAGCTTGGCTATTGGGCTATCTACACCAACATCTTCCATGTGACCTGCTACGACGCCTCTTTTAGCCAACTCTTCTAGCTCTGATACTGCAGATTCTTTAGTTTTTCCTTGAAAAAAAGTTTTTATATTCTCTACCTCTACCCTTAAACGGTTATCTGGTTCTTTTAGAATATTTTTATAATTATCAGTCTCAACAAAATCTTCATATAACTTTTCTGCTATTTTTCTTGAAGTCAAACCAGAATCATCTCGACCTTCTTGCCATGTTAGGTTCAACACATTACGCTGTACCTCTTGACCAGTATTTACATCTCTGCTCATTCTTTCTACATAGCTAAGAGACATATTTACTTTACCTTGAGCAATTGCCTTACCCATATCTGGCACATTAGGATCCGATGCTAATTCAATTGATTTAAAATATTCATAAGGAAGAATTAGTTTTTTACCTAAAGATTCTTGAGTTTGAGATTCCATAATTCTTAAAGATTGCTGAAGCTGAAAATGAGATATGCCAAATTGAGAAACTACATCACCTATTTCTTCAGACACACCATATCGCATAGATGTTCTAATCTGCGATAAGTAAGAATCGTCTACACCTTTAGGTTGAGTACTTAAGGTGTGCATTCTTTCCCTGGCTACACGACCGGTTGCCCTTGACATCATATCTCCAAAAGCTAATTCGGTAGGACCTAAAATGGAATTAGCCATGCCTAAGCCAGACATTGTTTGGCCATGCGAAACATATTGAGCTAGTATTTCAGAAGAAGAACGCGCATTCATATTGAATCCCATTGAAAAAGTTGGCGTTTTTGACGGATTCATTAATGAGCGAATTTCTTGTACAACACCCTTAATTGTGCCGGGAGAACCCCCGCCTATTACCCTGGGATTGTCTGCAAAGTTTTCATAAAAATTACCAACATTGTGAATATAAGAATCCACATCTACCGGACCAATATTCGTTGGCATGCCGATTTGATCTATTAGAGTTTGCGCTATTAATATTTCTGAGTTTTGCCTTCTTGTTAAACCTAGACTCATTATTCGTCTTTCAAATGGATTAATCTTCCGGGTAATTGAAGAAGGTGATCCAGCTGGCGTTAGATTAATTGTTTCCTCATATTGTGTATCTTGAGCTTTAGTTATAACATCTCTTAAATATTCTTTTGCTTTAACTTTATCTAATTCTATTGGACTACCTTGTCCAGTAAAAATCTTATATGATCCTTGATCATATTTAATGAAACCACTGTCAATATCTACACCAAATGCTTGCTTAGCTTGCTCCTCATTAATCATAACGCTAGTGCTAGCTAAACCCTCATCTGTCTGTATATACCTTAGGGCTGCTTGAGATAGCTGTCGTGGATCAGATATATTTGCCTCTGGTACAATTGCTGAGGACTTTAGTGCTGTTAATCTTGCCATATTTATGATTTCTTCAGATATTCTTTTACCCTGCACTGTTGTCTTTGGATTACGAAAATCTAATTTACCTTGATGTATATACCTCAACATGTAGTCCTGCATAATTGTGTCAGTTTCAGCTACGTGAGAACCTTCAAATATTTTTGCAAAAACTTCAGGAGCGTGATCTTCGGCGGCTATTAAATCTAAAAGATTTGTATTCATAATAAAATTTTCCATAGCTGCATATGTAGCTTTTCCGCCACGTGAAATATCAGCTAAAGTTTCTTGAGCAAAAAAACTTTTTACAAATTTGTCACCTCTAGCTATGGGATCCGCCAATGAGCCCTCAGTTTGCTGAAATAAATTTCTCATATACTGACGACCAACTTCAAGGGTGTCTACCATAAAGTTGGGATTATTATTTACTCTATCCAAAAATTTATCAACTACCAGATTTAGAGAAGCGTTTTGTTTATATCCACTCATTGACCTAGTTGTATCAAGTAATGTATTTATGTCATATTGGATATTGTGTCCAGCAAGGAAGTCTACTTTAGCTTCATTAGAAAGATAACCAAATAGTTTTTCCATCTTTCCCATAAATTCATCTTCATTACCAATAATTTTTCCTGACTTAAGAAAGCCTTCTTGCTCGGCTATAAATTCAGTTAAAGTTTGACTATCGCTAGCCAAAACCCCAGCGAGCCTTGGTGACTCATACATGAAATCCATATCCTCGACCATCAAAGCGGCCTGGTCCAAACCAGTTCTTTGTATTAAAGAAACAGATCTAGCTTGAGAACCAAACATTAAACCAGTAGACTCAATGTCTAGAGTTGCTATTTTTGATGTTTGAGTAAAAAGACTTCCATTAGCAATAGCGGATATCTGAGACATATTTCTTTGTATCTGCGAAGAAGACATAATGTTTTGCGTATTGAAAGTCATATCACTTATGGATTCTGACATAGGATCAACGTTAAATATCATTTTATTTAATACCGCAAACACTGGGTGTTGCATTTTTTGATCTACATCAAACAATAAACCAACTCTTACATCATTAGCGCCCTCTGGAAGAGCAATATTAGGAAAGCCAACGTTTGATATCAAATCTTCCAATTTAACTACATTGGTTCTATAGCTTGAAAGTAATTGTGTCTTTGCTTTATAATTAAAGTATGACAAATCAATTTTACCAAGTTTACGAAGATGATCCACATCTACAGCATTAGCCATTCCAGGCTTAAGATTTTCCGGATCAGACAACATTGTGTAGTACATCTTTTCAAATTCTGCTTGTGTTTGCATAAACTCATCTGCAGTACCGTATATACCAGTTGCCCTCTGATCATCCAAGATCTTTTCGCCAACACCTTTATTCTTTTTACCAAAAAGATTTTTGGTGCTTGAACTAACTAGTTTAGACAGTCTCTGAAAAAGTTCTTCCGACATTAATCAATATCCTTTGGCGGATCTATCTCAATATAATCATCTTTGTCATAAATGCCCAGCTTTTGTTTGAGAACTTTTTCTCTTTGATTCTCTAAAGACTGAACCTTATACAAAATATCAGAAATTGCTTGAGCGCTATCCAATTGCGCCTGACCAACCTTAGCTTTAGCTTCTCTCGTGGCAAGGAGTTGATTTCTTAGATCTTTTCTACGCTTATGCAATCTGTCTTCTAGATCCACAGCAAGGTGCAGTTCTTTTTTCAAGATTGGCTGACCATCGTTGTCTACACCAATAATATTCTCTTGAATAAAATGTTCTTTAGCTAAAAGTTTTGTTTTACGAATATATTGCACTTCTTGGTCGACAAGATCTCTGACCATAGAAACTTCAACCAAATTGTCTGGATGCACATCGAGTTGCTCCATATACTCTTTGGTAAATTGCGCCACTATAGACATCTCTATTGGGCAAGGTTTTCCTCTTGGGGCAAGATTCTCCTTAAGCAAAGGGCATGTATCTGCGAATGTACACTTGTGCGCTTCACAGTTCATTGGAATAGAAGAAAACATAGAAGTTCTAGTTTTCTGAGGCCGGACTAACTCAACAGCCTTTTCCTTTTCTTCATCTGTCCAATTTTCGGGAAAAAACAAATCTGGACGTAAGGATTCAAAATCTTGTAAAAATTTTCCTTTGTCACTCTTTTCGATGTTGCTCATTTAAATCAATCCACTCGCTATCATAGGAACTATCAGAATGAAACCTTTCTATTGTAACACTTTTGCAACGTGAACAATAGGTATCTCTTACTAAATATTGTTTTGCGAAATCAAAATATTCAGTTACAGTTTGGACCATACCGTTACATCTCGGACAATTCATCTAGAGCCTTCATTAAACCCTTCTGTAGTTTACTGGCTACTTCTGCATTTTGGATTGCATTATAAAAAATGCCTACTTCTCTAATTTCATCTGAGGTTAGATAAGGGGATATTTTGTATCTTGATCCCTTACATATTTCGCAATAAAAATCTTTTTCCTCATTAAAGCATGAGCATTTTTCAATTATGTCGAAAAACTCTAAAGAGTCAGCTATTTCAAACCATTTAGATTTAAAAAGCTTTTTTGTTTGCTCTTTAAATGCTCGAAGCTTCTGTGGATCATTCGACAGCAAGGTGCCCATATCTAAGGACTGCTTCATCAAATCATTTATTGTCTTATACAAAAAATTTGCTAACTGAAAATCACCATTAACATCTGTAAACTTTTTCCAATCATTCATCATAATTCCTAACTATTATTTTTTAATATTTATACATTGACTGTCTTCCTGACGAAGCACCTTCTCCTCTTCTGTTCATTGCTACGCCAGCTGCAACACCTAGACCTAATCCTATTCCCATCAAAGATCTAGAGCTCATTTTCATTTTATTAGCAGGTATGGATGGACCGTGCATCATTCCTGTATCAACGCCACCTAATTTCTTTGCTGCTTGTCTTGCTCTTGCTGCATCGATTCCGGCCATTCTTTTTGGGGTCATTTGAGTTCTTTTCATATCTCTTCCTGACCCAGGTGCATTGGCTGGATTAAAACCTGGAAGAAACCTTTGTCCACTTACCCTGGCAGTCCCTGCAGTAGTTCCACCCATTGCACGCCTTTTTGGCACGGAGTGCGATGGCCTTACGGCTGGCCCTCCAGCAGCTTCAAAACCAGGTAGCTGCATCTGGCTTCCAGGAACCCTTGTCCGGCGGACTGTTGCGCTACGACCAAGAGCTGGAGATCCAGTAAGTCCTGGATTTTGGAATATACTCATTATGATTCTTCCTTTTTGTTAATAGCCTGTTTTTTTATTGGCTTTTGAAAATCAAAAGTAAAACTATCATTAAGATAGTCAATATAAAATATAGTACCTTTTGGTATGCTGCTATTAACAATTGTTTTAGCAAGTGGTGTTTCTATAACATCACGTCGAACCTGAGAAATACCTCTTGCACCCTTAACAGTATCTATCCCTTTATCTATCAGGGCATTTATAACATTATCTGTGTATGCAATCGATAAACCTTTTCGAGACAATTTATCTGCTATTAAGCTCATTTCCATTTCAGCTATTTTTTGACAGTTTTCATAGTTTAAATGATTAAATACAACAATTTTGTCCAGCCTATTGATTAACTCTGGCTTAAAATATTTATTAATTGCCTCATTAGCGTTTTTTTGTACGACAGATCTTGGTGGCACTTCTTTTGTTTCTCTTTTGAAAACCACATTACGAGTAAAGCCAGCGCCAGTAGAAATCATATGGTCTACAGTTTTATCATTTCCTAAATTGGTAGTTAAGATAATAATACAATTTCTAAAGTTAACGACCTCACCCTTAGAGTCAGTAACCATTCCTTCGTCAAATATTCTTAAGAACGTATTCCAAATATCTGCGTGCGCCTTCTCCACCTCATCAATTAGCACAACTGTGTTTGGATTTTTCTTAATCTGATTAGTGAGCTGACCACCATCATCGTGCCCTATGTATCCTGGTGGTGAACCTAAAAGTTTTTGGTTCTCATGCTTATGCTGATATTCACCGCAATCTATTCTCACCATAGAAGAATTATCATCAAAAAGATATTTATGTAAAGCGTTAGCTAAATGTGTTTTTCCAACACCTGAACTTCCCGCAAATAAGAAAACTCCTAGTGGTCTATTGGGATCATTTAGTTCCGCCTGAGATCTAAACAGGGCGGAAACAACTTCATCGATTGCCTCATCCTGTCCTATGACATTGCTTTTAAGATATTGTTCTAGCCCCAAAAACTTTTGTTTGTTTAATTTCTTTACCTTTGAAGCTGCGGTCGTAGATTTTGTTTTAGCTTCCGCTTGGCGTAGAAATTTTTTGATTTGGTCAATATTATAATCTTTGCCTGGTCCATCGGAGAACTTTGCTGGATTCGTTGAATATGCTATATTCAGCCAGTAGTCTACGTCTAAGCTTGGGTTTAACATGATGCAGCCTGCGTAAACAGCTTCTAGTGCTCTTTCAGCTGCTTCTCTGGACATCGACGCTAAGGCGGCAGCGACGTCAGTTGTTAAATTATAAACAATAAATTGTAATATTCTTTTTCTTAAATCTTTTACGCTTTTGTTTTTCTTAACAAAGTCTTCTGCGTCTTTTACTGGTAAAACTTTAAACTTAACATTAGTGCCTAGTTCAGGTATGAAGATTTGATATATGTTCATCGGCTACCTCTTTCGTGGGCACGTTCTCTTATATAGAGTATATTATTATACGTTACTATATAAGTATACAGGTATATAGTAACTATATATGTATATAGTAAGGGGGGAAGGGGGGAAGGGGGGATCATGGCTAGCTTATCACACTGTGTCAACGCAAGTCAACACATAACGAAAACGCAATCAATCTTTTCTCGGAGAACAATCTTCTATCGACGGATGATTCTCTAAGCATGGCCCGGAAAAAGCCCAGTATCTAACAAGGTCTACTGGTGTATTGAAACGATTTTTTAAAAGGTATAATGCTAGATGCAGCTGTTCGTCAACTCTAATTTTCTTTTGCATAAAACTCCTAATTCATAATGTAAAACGTATCGTATATTATATCATTAGTCCTGGTCATTTAGTTGGGAACGTCTTGGCTTTCGTGGTATAATCTATGTATCATCAAGCTGAAGATCGGTAGGATTTAATGACAGAGGAAACAGCAACAGCTGAAAATGTGGCGTCAGGCAAGAAAGCCTTAAAAGAGGACTCAAAAGCGTTAGAGCTCGCAATTGCACAATTGCAAAAACAGTATGGTTCTGGAGCAGTTATTAAGCTCGGCTCCACAAATGTAAAGCCGTGGTCATCGATACCAACTGGTGCGCTAACACTAGATCATGCTTTGGGCATCGGTGGTCTACCACGTGGTAGAGTTGTAGAAATATTTGGCCCCGAGTCATCCGGCAAGTCTACACTTGCTTTGACAGCTGTCGCCAAAGCCCAGGAAATGGGCCTCACGTGCGCCTACATCGACGCTGAGCATGCGCTTGACCCAGTGTACATGCAAGCCGTTGGAATCGATTTAGACAACCTTTTGCTTGCACAGCCTGACTACGGCGAGCAAGGCTTCGACATCGCTGACAGATTGTTGAGAACTGGCGACATAGGTTTGATTGTTATCGACTCTGTTGCTGCACTAGTTCCTAAGGCTGAGCTTGATGGCGAAATGGAACAGCAGCAAATGGGGCTACAGGCCCGAATGATGGCTAAAGCTATGCGCAAGCTAACAGGTTTAGCTGCCCAGCATGACACTTTGATTATTTTCATCAATCAGTTAAGAAATAAGATTGGTGTTATGTTTGGCAATCCAGAAACAACTCCTGGTGGCTTCGCACTAAAGTATGCAGCATCCGTTCGCATTGATGTCCGCAAAAAGGAAGATCTAAAAGACAAACACGGCGATCCTTCGGGAATCAAAGTAAAAGCTAAGATTATCAAGAACAAGATGGCTCCCCCAATGAAAATAGTGGAGTTTGACATTGTTTACGCTCAGGGCATCGATCAGTTTGGTTGTATTTTTGATTTAGGAATTGATAAGGGAATTCTTAGCCAAAAGGGCGCATGGGTTTACTATAATGGAGAAAACTTTGCCCAGGGCAGAGATAATGCTATTGAGAGATTAAAGAACTCTCCAGAGATAGTGAGCGTAATCAAAGGCTAGAAATGAAATTTGAACCGACAACTTGTTCAGAATGCTCTTACCCGCCTAACTTTATTATTTCCTCAGGAAATGACAACGGTCAGAAAATTTTTTTTATAAAATGTAGAGATTGCGGTGATTGTTGGGAGGAAGCTGATGACTCAGATGATGAGTGAGGCTGCCTTGCAGATTGCAACATATATGAGAGTTTTGTTGTTGTTTGCTTCTGTTCGTGATGTTGTGGACTAAATTTGGGTACTATATTCCATAACTAAGGGTGGTGTTATGGATTTTGTTCGTAGGGTTCTAGATTTTTTTAAGGATAAGGTTACTGCTGATCCTTCTGAGTTTTATTCGTTCGCCCATTTTTTGGAGGAGAATCAGTCTGAGTATGTTGTGACTGTTCAGGGTGAACCTGATGGCTATTTGGTTTTCTGTATTTTTTCTCATGATGAATGGGCTATGGTTGTTGATATTTGCGAGTTAACAAACCGTAACGCTTGTGATGTTGTGCGTGAGCTTGCTGACGATAATGCTGTTATGAATATTGTTGTTGATCCTAGAGATATGAGTTAGCTATGGCCAGTAATCCTAAGTTGGATGAACTAAATAAGCTTGGTTTACAGTATTTTGATAATTGGAAAGATTATACGAATGCTATAGCTAATGTTGCGCCTGGTCAGGTTATTGGTGGTATCAATAAGAAGGGTAAGCTTGTTTTTCATCAGGGTGGTATTGGTGAGATTAACATTAAACAGGCTAAAACTGAGCTGACTTCTTTAAGGAGTGCTTCTGCTCCTTCTCAGGCTCCTGCTGCTGCTGTTTCTCAGACTGTGGCTTCTCAGCCTTCTAATGCTCCTGTATTGCAGGGTACGATTACTCAAACGCAGCCTTCTAGTAGTGCTGCTGCTGCTGGTGTTCAACAAAATGTTGTTATTCCTCAACAGGTGAATCCGTCGACTAAAACTATCGATGATGCTTTAAAAAATCCGAAAAGTAAAAGTACAAAAAAGGATACTACTTTAAAAACTGGTAAAAGGACTGCTCCTTCTATTGATCGTAGTGCAGCTATTATTAAGCTTGCTAATAATCCTGATGCTGAACAGGAAATGATGGATATCATTTCTAAATCTGTTGGGACTAGTAGAGGTAGGTCTCAGTATAGTAAGATGGTCAAATCTGCTAAAGGTACTTTAGGTAAGCCTGATCCTGGTCCAAAGTCTAAACAGGGGTACATTGATGCTGTAGATAATAGGGATTTTTTTGTGGAAGAAGGAAGATATCATAGAAGATCTTTGTTGAGTCTAAGGATCGCTGAACAGAATCCTAACATAGGTAAAACAAAGTTAAGACGTTTAGTAGGAAAAGAGATGTCAACTTTAAGCCAAGAAGCTTTGTTTAATATTGGTGAAGAAATAAACAGAGACATCACGCAAAAATATTATGTGGACACAGCTATATACAATGAGTCTCAACGTTTAGCTGGAATGACTCCAGAAGAACGTCTACAAGCTTTTCAAGGTAGTAGAAGTAGAAATGTTCGTGGCAAAAGAGTTCCCATCAACAACATTTCCGATAAACAAGTTTTAGATATGTCTCAAAAATATTTGAAACAATATGAAAGATTAGAAGTTGGAGATAGCAGGATTGCTGGTGCTGTCACAAGAGCCGGCGAAAAATTACGTGGTGGTATCGCTATGGGCGACATGAGATACCATCCAGGATACTCTGCTATAGAAGCGTCCTTAGATAAAGCTGCTCAACGAAGAATGGCTATTAGATCCACAGGAGCAGCTATTACAGCTATAGATGACTCCGCTCAAGTTGCCGGACAAATATCTTCAGCTTTATCTGCAGCCGGTAACATGTTAGACGACTCAGCTGAAGCTGTCACTAAAGTTACCAGCAAAAAAGCTATCTCTGCTAGAACACTAGAAAAACTTATGTCCTCACACAGTATTTCAGCCGGTCTAGCTGCCGGAGGAGCAGCGTTACTATACGGAATCAACAAACGCCGAGGAGAACAACAAGTAGGCTAAATTATAGTCATTCGGCGGCAAAAAATTTTTAAGGGGTAGGAGAAACAGTGACGTTACTCCTACCCCTTTTTGTTTTATCTAGAAACTGTAGAGAAAAAACTCAGTAATCGTAACCGGACTCCCAGCCCAGCTCCTCGTAGATCTCATTGCTAGACACATGAGAATTGTATTGATCAAGAACAGCAAACTCTTGGGCAATCCATATATGAATTCATTATTATTCCTTTTCTATGTTAAGCATTGAGTGAGTGATGTTCGCCGGCCTCAATAACCGGACATGTAGAACTATAGCTACCTACAGCATTGCTTGCAACACATATGCGAATATTTTCCAAAAAATTTCTTGCGGGCGACTTTCGATCAGAAACAACACTGATTTATATAGGATTATATAAGTTTAATATAGGGTAAAAATAGAGAAAAATTTATAAGGGGGAGATAATGGGTACATATGTGTCTCTCTAAGTTTTAACGAGGCCACCCCCCCATGGGGTATGTGCTTGCCATGAACGACAATGAGCGGTCGTCCACTCCCTACAGTGGTGCAGGTATGCAGCATAAAAGGACAGCTCCGATGAACACGTTACCATCGTAAAAGAAATGTGTAGCAATGAAAGGATCATCAACATGATCACATCCATCAATGATGTCATCGGCACCTATGCCGTTGACTACGACGGCAATGTCCTCCCCTACACGAAGGAGGTGACCGCACGCTTCATCGCCCACACAGGCACTGAAGTCTGGGTGGCATCTCCTTCGGGAGGCGAATCGGACTGCCTGGTCTTCGGGCACATCCACAGCAACACCGAGTGGTTCACTCGGGAATTCGGTGGTCGCATGATCACCATCCGTAGCGAAAGGAAGTGGGACTACCAGAACCAAATGTGGTACTGGTACAACACAGCCCACGCTGCCTGACAAAGCACCTGGTAGGGCAGGTGCACAAAGAGTTGTTCCCCTGGGGTCTTCGGATCCTGGGGGAACTTCTTTTTAGGGATAGGCATCCAGCCATGCCCACTACACCAAAGAAAGGAGGTGTGCAATGTTGCAGATTCCGATGTACATCGTCGGCATCAGCATGCTTCTGATTGCAGAGGTCACGTTCTTCGTGGACCTGTTCAAGAAGAAGGACTGATTCCATACTGTCACCATAGGGTGGCCGAGCAGTAGTGACGCTTGGGAACAGGATAATCACTAAAAGGAATTGGTTCCTTCGGGAACCTTTTTCTTTGAGGATAGACCATTATCCTTAGCGCAGAACCTGAGCGCTCTATAAATCATGGGTGACGCAGCAGGAGCTAAATGCCTGACAGGTTATCTTACCTTGACAAAAGAGAAACGTAATAATCATGTTCGGTACGTTAAGCCGGACAAAAACATGTTTCTTGGAGGAATCATGTTCGGAATCAACAACAAGATCACCCTCGTGGTGACTTCCATCATTTGTGTGCTCCTCGTTCTGGAGCCCACTTCGGACATAACGGTGGGGATCATCTCCCTGCCGTTCGTCCTGGTCAGGATGATCCTGGGCTTCGGCATCAGCATCATCAACTGGCCGATGTTGGTGGTCATTTCGATTGGAGCGGGAGTTGCCTTCGTGGCGAAAACCCGTACGGTCGACTGGGCCGAAGTCAAGGCCTTTTTCCGCTCGGAAGAGGTCTGATCATTCCTGGTGATGAGTCCACCAGATGAGCAATGGGATTGTTTTCCCCGGGGATCGAAAGGTCCTCGGGGAAACTTTCTTTTTTGACAATAGACCTGCGAACAACAAGTAACAGGTCGGAAAGGTAGTCATGCAGTTCACGACAGAGTACAGTGGAACCATCTCCATTATTTGGGATGGTGAAGCAATTACTCAGGTAACCCTGGGCATCGGGACCGGTTGGCAGAAGGCCATTGCCAGGTCATACCTGGAGGATGGACAGATCATCTTCTCACGGGAAGATGCTCCTGCGGGGACGATCTGGGCTCTGAACAAGGAGGAGATGGAAGAGATCTCCCTCATGGGCGGACCAGTGAAACTGTACGCCGATGACTTGTACTCCATTCGGGTAATCCCCGAGTGGTGGTCGGTGGAATGTCAGATGGCTGCTGAGGGTGAATGCCCCGAGTGGCCATTGGCAGAGGAGAACATCGGTGGGGAGGACCTGTGGAAAGGATTCTCTCTCTTCTCTATGCTGCTGCAAATCAATGATGACGAATCCCAGGATAACTGGGATGGAGAGGAGGATGAAGGTCCAGATTTCGTCTAGGGTTGTTTTCCCCGGGGATTGGCAGAAATGCTGGTCCTCGGGGAAACTTCTTTTTTTGAGGATAGACCAATGGTCTTTCCCTAGGCTTGAGCCACAGCCTAGCCATCCCGGCGAAGTGGCAAAGGAGGTCGAGATGAAACTCGACATCCAATGGTGGGCAACCACCTCAACGTCCTTTGTGGGGTTCATTCCTCATGAAGGACAAACCTTTGTGGTCCGGGAAATCCCGGGTCACGAAGGTCTCGTTGGCCAATTGGCTGACGAGGTAACCCTGACCCACATTGGTGGACAGGATGGGGAAATCCCCGCCCTGTTCGCCATTGTGCATAAGGGTTACATGAAAGAGGGGATTCGTCTCCTCTTTCCACTCCTGGATGTCCCTAATGGGATTCTCCAGGATGTTACCTACCTCTGAGAGGTGGGTAACACTGTTTCCCCTGGGGTCTTCGGGCCCTGGGGGAAACTTCCTTTTTTGAGGATAGGCCACCCAGGCCAGTCCAAGAAAGGAGAGGGAGCAATGACAAAGCTCCTAATCATTCGTGGCTTACCCGGTTCGGGTAAAAGTACGTTGGCTGCCGAGATGGCACCCAATGCGTGCTTTGAAGCAGATACCTATATGGTAGACGCTTCGGGTAAGTACGAATTCGATCATTCTCGCCTCGCTGAAGTGCACGAAAAGTGCTTTCAAGCGGTGCGAGAAGCTCTTGTTGCAGGTACCCCAGTGGTAGCTGTGGCTAACACGTTCACCCGGACGTGGGAGTTTGCTAAGTATATTGACTTAGCGCAAGAGCTTGGTGTAGATCACGAGATAATCGTGTGCACCGGGTCCTACGGTAACATCCACGGCGTTTCACCTGAAATGGTGCAGCGCATGAGAGAAAGGTGGGAAGCCTAACGAAAAAGGTTGTTCCTGGGGAGAAATCCCTGGGAACTTCCTTTTTTGAGGATAGACCAACCGGGTCTACCTACGGTCCCAGTACAAAAGGATTTAACCAATCCGCTGGGAGAAAGGGAGGCATCATGCAGAGGCTGCCCAAGCGAGTGTACGTTTTCAGGCGTATTCTCGTGGCTGCCCTCACGGTGATCTTTCTGACAGCCGGATATGGCATGGTCA